AAGTATCATTTTCTTCGGGTGTTAATTTATTTTCATCATAAAGAACGTTTATTTCAGGCCAATGATTAGTCTTATGATTATTACTCTTTCTACCAATTATTTCATAATCTAAAGGAAATTCTATATGTTCTTTATTCACATAATAATCAAAAATAATCCTCCCTGTTAGTTTATCAAATAAAGAACTCATTTCAGGATCGTCTTTGAATATTCTTTTGAGTGGTTGGATTCCACCAACCAAGTCCGCAGCGTCAAAAATATTACCATCTTTGATAACTTGTTTCAACTCTTGTTGGAGTCTATTTTCTTTCAAGATATGTCTGATTAGTTCTCTCATTACTCTTCTCTTAATCTGTCTATTTCTGCAGCACGAAGTTTATTTAAATAAATTTTCTCTATAAACCCTGGTTCCTCTTCTTCTCGTCTTAATAAATCATCTCTTTTAAACAGTGTGGTTTTAAGAACAAGTTCTATGATATCATCTTGACTTACATCTTCAGATTTTGTTATTGGTGGAACACAAGTTTGAGCATCTTTATCATTTATATTAAATTCAGAAATATAGATGTCATTTCTACCCATTTTACTTTGAATTTCGCCTAAATAAGTGTCGTCAAACCATTCTTCAAAAAGGTATTTTAAGTAACTTACTCTTACAGGAATATCGGACATCAACTCTTTAAATATATCATTTGGGATATAAATTGAACCTGAACCAAAATCTCTTTCTTCAGTTTTTCTTTTATCGTCATAAACATCATTATTATCTTCAAAAAATAATATAAAACTCATTATTTCTTTTCCATAATTACACCATTCAAAATCATGTCTTGTTTCCCACGATTTGTCATGATACATTGTAGCCCCATCAAAATACTTGTTTAACCAACTATAAACAAGTTGTTCTACCTTTGGTGTAGGTTTTTTGTATTTTTTATTAACCTCTTCTTTTAAGATATGTCTAATCAGTTCTCTCATTGTCCTTTTAATCTTCTGTATTCAGCACCATTAAGTTGTTCTAAATAAGTTTGTTCAATCCATCCTGGCGATCTCTCTTCCCACCACAATATATCCTTCATTTTATATTTTCCCGCTTTAAGAATATCTTCTATCATTTCCTCCTCAGTTACATCATCAGGTTTTGTTATCGGTGGAAAACAAATATCACCGTCGTAATTAGTTATATAAAGTTCGGAAATGTAAATATCATTTCTACCCATCTTTTTTTGAATTTCACCTAAGTAAGTGTCATCGAACCATTCTTCAAGAAGGTATCTTAAATAACTTACTCTCATAGGAAGATCTGTGGTTAAATCATCAAATACATTTTTTGGGACTCTCATTAAACCCCTATTAAAACTCATTTCTTCAGTTTTTTTATTGTCGTCATCATCATTACCAAAATATAAAACAACATCCAATATTTCTCTTCCGTTTTTACAAAAATCAAAACTATGTGTTGATTCATAAGATTTTTTATAATACATTTGCACACCATCAAAATAGTTGTTTAACCATCTATAAACAACTTGTTCTAATTTTGGTGTAGGTTTAGCATATTTTCTACTAACCTCATCTTCTAATATCAATTTAATTAAATTTCTCATCACGCATCGTATTCCTCTTGTCTTATCCAAAATTCTAAAATTAACAGAAATGATTCTTCACCACCAGCTTGCCATTTCATACCAATTGGTATACAACTCATAATCCAATCATGGTCGGGACCTCTTTTAATCAAACCACCGTTTTCTGTGAATGTGTATTTTCCTTGAATTTTATAAACTTCATCTTCTAATCTATCAATGTGTTTAGCAAGTGAACCAAAATCATGGTCTTCATAATATGATTTAACCGTAAGTTTTGCTTGGATTTCAGTATATTTAGGGTCAAATTCAATTTCACTTATTTCGACAGAGTCAATATGAGATGAAACTTGACTTTCAAAAATATATTGGAGTTTTTGCATTGAGTTTCTAAATCTTTGTTCAAGATTGTTTCCCTCGTCTTCTTTTAATATATGTTTAATCAACTTTTTCATCTATATATAAATTTGTCAGGATCTAATTCTTTGGGTTCGTTATGTCTATCATTTATAATTAAATGTTCAGGAAGCATTTGATATATATCGTTTAATTCCTGTTTCATTTCACTATACTCTTTGTACTTTTCATCTGGATCCATAGTTTCACTTATTTTTAAAACTGAATGTGGATATGCTAAAATATCTTTATATATATCATCTTTGTGTCTTAAATAATAATTCTTTAAATCACTATTATAAAACTCTTTTAGTTTTTCAATATCACAGATAATATTAAGGTATATTGTATATGTACGCTCATCATTAATTTCCCACCCAATAATGTAAGGATATGATTTTTTAAGAAACTTAATTGCAAGATCTATTCCTTTTGTATTTGGATCTGAAACCTCAGTTTCTTCTTTCAATATGTGTCTAATCAACTCTTTCATTACATTATTTCAGATAAAAACTTTTTAATTGTTCTAACAACTTTTTGTCTGTATGGATCGTTTTCGTTTGAGAAGTTATCAATTGGTTCAATAACATTGTTTTCTTCTAACATATTCAAAATAAGTCTTACTTGTCTTTTTTTACTATCCCACATTGATATCCCATAATAGTCATCTCCTACCTTGAAGTATACTTCTTTAAATTTAATTTGATCATCAATATTAATCTCATTGATCTCATGTCTTCTCAGAAGGAAGTTCATGACCTTTTGGTTAATCTCTTCGGTTTCTTCTTTTATAATTCTTCTTAAAATATTTTCGTTAATTTCGTTTTTTTTCTTTGTTATAATTCCATAATCCAATTCGCCTTGACCTCTTAAAAAATCATTATATAAATCTTTGAAATTTTTATTTAAATCTTTATTTAAACTAATCAATGATTCATAAGTTTTATTTGTGTTTGGGTTGAAGTAAACATTATCCTCAGGGTACAGAATTTCTATCATTTTATTTCTCTTCGCAGAAAGAAAGGCTCTTCGGTTTTCATTTTTAAATTCATCCAAATTGTCGTAATTTGAAACTATATTCAGTATTTCTTCTTTCGAATATGGGGCATCTGAAAAAAATCTTTTTTTCAACCCTTGATTTATTATTCTTTGTCTGTTTTTGTCTCTTGACCAATATTCATATTCAACAGGATAATTTAATTGAAATTCCTCAGGTGTATTTATTTGATTATCCATAATTAATTTTACATCTTGGGCCATTCGTCTTGCATTCGCGGGACATCTTCCTCCCAATTCACCACCCTTACTTTTGTTAACAACTTCTATCTTACCTTTCCACTCATCATCATTTTTGAAGTGGTCAATTAAACACCTTTCGGCAAGTGCCGCTTGAACTGCATCAATATAACCATCAGAAATCATTACATATCTATCATGAATCCCATTTTTTTTAATAAACTCTTTAACCGCAGAATTGGATCCGACTTTACAACTTGGTTTAACGTCTGCATTATTTAAAATTTGTTGTTCTAAACGTGTATGTTCTTCATATCTTCTCTCTTCATCACAAGTGAGTCCAAAATAAACAGCACTTACATTTTTTTCCCATATATACATATATAACATCCTACTGTAAGCATTTCCAAGTGGTACGTAATTACATTGTAATCTAATTGTGGGTAATAATTTTCTATTCTTAGCTAAATAAAAATAATTTTTATCATTTCCTTTTTCAAAATCTCTTTGATTTGTATATTGACAAGCACGACTTAAAATTTCCTCATCAGAATACAATCTTGGTCTACCCCTCTCATCTAACTCTCTCTCGGTCTCGTAAATCAATTGTTTTGATTTTGTTGACACCTTTTCTTTCAAAATGTTTCTAATCAGATTTTTCATATTTTTATAAATATCATTTATTTTCATTATCTTTGTAGTATGAAAAAGATATTCGCTTACATTTTGGTAAATATGTTCACTTGGAACCCTGACAAGTCTTTAGAAATAGTTAGAGAATTTTTAGGTAATGAATCAGTTCCTCAAAAAAAATCATTTTCAGTGGTTAAAAAAACTCAGAGTAATAACTCTACTCAAAATCCTAAATCTAAAAAGGAAGAGGTATTACAAAGTTTGGAATATCTGAAGTCTAAACAGGTTAAGACTAAACAAGATAAAGATTCCATCTACACTTTGGAGATGGTCCTAAAGAGTATGGGTTAGAATTAGATTCTTGAAGATAATTGTTTTTTGGTAATTCTTCTCAATTGCTCTTCAAGTTCTATTTCTAATTCAGGTTCGGATCTTTCATCGCCTGACAATTTTATTTTATCTTTTAAAATTGAAACAAATTCTTCTTGTATTTGTTTGACCAAATCAACAAATGTTTTTTTAGGTCTCTCAACTTCACCTTTAGACCAAGTACCTTCTTTATTAATTTGTCTCATTGCGGCATCTTTTTGTTTGTCAGAAATACTACCAAATCTTAATAACTTACTTTTGATATCTTTAACAAAGTCATTACTTCCTTCATAACTGGCAATTGGTTGTAGTTCAGCAGAAATGGTTTCAACCTCAGTGTTGGTTCGAGCTTTTCTATCTCTCAATAAGAAATTTATTCCTGAAATATTAGTAATACATTTGTGACCACCTGAGTTTGCTTTAATCACATCTAAACCATTGACTGTTATTTTATCTAACACATCTCTTTGTCTATCACTTAGTTTTCTATATAAGGTTTGAGAAATGTTTCCAATAATTTCTAAAGTGTTTTTACTACCATCAAGTTTATATGAAGGAGCATTACCATAAATTGCCATGAAGTCTTTCAATGTGAATCCAACAGAACCAAACTCAGCCTCTTGTTCACCAACTCTTTTAAGATCACCAAAAGTTACTTTTATATTTTCTAATTCTGATGACATTTTATTTAAAACCTCATCTTTAACTTCACCTAAGTTAACACCTTTAAGTGCTCTATCTTTCTTGTATGGGTTACAAGATGCTTGAACCATCCCTAAATGCATTCCTGTTACTAAGAAATCAGCTTCAGGATAATTTTCGAATGGTGTATAACGATCATAAGATCCTGGTTTCATCGTAGAACCAAAACCATATTGACTAATAACTCCATCAGAGTATTGGACCGCACCTTCTTTCTTTCTTGACTCAATGTAGGCTTCTTTATTTTGTTCTAACTTATCTAAAGTCGCATATCCTTTCTTTTGCATCTGATCTTTGATGTTCATCAAGATACTAAGTAAAGATGGTTGAGCATTTAATACAATATCACTTAAGAAACCAGGTTTATTCTTAAATGCCAATAATAGTTTATTAGCAACAAGACCCATTTTTCTTTTGTTTTCTTTAAAACCTTTGGTTCTATCTATTTGGAATAGGTAATTAATAACGTCTCTTGGTTTGATGTCGTGTTTTGCAAAATCAGCGGAGTCAACGATTGAAATTGTTTCAACATCTTCAGGAGTAAAGATCTCAGATGGAGATACAGTTTGTGAGATTGTTTCGACGTTTGATCTTGCAGACTTGAAGCTTGTTGACGTATCTCCTTCAACTCCGGCTTGTGTATCGTGGTGATCTGTATGAATAACAAACATTGGTTTACCATGAGCAAAATCCACAAGAACTGGCATAATTTCACCTTCGCCTTCAGGTTTTTTAACTGCGAATTCTTTTGCTCCGTATTGAATTGGTTCGGCCTCAACCACTTTAATACCATTTCTTTCTAAATAATGTTTCATTGCCAAAGCAGTTGTAACACCATCTAAATCAAGGTGAAAGTAGATCTTAGCCATTTTATATCTTTTAGCAAGATTCTTGATATCACGAATACCACCTTCTGTCAAAAGTGATTTTGTTTCTTCTTTTAATATTCTTTTAATTAAATTTTTCACTACGTTGGTAATTTTTTGCCTTTATCATGGGTTTTTTCACCCTCTATTCTTATTTTAATTTTTGGTTCGTAATCTTTTGGTAGTTTTGTTTGGATACCAACAAACTCTCCCATATCATTATCCATTCTAACAACAACAAGTTTTTTGTCAAGATTCATCATTATTTGACCTGTTGTTTGCATATGATACATGTTCTTTGTTCTATATGGATTTAAAAATGGATCTTTCTTGTATTTCTTTTTCATCGCATCAATCACATCTATGTCTTTTTTAACACCCTCTAAGTGTTTTTTTGCCAATTCCATTCTAGTTACAGAAGATTTTCTTTTTCTACCATGAGTATACCCAGCACTCTTTTGATAAATTCCATGGTTTGTTCTTACAACAATTTTAGAGTCAGTTTTTAATTTTTTAATTATTGGAGAATGTTTAGCGGTCATCTCAACTATATAAATATTTTCGTTATTTGAGACTATTGTTTCTCCTTTGAGTCCCACATCTTTTTTATCTTCACCTCTGTAAGAAATTATAGATTTAATTACTTTAGGTAAAGTTTTATAAGTTAAAGCCTTTCTTATTTTACCTCCATCAGCGGCAAATCTTTTCTTTTCGGTCTTATCCTTAGTTTTATCATCAATCTTTCTTTCTTTTTCAACCCCTTTACCTTCTTTCTCATCTTGGGCAACCATCAAACTAGAATTTACAATACCAATACCAAATTCATTCATTCCCTCACTCCAATCAGTATCAATATCTCTCCAATAAACCATTTCAACATCTTTCACAATCTCATGAATAATTTCAACTCTAGCCTTGTAACCTCTATCTCTGTTTTTTGCTAAAACTACGGTGTCATCCAATCTTACCGCAGCAATTGTACATTCTTTAATTAAGTCAGGTTTGTTTTGTTGTTGGTAAACTTCATTAAGGATTGATCTAACAAGATTTTTCATTACATATAAATACTTTAGTAATAGAAAAATCCCCACCTTTTGAGTGGGGATTATATTATTTAAGGTTGTATAAGAATTATTTTATTCTGCTGTTTCAGTTTGTGGTTCTAATTCACCAACCAATTCCATCATCTGAACATCCAAATTCAGTTTAACCTCATCACTCAACAATACACCACCTGTTTCAAGTGCCGCATTCCAAGTAAGATCAAAGTCTGAACGGTTAATAGTTCCTGAGATCTCAAATCCGTGTTTTGTGTTACCCCATGGATCAACTGATTTACCATTATACTCAACAGTTAAATCAATAGTTTTAGTTGTGTCTTTGATAGTCATTTCACCTTTCATTTTACCGTCAGTAAGATTCAAGTGAGTTGATTCGAAATACATTCTAGGGAATCTATCCGTGTTGAAGAAGTCTTCTCCATTAAGGTGTGCATCTCTGTCTCCATTTCCTGTTGAAATTGAGTTAACTTCAGCCTCAAAACGAATCTGAGCGTCACTCATATCTTCAGTAGTATAAGACATACCACCTGAATAATTTGTTAATGTTCCTTTTACGTTTGACACCATCAAGTGTCTGATTTTAAATCCCAAGTCAGAATGAGCTGGATCAATTACAAGTTGTTTCATTTTTATATTGTTATTGGTTTATTTTCTTTTCAAAAGATAATTCTTTTATTTCGACATGTAAATTGAAAATGAATTGATGTGTGTTAAGAAAAAATTATATCTCTAATATTTTCCAATTACCTTTTTTATCTTCGACAAGGCATGTAGAGTTCTCACAAAAGTCACCTGAGTTCATATAATCAACTTCAAGTTTTGGTTGGTGGATATGACCACATACCGCAACATCATACCCTTTCTCTTGTGTAAGTCCTTTAGCTCCTGTTTCAAAATCAGAAACAAAGTTAATCGCACCCTTAACAGATTGTTTAATATCATTTGCCAATGAGTGGTACTTCAATTTGAAAGTCTTTCTAATTTTATTATAGATTGTGTTTAGTTTAATAACAAAATCATAAGACCACCCACCAACAACTGCCAACCATCTTGCTTTCATAATAACAAAATCTAAAACATCACCATGAAAACAATAATAATTTCTTCCATCAACTCCAATGTGATTATACATTCTAACAATCTCAATATTGTTTAATTGAAATGGAATAAAGTCTTTTAAGAAGTCATCGTGATTTCCTCTAATATATACCACTTTTGTTTTACCTTCAGATAGTTTGATTATCTTTCTTATTATTTTGGTACATTCATTGGTCCATTTACCGTTACTTTTGATTGCCCACCCATCGATTATGTCCCCATTTAATATTAAAGTTTCCATTTCATTTTCTTCTAAGAACTTTAATATCTTATCTGTTTGTGATTGTCTTGCCCCTAAATGAAGATCACTCATTATTACTGTCTTCCACTTTTTCATTTCCAATAGTTTTGATCTTTAGTAAAGTAGTCTTTGTTTTTGTGGTTAAAGAATGACCCCAAGAACAATTTAGTCATGTAAATTAATCCTTTGTTTTCAAATCTTCTTGGTGGTGTAAAAACTACGTTATTTATTCTACCAAATTTCTTTGGTTTGACCTGTTTTGAAAAGTGATAGTCCTCTGCAACTTTAATCTCCTCATCAAAACCTTTTAGTGTTTTAAATGTTTCTGTTCTAACCATCATAAATCCACCCAAACAAAATGGTGTTGACCACTTTGATATTAACTGTAAAAAATCAAACAAACGGTAAATATAGTTGTATTTACCGTTATCACTTCTGAACTTAGCGGTCACTAAATCTAAATGGTTTTTATGTATTCGAAGAAACGCTCTTTTAATTATTTTAGGATCCAATAGAAACACATCTGCATCCATAAATAAAACATAGGGTGTTGTCACAAGTTTGAATCCGTTGTTTCTTGCTCTTGCGGGAAGTCCTCCCTCCATTATGTGTAGATCAAATCTGTCTCTTCCTGAATCATATTCCAATCTATCCAAAAGATATGGTTTTGTAATACCATCATTAGATGAATCACAAACAACAACTTTTACATTCAAAATGTCTGATTGATAATTTAAAAGATCCAACGTCTTTTCAATAATTCTCTTCTCATTTTTACAAGGAATTACTATTGTTACTAGTTCATTTAATTTCATATTTTTTTACCAATATATAGTTTTAAATTTACCTATAAACAGTTTCAAAGTAAAACTTAACTTTGCCTTAACGAAAAAAATCACTATATTTGTATTGTGATTACAGAGAAACTTTCAAATATCCCCCAATCTAGCGGCTGTTACCTTTTCAAAAACAAGAAGGGTCAGATCATCTATGTTGGTAAGTCAAAGTATCTACCAAAACGAGTGAAGTCTTACTTTCAGAAAAATCACAAAGATCAGAAGACTTTGTCTTTGGTGAATGAGATCACTGATGTTGAGTTCATGACTACAAATGATGAAAGTCAGGCTTTGTTACTGGAGGATGAACTTATCAAATCACACAAACCAAAATACAACATCAAAGCAAAAGATGATCGTTCTCGTCGTTGGTTTATTACTTTGAGTGAAGATGAGTTCCCAAGACTTTTGGTTTGTAATCCTTCTAACTTTACTGGTGAAGTTCTTTTGGAGTCTACAAGTTCCAACTCTTGTTATGAGATCTATGAGATGGTCCATGACATTTTCAATCTTAGATCTTGTTCTTACAACTTGACTGAAGAGAATATCCAAAACGAAAAGTTCAAGAATTGTTTGGAGTTTCATCTTGGTCGTTGTAATGCTCCTTGTGTTTCTTCTATTCAAAAGTTTTCTTACTTGAAGATTGTAAGTGAGATGAAAGATGTATTTTCATTTCAGTTCGACAAAGTTCGAAATCGTTTGAAGAAGTACATGAAGTATCACTCTGATCAAATGGAGTTTGAGCTTGCTCAAAACTTCAAAAACAAAATGGATGTTGTTGATTTATTGGAGAAAAGACTTGAGTCATTTCGTATTCGAAAGTATAGCGATATTGCAAGATCTTTCAAAGAACAATTTGGTTTATTGAATGTTCCAACTCTTATTGAGGCATTTGATAACTCTCATACCGCTGGTGATTGTCAGGTGTCCGCTCTTGTTCGTTACAAGAATGGTAAAACTGATAAGTCTAACTATCGTAAGTTCAACATCAAAACTGTTGAGGGTCCTGATGACTATGCTTCTTTCGATGAGGTATTAAATCGTCGATTCAAGAGACTTTTAAATGAGAAACAAGAGTTACCCTCACTTGTTATTATTGATGGTGGTAAAGGTCAGTTGGGTGTCGCCAAAAAAGTATTTGAGGATCTTGGTTTATTGAATCGAGTTGACTTGATCTCCATTTCAAAAGACGAAAAACACAGATCATCTACAATCCACAAGATTGATGGCTTAAGTTTTGATATTCCAAGAAGTGAGTTTGGGTTTTTGTTAGCCGAGATTCAAAATGAAGTTCACCGATTTGTTATTACTTTTCACCGTAAGAAAAGAAGTAAGTCCCTTATCGGATAAACTTGGTGTCGTAATAAGTTGCAACATAATCAGCGTTAAGTAATGGGTGTTGACTGATTACTTGATCAACACCTCGATAATATTCTTCACTTTCATAATATGTTTCAACATGTGGTAAGAACTCATCGATATATTCATTTATCGCATCATTAACATCAATATTTTCACCATTTTTTGTTGCTGATAATGGGACAACGGTGTTTTGAATATAATACACATCATCATCAAAATGTTTGCTTTTTAAACCAACAGATTCTATATTGATTACATATCTTCTATACCCAACAAATGGGGTTCCTGTGGTGAATTTAATTTCTCTTACAGAGTCGAAAACTTTTTGAATTTTGTTTTTTGTTTTGTCGTTAAGATAAAATGTTGGTTGTTCACCCCATAATACTTTAGTAGTTAATTTAAGGCCAACATATTCTTCAAACTCCATTACTATATCTAAAAGTTCCTCATCTACTATTGAATAGAAATAAGAAACATCATTTGGATTTTTAATTTTAAATTCAATCGGATAATAAGGTTTATTATGTCTTTTTGATATTATTTCTTCCCCAAGTCCAACAGGAATACATTTCAATCCGTAAAGATCAATTGCATCACCAGCAAACCTTTTGAATAGTTTTAATATTTTTTCTCTGTCCATCATATAAACATTTCCGATTCTTTTTTCCTTCTTGATTCAAGACCAGGAAAGTCATCAAACAAGTTTTCACTTGTTGTTGAAATTAATTTTCTTGCCAAATCAAAATCACCTCGTTTAACCGCTTGGATAAAATCTGAAGTTCTTATACCTCTTCCCATATTGAATGACATAGAGACCATTGCATCATACATTCCTTGTGTAATTGGTGGTTTAATTCCTTTTTCTTCCCATTGATCCAAAATTCGATTAACGATGCTTTCAGCTTCTCTCATATCATCTTTCAATAATGTTTCGGCATCTTCTTTTGTAATTGTTGTTCTACCTGGAACTATCTTTGAGTATCTTGGTAAAAAATCAAATCCCTCTTGTTCATCAGGAAATATAGCATGTCCATAACCAATGGTATAAGCGCCATCACCAAGATCATAAGCAACTAAATTTGGTTGTCCTTTATGTCTAATAGACCCTTCTTCGTACTTTAAATGATTAATTAAACCTTCTGATGATTTTCTTATTCTTGGTGGTATTACCTTTTTGATGAATTCTTTTTCAGTTTCTACCGCACTTTGTAATGGAGGTTCTAAATATTTTTCAATTTGTTTTAAACTTAATAAACCTAATAAGGAATAGGCAATATATTTTACAATTCTTTTTTTTAAGTCAGAAGGAAGATTTTCAATTTTATCTTTAACTTTTTCAATATATTTTATAGCATCTTCTTTAGTTTTAACCCATAACTTGGATAAATCAATTTCTTTTTTGATAGGTTCAAAATCCCATTCCATATCAGGTTTAGTCTTACCATCTTCTGTGATTAAAGATAGTTTGAAAACAAGGTCGTCAAGGATTTGTTCATAAATCACTTTTGATTGTACAACTTTGAGTTGATCTTCTGTAATCGATACTTTCATATTAATAAATATAAAAGAACTCTAAACATATTGAATCTTTGAGATACAAATGTTATCCATCCCAAAGAATTGTAATTCTTCTAATAACACTTTTTCGTTAGACCAAGCTCTAACTCGAGAGTTTAATCGTCTTTTATTGGAGTTTATATAGTAACGAGGAAAAGGTGCGTTACCAATCATTTTGATATCCACCTCATAGCAATATTTATTTTTATCACCAAAAGACCATCCGTTTTTGTATTTTCTAATGTTAGTGATCTGGAATTCGGCGTTATCTCTCCAAATATTAATTTCAAAAGACACTCCATTATTCTTTAAAAGTTTTTTAACTCTTTTGATGTGATCGTCCTTAATTACGTTTCCTGATTTGAATTTGTGTTCCATAAGACAAATATAATGAAAAAAATTCTAACGCCTCGAATTTCTTTTAATATTTTCTAGTTTTGCCTTTTTTAATGCTTTGTTTAAGTTTGAGTGAGTTTGGCGATTTGTTGTTTGATTTACTTGAACATAATTAACAACTTTAATTTCTGTTTGTAGGACTTCTTTTGGTGCATCACTAAAAATTGATTCAAGAAGTTTGTGTTTTTTTTCTTTAAGTTCTTTTTGTAAATCAATTTTTCTCTGTTCTAATGTTGATATAGGTTCTGACCATATTTTAGTTTCATTATCTAACATTTGATAATCAGCCTTTTCTAATTTTGGTAAAGGTCCATGATCAGTTTTGTTCTTAGATATTGAGAAGTATTTTCCTCTTATTTCGGAATCATATCCAGTTTCTTTGGACATAGTAAGACTATTTTCATGTAATCTTCTATGAAATAAAATGAGGTTTGTTAGGTTAATTTTTCTTCTCAGTTTGTACAATCTACCCATAAAATCAGAGTCTGCTGCACATCTCCAACCTTCAAAACCATTCATGGCCAAAAAAACGCTTTTACGGATTGCAAAGACACCCTCACCATGTAAACCACTATCATTAATATAAACTCTACCATCTTTGGTATCATTAAAATTTATAAATTTTGGTTTAATACATTCGTATTTAACTATTAACTTGTTAATCTCAGATAAACAACTTTCGGTCATATAGTCATCAGAATCAAAGAAGAATAAATTTTCATATTTAGCAACTTCGGCTAACGTATTTTTAATCTTATAAGGTCCAACATTTTCAACAAAATAGAAAAAAAATACATTTTTAGGAAACTCTTTTTCCTCAATATATTGTTTTGTTTTTTCACAATTATCAACACCAATTAAATATTCATGAGGAAAATTTACTTTATTTTTCTCAAATGAATCAAATAACTCATCTAAGAATTTAACATTATTGAATGTTGGGACTATAACAGATAATGACATTATCTTTTTTTATTTAATTTATTTAAAAAACTTGTGTTGTTTCTAGTCTGTTGTGGTATTGTTGGTTTGTTAACTCTCATTGAGGTAAGTTTGTTGTTACTATTTTGAAAGACATAATTAACTCTATCATAATCTATTTGGGATTTTTTTTGTTCAATAGTACTTTTAACTGATAGATCTTTGTATTCATTCTTTGGTGGTTCCTCCACCACATGAGGATTTAAAACCAAATTTAAAGCTTCACTTCTTTTTAGTTTTCCGTTTTCAATCATTTCTTGGAAGTTATATAAATTAGGTAACTTTAAATTTTCAAAAATAATTTTGTAATTTTTTATATTATTTTGATTTATTTCCAAATATTCAGAAACATTTATTTTTTCTATATTATCATATTTGTTATTTTTAATTTTTTCTTTTTTAAGTGAATGATAATATAATCTTATAGGTGATTTCATACCTGTTTTACTATCAATAGTAAGATTTGAGTCGTGTCTTCTATAGTATAAACCAACGTTATTTTTAGTTATTACCTTTTTTTTGGTCATTTCAACTCTCCATTGAAACTCTCCGTCCGCAGCGCAAGACCAAGGCTCGAATCCACCCATTTCTAAAAAAACATTTTTTTTAATACCAAATGATCCAGCAGGACTTGTATCGTATTTTTTATATGTTTTAATATTGTCGATATTAAAATTACCACCAAACATTGCGAATTTATATTTGGCAACATCATACTTTTTTAAATTTTCACAAACAAACGCCAAAGTGTCATCTGTTAATATATCGTCAGAATCAACAAATAAAAGATCGTTAAATTTGGAAATTTTTGCCAAACTATTTCTAATGACATACGTTCCAACTTTAGGAAATAAAAAAATCTTTACATTTTTAGATATTTTATTGAGGTTATTTTTAATTGAGTCCATTGTAATTTGACAGTTATCAACTCCCAATAAAATTTCATAATCGAATTCTACGTTACTTTTATTTATAGAATCTAATGTTTCATATAAAAAAAAATCGTTGTTATGCGCCGTGATTATGATACTTATCATTATTAAAAATTTTTAATATTTGTCAAGTGGCCCCATTTTTGTTTTAATCTTTTTTTGTACTCAGCATAATTACCCCACTGATATCTAACTGTTTTACAGGTATAACTGTGGTGTTTAAAATAAAAAGGACCATCTTCTTTTCCCCAATTAACCAATAGACTATAAGTTCCTCTATTATGTAGTTCCTGACTTCCAATGCAATAATCTTCAACGCCAAAATGAAATTCATCAAATGTGACTTCATCAAATCTTAATTCGTTTTCTTTATCAATAACAAAAAAGCAAGGATCACAAAATTTTAAATCATATATATTAGAGGCCAATGCTCCAATATTTTTATTATCACCGTTTTTTCCCACAACACACAACACACCAAAATTAGGAAGTTGATCTACTGTTTTTTGAATTTGATCTATCATCTCATCTGAGAATGTAACATCTTCGTGGGAGAATATTATGTATCTGTTTTTGGATTCTTTAATAACTTCATTATGAAATTTTGATGGTTTAATATTTGATTTTGTTATTATATCAACCCTGTCTTTAATTTTATTTAAACAAGGTCCTAAATATTGATCAAAAACATCCTTCTTGTATGTTATATATGCGTAGGTGAATTTCATATTAATTTAGTGGTATATCATTAGGGGTTAATTTAGATAAGGTATTGTTACCGTGAATTCCTAATTTGACATATCCTCTTGGGATATATATAATATTTTTTGTGAATCCTCTTAAATGATCGTGAACACAATCCATAATTCCATGTTTAACATTCTTTTGTATTAAAGTACTAAACATTGAACATACCTTACTATAATCTCTACCATGAGTATATTCTTTACCTGTGTCGACAACTAATTTAGTTGGGTGAAAATTCAAAATAAAATCATCAAAGTTGTTTTTATTTTGATTATAAAGGTTATGAATGTGTTCGATATAGTTTGGTACCATAACATCATCACAATCGTGTCTCGTTTGGATAGTTATTGTGTTATTCAAAACGTATTCTTTATAATCCCCTTTAATGTCAGATAATGGGATTATTTCAATATCCGTATTAATTTCATTTCTAATTAAATCGTAATGTCTTGGGTTAACAATTAATGCAATTGAAAAATTTTTATTTGTTTGCGAATTAATTGAGGGTATATAAGTTTTTTTCATTACCTCAAAATATTTTTGAAAATCTTCGTCTTTACCAAATTTACACCTTGTTACTATAACGTGTTTCATTTAATAATTTTAATATTTTTATTTTCAAAATAAACTAATATACCAAAAACTCTTTCCATAGCGTGATTCACAGATGGTTCTCTAACATACCCGTATGGCATCGACTCCAGTATCTCATCAATAACATCATTAGATAAATATTTTTTTAAAATTTCATTTCTTACCCAAAAAATAGTTCCGCCAACAAAATCAGAATTTTCGTGTATTTTTTTTAGATTAAGTTTGGATAATATTTTTAATGTTTCATCATAGTTTAATCCAAAATTGTTGTGTCTTCTGAAACCTACCATTCCAGTAGTCTTATCTTGTTTGAAGTTGTTAATAATATTATTCACCTGAGTGCTATTAGATAAAACCCCGCCCATTAACCCATGAAACCAATCCCTACCGTGATTGATTGCAAAATTACTACCTTTTTTTTCTAATTCTAATGATGGGACTGTTTCAGACCCTAAACCTTTTTTTGTATGTATTTTGAGTATTAAATCAGTATCACCCTCAATTTTTTTATAGGTATATAAAAATCCACCGCAATCAACTCCTCGGTTTGGTGATAAAAAAATTTCACTATCTTCTTTAAAATTTTTTATTTTTTCGTAAACGTCTAAATGATCTTTTCTATAAAATCTTTGCTCTTTAAATCCATATTTAATAAAATGACTATAAGCCATTTCGTGATTGTTTTTACCTGCCTTTTTCAGGTCTTGATAGTAATTCACATAAGTATCCCATTGAAAATCTAAAAGTCTGTTTCCATCGGTTTCGTAAGGTAAATTAACATATAATTTATATGGTAAAACTAAATTATTTAAATAATTTTCAATCTCATCCCACATATCGGTATGATATAAATGTACACAGACGGCAATATTCATAAATCAATCTCTTTTTTTCCTACCCTGACAATGAGCCTTCTGGCTAAACCCTTTTGGATTATTACAATTTATTGACCTTTTATACTTTTCAGACCATTTTTCGTCAATTGGTTCTTTGGATAATTTATTTTTCCAAAACTTGAATAGGTTTTCTTTATCGTACTTTTGTTTCTTTTGGTCCCACCCACAATCGTGGCAAAGAAAAGGTTGTGGACCATTTTTTTCTTTTTTCCACGAGTGTTCACACTTTTCACATTCAATTTTGTCGTTGAATATTCTATCGGCTTGTTTTTCTGATATTAGTATTTTCATTATTAACAATTTGAGTCATTATAAAGACCAACTAAATAGTCATAGTATTTATCATATATATATTGTTCAACCTCATCTCTTACTTCTACCATTGCTGGTGATGGTCCTTCATAATCTTCAGTATCTTCATCTTCATCACAATATCCTTCATCACAGTAATAAAAATGAATTCCCTGTAAAATACAAAAGTCAGAATAGTCTTCCTCATCCTCAAAATCACAAGGATCGTTGATCTCTGTTTGGTATTCTACTATATCACCAATCTTTTCTAATTCTACTCCTCGTCTGAGTAATCTAATAGGTATTTCTGAACTTTCATTTATTACATCATTATCTTTTTCTGATAAATAAAAATCCTCCAATTGATCTTTAAACATGTCTTCCATAGCAGATAAAATACCACTATATTTGTCTAAAAAATTACTTTCTGATTGATAACTTTCGTCATGTAATCTATTCAACGCACTATCAAATACATCCATCATCCAAGATTGGAAATTTGGGTAATCAGCAGTGTCAATATCACCAGCAGCTTCTTCAACAGTTCCGATTATATCATCCAATCTTCTCGTAATCCATATTTGACCTGTTGTCATCATAATTGAACTTTCTCTTTTGTTTTATTATCATAAATAGTGAAAGGGTTTGCAATTATCACCCAATCAACATATTTGTAATCTTGATCATAAGCCTTTTCATTCGCCTTAACTTGGATTGTTTTAACTCCAAAATCAGGATGAGACATAATAAGATCGGTTCCAAATACCATGTCAATTAAATCACCATTTCCACCTTCATATTCAACTTTGAATCCTTTGTCTTGTAAATATTCTTTAACTCTTCTTTCGGCACTTTCACCCTGTTGAGTTGTTCGTTGGATGTTTTTGGTGTAATCAAATAACATCATAGGATCGTCAAAATAATCTTCAATCATTTTCTCTAACTCTGATTTCATCCTCATTAAAGTGGTTTTAGGATCTTTGATAATTGCTTGGAATGTAATATTGTTTTTATTTTTATAGATCAGTTCAGTTAATAATTCTGCCAAATCAAAATAATTTGTGTTCAACTTATTTATTGGTTGCCATTCACCATTTAAGTAAACCAATTTGTTATTTTTTACTTTATTTTCTATAAAATTATTTTTTTCTTCCTCAGTTATTTTTCCAAGTGATTCCAAAAAAATCGCACAATCAATAAATTTATCTTGTAAAACTTGAGGAATTTCTGTTTCTAAATCTTTAATTTTTTTATCAATAACATTTCTTAAATCAAGACCGTTACTTTTTGAAAGAAGTCCTTTTAATGAACCAATTTTACTACACACATACATTTTTTGTTTGTTACCTGAAAACCTATCACAAAAATTGTACTCATTCTTACCTTCCGACTCAAGCATCAGACTTTTTATTCTTTCAATATCTTCTCTAATTAATTTATCCATTATTAAAATTCTAAAGTCATATAATGTTCATCAACGTTTTCTTCTACATTCTGATTGTGACTCAATTCTACTGTTTGATCTTCAAAATTTAAATCAATAGATCCGTTGGATCCTTCATTTATTTCCCATCCTCCGTAATATAAGTCAAGTAAGTCATAACAAATACGCTCTAGTTGTTCGTTCAATTTTAATCTACCTTTTGAGCATCTAACCTCATCATTAATCCATCCACTATCACCGCTACCATCATAAGTACAACTACAAGATTCACCATAAACAGATTTTAATTGTTCAACAATTGCAGGATCTGATAGTTTTTTTGCTTCTCTATCATCTCCTCTCCACCCTGGTGTCATGTCAGAAAAAAAAGAAAAATCTTTTTCAATATGACTTTCTTCGGTATTAACTGTGTAGTAATCATACATCACATCCATTTCATTTCTTTCAACATTTATAGTGAAAGTTAAAGAACCGTTTTCATTATCATAGTAATCATTATAAAAATTACCTGTGTCAAAATTATCTCTGATAGTTTCAAAAATCTCTTCAATTGATCCAGGTAAAAATGATAATTCATCACTAACATTTCTACCGCCATGTACAGGACCATACAAACTTTCAAATTCACCGTCATAGCATTGGTAATACCAAGTCACACCATCCTCCATGTTTAATGAATTCAATAACTTTGAATACTTTTTTAAATCTTGTATTTGTTTTTCTGTAAGTTCCATATGATATTTTCTAATAAATACTTTTAATCTTCAAACTCTAACTTTTTTGTTCGAGTTGCCCATGTTGGTCTTTCACCAGACATCAATATCTTCATCCATTCAGACGCAGAAGGAATATGACCATCACAATCTTCCTTAACATGTTGTTCACCAATATATCTAGTGTATACTGTTTTTCCATCACTGTTTTTAAACTCAGGACCAAACTTCTCTTGAAGTTCAAATATACCTTCTGAATGATGTCTAAATGCTCTATGTAAAGAATGCCCATACCATCCTTTGGTCTCATCTAACCAGTTATGAATGTGAATGTAATCTTCCCATTTTCCACCAAACTTTTTGGCTGAACTCTTTGCATGTAATATTGGATGTGCCATACTATTGTTTAATTGAAATTTTTTTTCTGTATCATTACTAAAAATAAACTATTTATTTGAAAAAAGAAATTCATAATGGATCCAAATAAAATTCCTTTACTCGTAAAATTTACAAAACAAATACATAAGTCTTTAGAAGATTCTTCTAATCCTAAAATTTTTAATACTGTTTCAGATATTAAATACGAAATCAACGGAGATGATTTTTTAAGTCTGTATCTTTCCAAATTAAATGGATCTGAAGAAATGTACTTATTTTTTTCAATCTATTACTATCACATAACAGGTGATGCTGCAAAATCAGTAAAGTATGTTTTAGAAAATCTTAAAGGTTATCAGTTCTTTGTATATGAACAAAGCGGTTATTTAGAGGAGGATTGTTCGTCATGTGATGGGAGTGGTAAAGAAGCTTGTGATAATTGTGATGGTGAAGGTAATGTAATCTGTAGGTCATGTGATGGTGATGGTAAAGAAGATTGTTCTGCTTGTGATGGTACAGGTGAGGATGATGAAGGCGATGCTTGTGGTGAATGTGATGGAAGTGGTAATGAAATTTGTAATGAATGTGATGGTAGAGGTGATGAGATGTGTTACAGTTGTGATGGCGACGGAGAATTTGATTGTAATAATTGCGATGGTCGTGGAAATGTAGAAACAGATGTAATGGGTTATGATGAATTCTACGATAAAGTATATACCATAAATAAACTTGGTGATATGGATGATGACATTCCTTTTGAGGGGCGTTATTATAATTCAGTCGTACTCAAACAACCTTCCTTAAGAGAGAGGAACTTTAGAGAAACTTACAGCATGGAAGACATCAAATATGATTGGAATGTAGATAATCAAATAGATGAACTAAATGATAATAACTTTGTATTCTTTGGTGGTAAATTATTACTGTAAGAATTTCAACTTATACATAGTTGAGTAAGCCAACTCCTGTACTGTATCAATTTGATTTTGGATGTAAGAATCATCACAACAATCTCTTTTTTCTTCAATCATATTCAACAAACCTGTAAAGTATTTCAATACTTGGTTTTTGTTTTTATAAGACTGATTCTTGTATGATTTGTAGTTTGTTAAAAGACCGTATTTACCTTGATAAGATTCGATGATACCATCAACAAGTGCATCAATTCCTTCATAATAACCTTGTAAAGCTTTGTGTTCAGAATATGATTTAGTACCTAAATGGAATATATGAACTTGAGTTTGTGAGTGTAATAATTGACAAACCATTTCACAGAAGTCCTCATTATTACTTGACGAAGAGTCATTATCTTGATCATCATTTTCTTCTTGATCATCTTCATCGTCCTCTTGTTCCCAAAGATTTCTTTTCTTTAGTTCTTCTTTCAATTTTTCACTTAAATCAAACTTATCCATAATATATTTTTTATTATAAATATCATCAAGTTTTTATTTTTCAATTAAATCTTTATCATGTATGATTACAAGTTCTTTTCCAAAGAATGGATCTAACTCTTTTATTTTTCTTTCAATCTCAGGATAATCAGTCCAAACTTTAACTCCTTCGTTATCAGGACTATAATCATTATCAACCAAATATTGAACTACCGAGTCTTCCTCGGTTGTTATAAATCCGTGAGCAAAGTATCTTGGGACATACACCTCATCACCTTCATCCATTTCAAAGAAAAATACTTTATTGTAATCTTCAGACACAGTTCTCATATCAATAACGAAGTCCAATATTTTTCCTGAAATGACCTTAATTAGTTTGGCTTGAGCATATTCATTCTTTTGGAAATGTAACCCCCGAAGTGTGTATTTACGGGGGTTTACGCTAATATTACTCTGTAACCAATTCTTATCTAACTTAGTAAGATCTAATGGGCTAAATGTTCCTCGTATGTCTCTGAAAACTCTGTTCTCAATAAAATGTGCTTTCTCCATTACAAAAATTTAATTTCATTTGTTATTGGGTTCCAATCAATGTGCCAAGGTAAATGTGAATATAGGTATCGCTCATTCAACATAGCAGCATTGAAGTAGTGTGTATGTCCGTCGTAGTAGTGTCCGTAGCCAGTGTGGATGTGTCCACAGATATGGATCTTTGGTTTGATTTGTTTGATTCGCTCCGCAAGTAATTCACAACCCAAATGAACATTGCGGTTACCTTCAACATCATCCAAAATACCCCAAGCTGGACCGTGAGTAATTAAGATATCAATATCTTCAGGTATCATATCCCATACAGCTTTTAACTCTTCACCATTTCGTGGTAAGTTAAATGCCCAATTGTAGAACTCAGGTTGCCAAGGACTACCCCAAATTTTAACTTCAGTCCCATTATCATCTTGAATGGTATGTAGTTGGTCTTGTAGATAAGTCATAGTAGGATAAAAATCAACTATCTCTTTAACTTTCTCAACATTATTTTGAAAACCCCAATCGTGGTTACCAGCAATGAATACTTTGTGTTTGTACGCATCAAGTCTACTAAACCAAGAAGTAAATTGTACGATCTCGTGTTCATAACCCATAGAGGAAATGTCACCAGCATGTAATAACAAATCACCACCTTTCAAGTCACCTTTGACATGATTGTGTTTGTTGTGTGTATCAGAAAGTATTGTAAGTATCATATCTTAATCCATTTATTATCGTGGTTATATTTGAACGAACCGATATGTTCTCGGTTCCATTCACTTGGTGATATCAAAGATAGAAATATTTTTCCATCATTCGCATAATATAGGTGATAAATTTTTCCGATCACTGGTTCAAAACTAAATTTTGATTTATAGACCAAGTCATTCCATTTATATTCGTCAATAAGTTTTTGATATTCTTTTTTTAATTGTTCGAACTTATCTTCAAATTGTTTGTTAACATTCAAAACTCTTGGTTCTTTCCAATTTTCAATATTTGTTACTTGAATTGCAGGTGCCCCAACATTACTACCATAAGGAAGTAAACCAGGGTTGTCGGAAACATTATCAGGTTTGTTTGACATTATAAAGTCTCAATTTTGTCTTTGATTTTTTTAATCAGAATTTCATCTGTAATACTTTCAGTTGCCAAAATTTCTTTTAGTAAATTTTCAGTTTCTAATTTTCCTTTAACTTTAACTCTGTGTGTTGCGTTTAATTGAACCTCGTATAATTTATATGCAACCTCATCAACTTTCTTCAATTTAGTAATATATTTTTCAATTCGTTGATCTATTTTTCGTCTTCTTTCCATATTGGTTATGGTTGGGATCGCTTTATATAATTCATCCAATCTTCCTTTAAGATATTGAATCTCTCCGAACTTAAGTATTTCTTGATCTGTCATTTTTTGTGGATTGGGTTTTTACAATTTCCTTTATGTGTTCCCCAAGCACGAGTGCCAATTCCTACCTTGATGTATTCACACTCTTGGTAAGTGTATTCAGTTACATTTGTAATTTCTGTTGGGATTTCTTTTTGTGATTTTTGTTCTTCACAGGACACTAAAGACATAAAAACGATACCAAGTAAAAATCCAAGTATAATTGTAAATAATGGAGCAACATCAGAACCTTCTTTGATCATTCTTGGTTTTACTTTAATAATTTTGTTTGGATCTATTTTAAGTTTTTTCATACCTAAAAAATAAATGATTTGTGTTGTGAAATCAACTATGGTTTTGAATAAAATTTGATTTTGTTTTTGGCGTTTTCTATTAACCAATCATCAACACAAGGTATTTTTTCTAAAAACTCCAACTCATGTTGATAACATACCACTTCTTCAAGATTTGGTTTAAAGTTGAAGTTGGATCTTTTGAAGAATAAATGTAAAGATTCGTGAACAAGTATTACAGAAATGTTATAGATATTTCCATCTTTCATTTCTCTTGTTGAAATGGTAATTGTACTATCTCCCTCTGTTGTTGAAAACCCTCCGTTCCAATATGCAACATTAGAACAGTTCTCCATAATCAGATAATACTTATGAATATCGTATTTCTTTATGGTATCTAAAGCCTGTTCTACTTTATTTTTCCAACCATCTCCAACATCCGCAATACGGATTTGCGAGAAAGATGATGACCAAAACATTAATAATATCAAAAGTTGCCATATTTTCATATTTTGATAACAGCTTCGTGTATAGCCTTCTTAAGTGCTGATGATACAGTCATTTTTTCAAAAGGTAACATCCCCTCTTTTACTTCAATCATTATTGCTCTGATCTCAGTTTCAGATTCTCCAATACCTTCATAACATTTACCATCATAATATAGTCTTACACCAACCTGTGTAACTGATTCTGTTTTTTCAACACCAACAATTCTGATCGTTGTCTTTGGTAATCCAAAGTAATATACTTCAACATCAATATCTTTTCCATCTTCAGATAAACAGAACTTTTCAGATAGTTCGTCTTCAACAATTTGTCTAATACCAAAACGAATGTCTCTGTTTCCCATCTCTTTTAATTTAGCTGTGTTGTAAACTGAATCAACATAAACACATTGTTGAGCCATTGCGAGGTTACCAAGTAGTAACATACCAAGTAGTAAGATTATATTTTTCATTAATAATTAACTGTTGATTTATACCCGGAAGCAATCAAGTAATAGTTTTGTGATCCCCCACTTACAGGTGAGTTTATTGTTATAGATGACACACCAGGAATTGCTATTCTCATATCTGTTGTGTTTGTTGTTAATGTTGTGTATTGTGCAGTTGTATAATATCGAGCGGGAGTTGTATTTACCCAACCATTTAAAAACCCAAATCTTCTTAAATTAATGTAATTCTCATCGGCGACATTTATTCTACCATCATAGTTAACATCATATCTATGGTAGTGAATACTTTTAATTAATGTAGTCCCTAAAACTAACTTTGAAACCTCGATCATATCCGTTAGCTGTAATGTAGTAACAGGTGTTGGTGCGTCGTATTGAATATACCATTCAACTGATGGGTTTGTTGGTTGTGAAAAACTATAATATCCTGAAGCATTTGTGTAGACTGTTTGATGTAATACCCATGGTGTGTATGTGACTATGTATTCAAACTCTAAAACATATGGTAGTGAAACTCCGTTTGGTAAGTCATTCCATCTACCCCCTCCCACGAATTGTACGTAATCTTCATTTCCCGCATTGTTTGGTTCGCCTCCATTCCAAGATGTGTATGAATAAGTTTCATTTGTAACCCATCTCCATTGACCTTCTATTACTTCATCAGTTAATCCAATCCAACCTGAAGGCCATAAACCAAATATAAAAGAGTTTTCTGCCGCGGTTGTTACCGTAACTAAGTGTCCTCCCATATTCAAACAAGCTTGTTTAGCGTCATTCCAAAACATAGATCCTGTAGATCTATAATAAGAATGACCGTTGTAATTATTTTGAGATGTGAACCCATTCATTACAGGTGTCGTTCTTTTGTATAATTTTACTGGTACGTTAACGGCTCCAGTACCATCAGCATTTCTTATGTAACCTGAATATGTAAAAGTTTGTGCGTTTAGTGAGAATACACAAAATAATACTATTGTCCAACTAATAATCTTGTTCCACATGTTATTGTATAATTTAAAGTGTTTACCTTGATTGCCCACGCACCTCCTGCATTTATATTAAATTTAAATCTTTTTGTAATTGCGATGTTTGTACCCAAACTTGGTAGAATCACATAAGGAGATTTTAATACTAAATCGTTATAGTAACTTACATATGGTGAATAGACAAATAAAGTCATTAACTTTACATCTATTCTTTTACCAAACTTCAAGTCATACATTCCACCAGCAATTAAAGCCGTTCCTAAAAATGATGTTTTATAAACTTGTCCGTATGATACTGTTCCCATATAAACCGCTTTAAGACTTGGGATCTTTGGGAACATGAACATTTGTCCACCCGCTAAAGTTCCATAGACAGATCCCCTACCTTCAAATCCTAAAGATAAAGTTCCCGATAAAAGTCCAACACTTTTTTTGTTGATCCATGCGTGATATCCTGTCATGTTTGGCCCCTTTTGTGCTGACACGTAATCAACTAAACCACCACGAGCAGTTTCACCATCCCAACGCAGGTTATGATATCCTCCTGTTAATTTCAATCCTGTTTTAACTTCAGAGTTTTGAAAGTTAAAACCCACAAAGTCACTTGACGCGATGACTGTGGGTTTTCCACCTTCCCTATTCTGATTTACTGTTTTTGTTGCTCCTTGTGTAACGTTGGTTTGTCCACCACCTTGTTCTTCTGTTTGGGTTGTAGTTTCCTCACCACTAGGTGGGTTTTCATTATTATTCCCAACACCAGAATTACCATTACCGTTAGAACCATTAGTCGTTACTTCTTGGTTCGTTTGATTATTTCCTTCACCATTCCCACTAGTCCCATTCCCACTAGACTCCCCAGTATTGCTACCGACAGTAGTATTGCTATTGTTTTCATTCGTATTAGTGTTTTGATTGTTTATAGGCGACACAGCCTGTGAATTTCCATTTTCATTTGATCCACTTTGAGTTGTAGAGCCTCCTGTTGATGTTGTACCTTGAGTTCCAACATTTGTATTAGCGGTTCCATTTCCTCCGTTGTTTGAACTTGTTTCATTTGTTCCAGAAGTGGTTTGACTTCCTTCAGTAGTGTTACTTGTTCCATTATTTTGGTTTTGATTGTTATTGGTTGTGGAGTTATTAGTATTTGTTGTTGTAACGTTATTATTATTTCCACTTCCATTATTTTGGGAACTATTCCCATTCTTCTTATTACCTGAATTATTGGTATTAGAAGAGTTAGATGCTGCGGTTAAACTACCGCTAAGAAAATCTGTTGCCCCATTTGATATGTCCATTAAAGACGATAGTGAATTGATAATACCTATTGTATTTAAAGCAACATCTTGAGCCATGTTTATCTGACCACCAAGTCCTACTATTTCTGAACAAGGAGATCCTTGATATTGCGAAAAAACTTGGTTAGTCCAAGTTTCAAAAGTTCCATCGGTAAATTGTTGTTGAGTAAAGTTCTCGACAAAACCATAGTACCCCACCGTGACTGAACCATTGATGGGGACTATGATATTTTTTACATTTCCTGTACAAGGATCGGTGTAAGAATAGTTATAAGTCTGTGCGTTTAGATTGAAAAAACTAAATAAGACAAATAACAAAGATATTAAAATGTTTATTCTCACTTTGGAAATACACCTTTTGATATAAGTCTAGTTACAACTCTTGATGACGCTGTCTCTAAAGCTTTTTTTGTAGATATACCTACGGTTGATTGATTGAATTTAACATCATCTGAGATATCACCCAAGATTGATGTTGTTTTAATTGTTACGGCTTCTCCAAGTCCTGATCCTACAATCACTTGACTTGTTTCAGCATCTACAAATTTGATCTGAAGACCTAATCTTGTAGTTTGATTTACAGTTTGTTGTCCATTAACTTTTACAACTTCGTCCTCAGATACCGAGAAATCATACACCTCAATATAAACAAAGTATTTAGCTAATACAACATTACCTTTCACTTCGATTTTGTTTGAAGATACTCCCTTGTCTGATGCTTTGTCTTGAGCAATCATTCTTTGTTTGATCTCTTCCTTTTCTTCGGTAAAAATAAATCTGTTAGTGTATTCCAAATATTCGATTACGATATTCGTTACGCCAAGACCTACTCTTTTATCTTTTAACTCAGGATATAATTCATAAAGTTCTTCGTTGATACCAATCTTTAATAATTGGATGGGAACCTGAATTGATCCGTCGTAATCAGCAACCGAGTCTATTGATTGTTTCTTTTCAAAATCAGCAACATATTGTTCTGTCTTAACAGAGCCAATACCCCCTCCTTTTTGAGGGGGTTGGGCTTGTACTGTTTTACATCCAATCAATAAAAGTGATAATATGTAAAGTATTCTTTTCATTATCCTTCTACTTCTTCTTCCTCGTTAGTTTGATTTTTACCTGACAAGTATTTGTCAACTGAAGCAATACCAAATGAACCTAAAGTGATCCATAAAAAACCATCGTAGATGAATTTGTTAATTGGCATTTCTTGTCCGTGTAATCCTGTGTAGATATCAACACCAAGACAAATCACCATCATCAAAAACGATCCAAAACCTACAATTGATTTCTCGTTGATGTCATTTTTATCCATAAACATTCTAACCAAGAATGATTTTTTTGTTTTCTTTTGTGCCATTTTATTTTTAATTTTTTTATAATTTATTTTTTATTACCAAGATTCCTCTTCAACCTTTTTTGGTTTTTCAGGTTGTGTTGCTGGTTGTTGTGCCGGTCTTTCGATAATTCTTTCACGAACTACACCACCACCATTATTGTTCTCAGTTTTTTGTTTATTCTCTTGGTTTTGTTGTACATTAATTGTGATTGGTGCTTGACCTCCATTTTGTTCTGTTTTTGTTTCCTCTTTTGGTTCTTCTTCACCACCACCATATAACATCACACCTAACCAAGTTCCACCACCAGCAATTACTGTTGATAATGTACCAACGATGGTCTTTTTTAATCCTGACCATGTTCCGTCATTTGTCTCTTGTGTTTCTTCTGACATTTTGTTTTTGTTTATTTTGTGTTTATTGTTTTACAATTTTTGAAACTTTTGTTTCTCCGTTTTCCATACTTAATGTAACTAAGTAAAGACCTCTATCTAAACTACCTAAGTTCTCAACATAGCTATACTCTCCATTAGGTAATTGACCATCCAAGATCGTAATTAACTTTCTTCCAACAACATCTGAAATTGATAGATTTGCATTTGTTGTTTCTTTAACTTCAAATGAAATTGTTACTTCATCAATAACAGGATTAGGGACTACTGAAATTGTATTCCCAACTACTTCACCCATATTACTTTTTAATACTTGAAGGATTCCATTTGTTGGTGTAATTGTTAGATCTTTAGATTGTGTCGTTCCCGCAAACTTCAAAGAAGTGTAAAGAGGACTTTCTTCCCATAGGTTCTGTGGTTGTTTAGCAATAAATTGTAGAGTCACAACCTCATCCCCATTCACTAATGGTTGTTCATTATTTGTAGGATCAAATCCACCCCAATCAACTTGACCATCGTTTGGATTTACATATGTAATCCATTCCATAGCATTTGATGAAGAATACACACCTTTAAATTCTAATAGGTCAGTGTCGTATTTCAATCCAAACTGAAGTGATGATAACACTTCTCCGTTTGTAAAAACTTTAACTGGTAATTCAACCAAGTTTCCTGCATCTACAGAAATGTTAGGTACATTAACTTCAATTGTTGAAGTTGGGAAATCATACTCAACTTTGGTGTCGATTACATTATAAATTTGTGACTCTAAACCTGGTATTGGTCCGACCAATACTTCGATAGGAGTTACACGAGCCATATGATAACCTGTTCCGTTGGCATCACCAGGAACCATTACATAATAAACTACAGAGTCAGGTTGACCCGGTAAGATATCAAATGTAAAGTTTGTTACACCTGCAATTGTTGATGTGTAGTTAGTTACAGATCCGTTAATAGTTGTGTATTCAGATGCTGTAAAGAACTTAACATCTTTTGTGTTGTTAGGCCATTGAGTAAATCTACCTGAGATTCTACCAAATACACCCCACACATCAGATATTGTTGTGTTATTAGATCCGTTAACATCTGCTGTATAATAATCAAAACCAGTCATGGTACCGTTTCCAAGAACCCACTGATTAATCAACTGAGCATCTGTTGATGAAATAATATTACCCACACCCATAGTGTCTCCTTGAATCGCTAATCTTACATCCCAATATGTTGTGTCCAATGGAACTGAAATATTGAAGTCTCCGTTGATATCTGTAACATAAGTAGAATGTTGTGTCCAAGTGTTTCCACCGAATGGTCTTCTTTCTAATGCTAAATTTAAATATTTAGCCGAAGTACCTGTAACATTAGTGAATGTTCCATGATAGTCGAAGTTAACAGGTGTGAACACACCACCATAGTTATGAACACTTAATGTGGTATCCATACCATCTTGTTTAGCAGCATATGGTGTAAAAGACTGAGGTCCTGTCCAAGTTAAGTTGGAAATAGACGCCAAGTTATTAAATGTTGCTGCTGGTGCGTGAGTAAAGGTAATTAAAAATCTCTCACCATTTGGAATCGTATAAGTCGCACTTGGACCTGTATAAACCAAAGTAATGGTAATGTAACCATTTGTTGTGTTGGTGATAAACTGAAGGTCTAAGTTTGTTGATGATCCGATAAGAGATACGGTTGCATTTGTAAACGCTACATTATCGTAGAATACTCTAAACTGTACCCCCGCAAATTTTGTAAGGGTTGTGTTTTGTAATGTAATCTTCGCATCTGTTGTGCCTTGTGCGGTTGTCCCAACTTGATATTGGGATGCAATAATTCCCCACAATCCGTTTGAAGGGGCCGCAGGTACTTGAGCTTTACCAATGAATGGTAATAAAAATAAAAGTCCAAATAACAGACTTCTTAATTGTTTCATTTACGTGGTTTTTAAGTTTTAGTTTTTATTTATTTTATGTCCGAACTTTCAATCAATGTGTAAGTAAAAGAGTTTCCGTGAGTGTCTCTAGCCTTTCTACAGATTTTCATAAAAGATTCAAAGTCTGCAGCTTTTTTAAAGACTTGACATCCTTCACTCCAATTCTCTACATAAGTTGAGTCAGCACCAGCCTTGTGAATGTTAATACCAAATACGCCTTCAGCAATTTTTGTTTCGTCATAAGTTAAATCACGATTTGGGTCACGATAAACTTTAACATTTTTTGCTTGTTTTAATGCTTCGTACTTTCCTTGATGAAGACCGATTCCGTGTGAACCTCTGTATTGTCCTTCAACAAGTCTAGCAACTCCTGCGGCGTTGTGATATTCCATTACACCTTTTTTTCCAGGATCCGTGGTTGCCGGCCATTCGTGATATTTCCACGCACCTGTTTCATCTTTATAACTTATTGTTAATAAGTCATCAAATGCATTTGTTACCTTTTGACCAGTAGCAGCATTTCTTATACCTATAATGTTTACATCGAACCCTTTGTTGTTTGTGTCTTCGAAGTAAACATAACCTTTGGCTTTGACGGCAGCCTCGACCTGTTCTCTTGTGTATCCCATAATTCTCTTTTTCTAATAAGTATCTTAAAAATCACTAACTGATGTTTTTTTTATATTAAAATCTTTACTTTGTTTGAGAATTTACTATTTATAGGAAAATCAAAAATTATGATACTAAAAGTTGGATCAGAAGGGGCTGATGTAAAAAAACTCCAAGAAAAATTAGGCGTAGAAGCCATAGGAAAATTTGGACCTAAAACAGAAGCTGCGGTTAAAGCTTGGCAAAAATCAAATGGTTTAAAAGATGATGGTATCGTTGGTGATGCAACATGGGCAAAACTATTTGGTGAGTCAAAACCTACCACAGAAGTAATCAAAGAGGATGTGGTTATCCCATCGGGAGGTCCATTAAATATTGAAAAATTAAAAGGTCATGTTCCTGATGCGGTTCTTGCTCAGATTCCTGACACCGCGAAAAAATTCAATATCACAAATAATTTGAGACTAGCTCATTTTTTGGCACAATGTGGTCATGAATCAGGTAATTTCAAAGCGGTTAGTGAGAACTTAAATTACTCTGCGGATGGTTTGAAAAAGATCTTCGGTAAGTATTTCCCTGGTAATCTAAATGAGTCTTACGCTCGTCAACCTGAAAAGATTGCCGCTCGTGTTTACGCATCAAGAATGGGTAACGGTGATGAAGCATCTAAAGAAGGTTTTAAGTTTAGAGGAAGAGGTTACATTCAATTAACAGGTAAAGCGAACTATACTAACTTCACAAAATTTATTGGTGAAGATTGTGTTTCTAATCCTGATTTAGTTGCAACAAAATATCCTTTGGCTTCGGCAGCATTCTTCTTTGACTCAAACAAATTGTGGGCAATATGTGATAAAGGTGCTGACGATGCTACGGTTACTGCGGTAACAAAGAGAGTGAATGGTGGGACTATTGGTTTACCTGATAGAATCAAACACTTTAAAGAGTATTACAACTTACTTAAGTAAAACACAAAACCCCGATCACTCGGGGTTTTTTTATGATATAATATTTATATCACTTGTAGTTTCAATCACCACTCTTGCTCCACAACTCAAAAGTGGTTTTTCATCACAACCTGATCCACCATATATAATTTTACTTGGACCTAAGATTTCAACTTCATTACAATAGGTATTTGTTTTACCTTCCTTTATTGTAATGACAGGTAGATCAGTTCCTTTTGTTTTATTAGATCTGATGTGATGTTGATTCACATGAATTCTTTTTATTTTTGGTCTTGCCATATCCAACCCAAAAATAATTTGGTGAAGAATCTGTGTATTGAATTTGGTTTTTTCTCAAAGAAAATGTGAAAGTTCTTTCCAACCTTGTAAGAACCTGCTTGGTTTGGTTTTATGATACTATGTATTTCATTTGATCTTTGGACCATTTCCATTTCTAAACCTGTAAATTCTTCTTGTTTAGTTTCTTTTTTCTTTCTTGGTTTGTAATTTCTTTTCTTTTGCGGTGCTGGTCTTTCTTTGCTTACCGTTTCTTTTAATATTTCTTTTTCCATAATTTAATTTTAATTAAAAATATTTGGGTGTAAATATTTACTTCACACCCAATACTTCTTTCTTGTAATAATCATCAAAACCATCCAAGTAGTTTGTAATTGATTTGTTTTTATCCGCTCCGATTATATCATCAATAAGTCCGAACTCTTTTGCTTCTTCTGAATTGTACCATCTATCTCTTGACGAAAAATCTAATACCTCCTGAAATGTTCTACCACAATTTTCGGCTAAGATTTTAAATAAGATGTAATTGTATTTTTCACCTTCCATTTGATCAATACGAGTATCTTGGATGTTTCCTCGTGTTCCGTGACTTACTTGGTGAGTCATTACTTTTGCGTGTATCAAAGATGATCTTTTTCCTTTTGTTCCTGATGACACAAGAACTGAACCCATAGATGCACACATACCCAAGTTTGTGGTTACAATATCTGAACTTACGTAGTTCATCAAATCTACAATTCCAAGACCACACATCACAGAACCACCAGGACTATTGATATAAAGTGTGATGTCTTTCTTCTCAACTGAATCCAAAAACAATAATTGTGCTTGTACAATGTCAGACATTCTTTGATCGACAGGCCCTGACAACCACAAGATACGGTCACGCATCAATCTCGAGAAGATATCGATTTGTGTTGCTCTTAATTCTCTTTCCTCCAAAATGTATGGGGTTAGTGATGCTTCAAACTGGTCCAACGCCAGTGAACTAATTCCTTCGCTTTTTGCGAAACTTCTAAACTCTTTTCCGTAATTCATAATCTTTAATAAATTTTTATTGTTGGGTATTCTATAATCTCAACATGTTTTCTACATACTTCGTAATGTGTATCTAAAACTTCCTCAAGTAACACCTCTTTTGTTTCTCCACTATAATATGAGTGATAACCACCATATCCCATATCAACGGAATACCCAATATATTTCCATTTACCAAACCATCCCTTTCTTTGGATGTTGTAATAACCCTTTTTATTTTTTACAAATCTAATTTTAATTGTTCTCATAATCAATTTGATAATGGTGCTTTAATTGATGGTTGTGATTGATAATCTTTTAATCTGAAGTCACTTACAACATAAGATTCAATACTTGGTCTTGACCCTTCATAAGTTGGGAATTGATTTAGTGTCGGTAACTCAAATGGTTCTCTACCAATCTGTTCTTTCGCTTGTTCAATATGATTTAAGTATAAGTGAGTATCACCCAAGTTTCCAATCAATTGGTCAGGAATCATATTTACCTCTTTTGCCAAAATTGTAAGTAACAATCCATAAGATGCAATGTTGAATGGTAAGCCTAAAAATGTATCTACTGAACGTTGGTTCCACATTAAAGAAAGATATTTACCCTCTCTGACATAACATTGAAATCCATAATGACAAGGTGGAAGTGTCATTTGGTCTAATTCACCTACATTCCAAGCATTAACCATCAATCGTCTTGAGTCAGGATTTGTTTTAAGGTCGTTGATTAGGTTTTGAATTTGGTCTATGTATATGATACTTTCAGTGTCTTCCCATTCAATACCCCATTTTCTCCATTGCTTACCATACACAGGACCGAGTTCACCCCACTTTTTAGCAAACTCATCATTTGTTTTGATTTTGTTGATGAATTCTTCTTGAGTAAAATATCTAAATGTTTTATTATCTATTCTATACTCTTTTTCAAACATTTCATCATTAGCTAATTTATCAGGATTAGTATTTTTATATCGTTTATAAGCATCACCATCCCAAATATGACAATTATTATCAACAAGGAACTTGATGTTTGTATCGCCACGAAGGAACCATAATAACTCGGTTACCATAGTTTTCCAAGCCATTTTCTTGGTTGTAAGAACTGGAAATCCATCTTGCATATTATGACGAATGGTATAACCAAAAATACTTTTGGTTCCTGTACCTGTTCTGTCTTTCTTTTCAACTCCGTAATCTAAGATTGATTGGAGTAAATCTTGGTATTGTTTATCTAGTTTGTTCATCTTCTGGTCTATTTTTCCATTCTTTCCAAGTTTCAAAATCTTTGAGGGATTCCAATTTTTCATTCTCCATTTGTTTGGCCTTTTCTGCCATACTAATAGAAATCCCACCAACTTTTTTGTACTGATCAACTAACCAGTCTACAGGACTTTGTTCTATGTTATTTTCCATCTTTAATAATTCCTAATTCAATTCTGTATTTTCTTATTTTGTCTCTGACAGGTTGGAACTCGTCTCCATTACTTGCCTTGTGTCCTTTGACAACCGCCTCGTTAATAATTCCCTCGTTTTTTAAAATAAAAGACAATTTTTCTTGATTTGTCAACTCATAAGGAACAACTTCTGTTCTAATGAACTCACGGATCATATCTTTTATCTTACCAATCTGTTCCGTTGGATTCTGTTTTGACCCATATACCATTACAGATGTTTGGTAGATTGTTCTACTCAAATCTAATATCTTCTTATCAAATCCCATCTTTATCTGTATTTCTAATTACACCCTCAACTCTACCCATATGATTGTAAGAATCTTCAATTATTTCTTTCACGTATTCAGTATGTGGTTTTGTTAGGTTTCCTTGTCTTTGGTAATATAACCCCCAATCTCTATTACCATCTTGTGCTGGTAGTGGTTGTATTTCTTTAACACCATCACTTATTGCTTGTTTTGCTTTAACCTTAAAAATTTCAGACGTTAAACTAATATTTGAAATTTCTTTAATTTCTTTAACTCCATTTTCAATTACGTCGTTAATACTTTCGGTAATCTCACAATTAGTTACCTGATGGTCTATTTGTTCCAAACTTTCCAACATACTTTCTTTAGTTTCTTTTACACCATTATTAATCGTACTTATAACACTTATGGTACGAATAAGTCTATTCTCTTTGGTTTCCTTCACACCATTTTGAATGGTGTCTTCAACCTCATTATTTTGTTTTGGAGATTCAATTTGATGAACTATTTTACCTTTCATCTCTATTGAACCCAAATAACCGCTAGGTGTTGCTTCCTTCACCCCATTTTCAATGACGTATTTTGTTCTCTGTTTTCTTGAACCGTCATAATTGCGTTTTGTTTCCTTCACACCATTTTGAATCACATCTTTAATATCGGATATGATTTTGTGTTCATCGACTTCGGTGCGTTTCACTCCATTTTGAATGATGTCTTCAACACCTCGCGTAGGGTCATAGTTTTTACCCAAGGTGTTCTTCACCCCATTTTCAATTGTATTTTCCATTTTTTTATCAAAAAACTTCATAACATCAACATGATGGGCCTCTTTCACCTTTGGTTTATTCAAAAATCTTGATTCAAACCATCTCTTAATCAAATCTCTTTCTTCGGTACAGTCCTTACCGATTAGTTCCAACTCACTTTGGAATATGTTATAATTGAACCATAAGGTTTTATCTCTTGTGAACTCAATCACCCATCTTTTGTCTTCGGTGAAGATCAACCAAGTCGATTCTTGTTTTGTCACATACTTGTCGGCACCTTCAACCATTTGGTCAAACATCCCAAAGATAAGTTTCTCTAATTTATTTCCTGTTGGATTTTTCATTTTTTTTCTCTAATCTCGATGTTGTTTCCTAAATAGTATTTTTCAAACACAGTTATATTTTCATAACCTACTTCTAAAATTCTATCCAAAATATCATCAATAGTCAAATTCTCACCTAAGTACGAATCTAATTTTTCCAAAAATTCTTCTGAGAAGTATTCAAGATCATTTAATAAACGATCGCTACGATCTTCTATCTTGAAAGGTACGTCATACTTTTTTAATATCTCTTCAATTTTTTCTTGTAACTTATCATCCAAGAAGAATATATCCCAAGAACCCATAGGCGAATCTCCCGTATCATTAATTCCTTTCAAGGTCAATTGGATTGCCCATTTTGTTTCAGTTTCATCCATCTTATCCCAAATTCTTACCGTAAGTTCTTCCGTTGGGAATGGGTATTCGAATCTGATGATTCTGAAGTTTGTTAAATCTTTCATTATAAACTGTGGTGTTCTATTCGTTTAATTTTTGCAAAGTAATTTTTGGTCATTTGTTCTTTGGTTTCACAATATTCACCCATAACAATGAAATCAAATACCACCTCAATTTCTTCTTTTAAAAATTTTTTAGTTTCAGGTTTTTCTGACCATTTTTGAGTATCAGGGCATAATGGGTAGAACTTTAAATTTCCACCATCATCATATTTCACCATCCACTCATCATTTTTAGTTATTAAATACCCTAACATTGTTTGAGTTTTTCATTAAAGATTTCGTCGCTTTTACTTTGTAGGTAGTATTCAAGTGGTTGTATTAACTCGTAATAGTATGTGTGCCAGTAAGCGTCAATATGTTTATTTTGTATTTGTTTGTCAAAGTTTTTAATTAATTTTCTTGTTGTCATAACTTGATCAGTTGTCTTACAAGAGTCAATTACTTTTTCAATCCATTTTCCTACATCTCCGTAGTGTCTGCTTCTATTTTCCATATTGTTCTTCTAAATAATTATAAAGGTTTTTAAAGTCAATTGTCTCTTCTTTTTTTTGATAAAACCACATCATCTTTTTTGAAAATAGTCCGTACTTTCTATCATGACCTAATCTATCTTCAACATGTTTTATTTGAACTTCTTTATTTAGAATCGATGCAATCTTATTAATGATATCCAAATTTGTAACTCTAAATCCTGTTCCAATATTCATTATTTGGTTAATGATAGTATCATCAAACATGAAATCACAAATAACTTTAACGTTATCATGAACATACATCCACTCTCTGACTTGTTTTCCATCACCATAAACAGGTATTGGTTTTCCTTCTTGGATTGATCTTGCAATTGTTGGTAAAAACTTTTCTTCAAACTGATGTTCACCAAAGTTATTACAAGTTCTTGTGATCAAATAAGGTAATCCGTAAGTTCTGTTAGCAGATAATACCAACATATCCGAAGCGGCCTTTGTTGCCGAATAATATGAACTTGGTGATAAGTTATCTCCTTCTTGTGCTATGTGATTGATTGCGATATGATCATCCATGTCACCATAAACTTCATCTGTTGAGATGTGAATAAATTTCTTAAGGTTTTTATTTTTTCTTGATATCTCTAATAGGTTGAATGTTCCTTCTACGTTTGTTCTCACAAATGGTAACCCGTTAGTGATTGAATTGTCAACATGTGATTCTGCAGCAAAATGAACCATATAATCAAATTCACCTAATTCATCGGCAGTTACGTCACAAATATCTTTTTGTAAAAATGAAACATTATGTTTAATGTTCTCTCTACGTCCGGCATATGTTAGTTTATCAACACAAAGAACATCACATTCAAAGTTATCCAATAAATAATTTATAAATGCGGAACCAATAAATCCCGCTCCTCCAGTTACAACTACTCTCATACTATCTAAACAAATTTTCAAGTTGTTTCATTATGACCATTTGTCGTCTTTGTAGATCGGCAACCTTTCTTTTTTCTTCCTCATTTAGTTCGTAACTATTTGCCTTGATATCGGCAATCTCGTTTGCTAATTTTCGATGTTCATTCATCAATTGTCCGTGTATAATTCTTTTGTCTTGCATAATTTTGTTTTTAATCCCACCATTGGGCTAGTCTTTCCTCTAAAACTCGGAAAAGAAGTTTATTTGCTTTATTATGATTATAGTAAGATACTAATAAACATAAACGTTTTTTGTCATCTTGTTCACCATGTTCTTTAATGATAGCACGAACTGAAGAAGGATATTTATTTAAGTACTCTTCAAATCTTTCCGCAGTTGTTTCAATCTCAATAGATTTTAAGTTTGGGTTATCTGGTACATCCTCAAAACTCATAGTATTATCCCAATAATCCATACACTCTAATGAATAGTGGTCTTGTCTGACTCTTTCAAGTAAGTTAAGAGCCAAGGTCATATAACGATTATCTCTTTCAACCTCTGTATGTCTATTGGCATTGACAAGTTCTTTTCTTTGGTACTCTATTTTCTTTTGTAAGATCTTTAAAATATAATCTCCATCCCAATCTCTGTCATGATATATAGTTGGTATCCATCTGATGATGTTTTTAATACCGGTAAGGAAATATCTTATTCTCCAATGTAGTTTACCGTATAAAGTATTTCTACTCCAAGCACTATCTTCAGGGATAGGTAGTTGTTTGTATATTTTCATTTGTCTAATGTATGATCAATTAAAATAAATGGTGGATTGATTCTGACTTCAGATCCATCACTGTTGAAGTAATATATCGTATCTCCATCAAAATTTATTGTGTCTGTGTACCAAATTGCGTCGTGTAGAGGGTTTACTCCTGAGGTTGGTACATAAACTTTTCCTTTAATTTCGTACTTGTATTTTTTTCCTGTACAGGAAAATAATAAAATAGTTAGTAGTAAAATATTAATTGTTTTCATCATCAAATCTTATATCGTATTCTTTTTTTAATTCTTCATATTCATTCATAGCACCTCTGAACTTTTGATTCATGTGGTACCAACCAACCATACAAAAAATCCAAATTACCCAATAAAACCCATCAAATTTTTGAATCCAAAAAATTTCAAAGAAACATTCAATAACCCAAAGAAGTATAAGTATACCTGAAATTATGTTATAGGTTCTTGCCTCGTTAATTTTAACGATCATTTCGTTTAGTAACTCGTACTGTTTGTCTTCCATTTTACAAATATAATAATTTTATGGTAATTCATCAATCCAATCAGCAAAATCTCTAACAGGTATTTCATTATAGTCCAAAAGTTCATTTTGCCAATTTTGTAATTCAGGTGTGTAGGTGTCCCATTGTGGTGTCATATTTATAATTCTTGATTCATATCTTTTCTCACTCACACTCATTTCATCAAAGGTTGCTTGTTGTTCAATAACTTTACCGCTACGATATTTTTTAACCAACCTTGGCAACTTCAAAGTTCCAAGTTTATACATAAGGTTGATGTTCGCAAGTTGTATTTTGGCAACTTGTGAAAACTCATCTGAAGGTAAAGCATTAAACTTCGCTCTCTCTTGAACATTCAATATCTCATTTTTTCTGTATTGGTATTCAACCGTAACTCTATCATCACCATCTGAGGATCCTTTACGAATTGAGAATATAATACAATCAGGCCTTTCACTATAAGTTCTAACACAATTTCGTTGGTGTTGTGATTCTTTTTCGTAGTCCGATGTTTTAGTAAGAAGTACCGGATAATATGTTTCACCTTCGTGTTCAATTGGAGTTTCTAAACTATCGGCATTACCATAAAATCTTTCAACCTCACCTTTTCTGTATGATTGTAAAAGACGACTAAACTCCTCGTGTTCTAAATTAAAACTACTCATGTTTGTGAATTTAAATTTAACATCCTCTCCAAGATTCATTAAATCTTTTTTCATCTCTAAATGATCAATTAAGGTTCTCCATTTATAATGGTCAAAATATGGCATCAAATCTAAAATTCTATCTTTTTCTTTTGGAGTTAAAGGAACTAATATTCTACCCAAGAAATATCGACTAAATTGTTCTTTATCTGAATAAAAACATTCATAAGACGCACCCATTTGATTCATCTCAATTGGCATTGTCTCATCGCCATAGTATGGGTCAAATACTTTGTTTTCAATTTTATTAAACCTGTCAATACCTAAAATGTTATAAACCATATACAACCTATCAAAATCAATCCATTCCATTTCATTGAAAATCTGTTTAACTTTGGATCCTTTGAGTTTTAGTTTATCCATCGCGGTATCAACCAAGTTCATATCAAACTTCTTCAATTCTTTTTTAGAAAAGAATGTGCCTGTGAATTTTCTCCAATTGTTTGGGATTTTAATACCATTAACCAAATAGTAAGTTAAACTATAAAAAGACCTCATACAATCCCACTGAAAGTTTTGTGGGTTTTCAATCCCCATTCTATCCCAAATCTTTTCTAAGAAAAAATAAAGGTACTGTTCCACAGCAACACTATTTTCAATTCTAAGACTCCTTAAAAAAGTTTCTATAACGAAGTATGTTGGATTCACTTTCATACTTCTTCCAATAACTTGTTTCTTTTTGGTTGAGAATGTTCCTGAATAAAACATTTTCTTTTTGAAATTGAATGTGAGGTAGTTTGTTACCTTTCTTTCTGTGAAGTACCTACCACCTACTTGTCTATTTTTTATGTGAAATTGGTGTTTGATTGATATTTTATCATCACCCTCTTCTATGAATAATCTTACTCTATCAAAATGGACTGACGCAAATGGATTTCCAAAATGTTTAACAAAAGCATCTTCAGTATAGAACTGAACATCAGAAAAGAACTTGTCTTTATGTTTTGTTTCAACATACAAACCTAAGACATTTCTATCTTTTTGATTTATATCACAATAGTTAAGATATAAACTAGTTCTATAGTTCTTTATCTCTACAAACTTATGAAATGTTTTACCTTCTACTTCTAACATAAAGTAAAGATACAAAAAACCCCCGACTTATTCAACCGGGGGATTCAACTTTTTTTATTATGTTAATTTAACCAATACCTTACCAGGATTGTTCCACCCATCGTTGTAAATAAAATCATAATCTTTTAAATTTTTTATTACAATTTCTCTCATGGTCGTACTCAATCCTGTAATGATCTCAACTTCTATAGTTTTTTTATTCATCTGTTCCCATAAAAATTGATCCATCAATTTTGGAACATCTGCATGTTTAACTCCATGTAAATCAAGTGTTTTCATCTTTAAAAATTTAAATTTTATTTGTCCTTCAAATTAAAACATAAAGTATGATTTGAAGTAACGCTTATTTGGTTTGTGTTGTAAATATCATAAACTATACTTATACACGCCATTATCAAACTCAACCTCCATCAATCCATCATTTTCCAAAATCTTTTCAATTTGGTCTGGTTGGAATTTAATGTTCTCAGGTTCCATAAAGATTTTGAAAGCCTTGGTTAATGATAGTTTAGAATCAGTTAACAATGTGAGAACTGTTTGGTTTTCACATTCAACAATCGATGGGTATTGACCGTTCACCGTAACAATAACTTTATCACCAATTTCTACTTTGTCTAAGGACACAACATATGGTCTTTCCTCAACCATAATTAATTTAACTGTTTGTTTTGTATTTTCACTCATAACATAAACCCGTACATTTGTGATACGGCTCCCATATATTTTTTTAGATTTATCACAGCTTGCTTGAAGTCCACTCTTGGTGTCTCCTTAAACCTTTCTGACAGCTGATCATCAGTCAAAGTTTTATCACAACTATCATAGATGTCCTTAAGCATCTGAAGATAAATCTCTTCTTTACTATAAGTATCATCAATTTTTTTTTCAACAACTTGACCTTCTAACTCAACACAATAATCGATCAATTCCTGAACTTCAGGATGATCCATCAGATGGGTATTAGTCTTAAATATTTGTTTTATGTTCTTCATAGATCCCATATACTTTTTCTTTTTCTCTTAGGTAATTTATATGATACCCAAAGAGCTAATTTCTGTATTAGTCTTTTCAAGATAGTTATTTTTTCATCTTTTATTTTTGGAAATCTTCCGTGATTACCCATACTATCGTAGTCAGCACATTGAGCATAAGCAATAGGTGATGGCATATTGCTGTACTCACACCATAATTCTTTCTCATTTATTTTTTTATTCACCATCATTTAAAAATTTAATAATTTTTTCTTTTACTCCACTTTGTTTGATACCCTCATTTGATTTAGGTGTTAAAACAAAATTATCAATTGCCCAAGCGTCTTTCCAAGGTTCACCATTCTTACCCATGTTCAAATCATCAACTGAAACCCAATGAGTAACTTCAGGATGATCGTGTAAGTATTGTCTAATCTCAAGAGTTCGTGTTTGTTCTAACTCCCATTGTGGTGACCATATAAATAAATCGCTATGAGCGGTACAATTCTGAATGTTTGGTGTTAACGCGATTGGTCGTTTGATAATTCCTTGACTTTCGTAGTAATCACCAAGTTCTTCAAGTGTCGCGTGTAATTTCCAATCAGAGCTAACAACAATCTCACATCCTGTTTCTTCGACGATCTCATTTAATACCTTAACAGCCTTTTTATCAAAATCATCAAAGCGATAATCAACAGGAGCCTCTTTTTTTTCTTTACTACTGTCAGGATATTCACTTCGGTATTTAGCCCATTTTTTTGTTCTTCCACCCCAATTATTTGAGAGACAGATTACACCATCATTATCTAAAAATAAAACTTTCATCGTTTGAGTTTTTGATTTTTTTTAAAAATAGCCAACATAATTACCACAAATATAAATAAAATTCCCCACATATACAAATGATAATGGTATATGCCAAATAGAAAAGGGGGAGTAGCGAATTCCCCCTTTAAATCGTTACCCTAACGGATAACGGTCCTAAAAGCCCACCACTAAGGATGGGGTCTTTTAAAAACCCCCACCACAAGGATAGGGGTTCATATGATTTGTTTCAAGAGTCGAAAATAGGTTCAAAAGAGAGTTTTAAGTTTTAATCAAATGACTTTTGAATATTTGAAATTTCGTTTAATGTCAGTTCGTTATCTTCATCAATTATCCATCCAGTCGGATACTAAGTGTAGAACAACCATAACTTTTTAACCCTATCTACAAACCATATTAAATTTCAGTGGTTACGTTGAAGGTGTCCAACTTATCTTGAATTTCTTCAATTTTTGATTCCAACAATTTGATCTCTTGATTTCTATTCACTAAAGAGATTTCAGAAGTTAAAACCACTTCACTTTCCATTCGGTAACGGTCACGATTTGATTTTCCTTCAGTACAGTCCATTTTCTTTAGGGCCGCAATTGTGGATTTCATTTCTGACATCCAAAAGATGTCTTCCATCACCTCTGCGTTTGCGATGTGGATTTTTGCCTTCAAAGACGCCAATTCTTTGGTGTCTTTTTGGATTTCTTTATACAACACCACCGTGCTGTATGGTCTTTGGTTACCAACCTCAACTGAGTTGTGTTGTTGCATCAACTTCGTGTTCTCAGCAATGTTTTTAACCAGTTTGTTTTTCTGTTTAAGTGCCTGTTTAATTGTCATGTTTTATTTTTGTTTTGAAAGTATAAGTAATCTTTTTTACTTGGTCAAGCGAATTGTATCAACTGTATAATAACAATAATTTTCTTCCTCAATATGGCAGTGTTCTACTTTTATCTCGTATGATGAGTATGCATCACAGTTACTTTTTGATGTTTTACAACTTGATAATAATATCAATCCAATAATTAAACTAAAATTCTTCATTTTAAAAATCTTAAATAATAAACTTCACCTAATAATAACAATGATAATGTAGACATTGCAAATCCTAATCGATCCTCAACATAAAATGTTCCTCCCATTACGAATAACAAAATTAAAAATAATGGCACATAATAAATTCCTTTTTTCATCGTCCAAATCCTACTTTTCCTGATCCTTTAATTGATGGTGCTTTCTTTAATCCTTCGAGGTTATCCATCACTTCCTCAAATTCTCTTCCCATAACTATAGTTGAAATTACAACTTCTTTCAAGTGTGAAAGTGACATTCCGTCTGTTCTTTTTACCCATTCTTGGACATCAACATTTTTTATATCTTCGTCTGTTAATTTGTGACGAATATATGCTTCACGAATCTCATCGTTTGGTAATTCAACTTTGTATCTTCTATCGAAACGAGATGGTCTGTTAGTAATACGATCTTGTAGTTTTTCAGGATAGTTGGTTGTTGCAATATACACCACATCTTCAATCTGTTTTACACCATCTAAGATGTTTAACAATCTACTTGTTGAGTGGCTATTCTCACCGGCAATTGAGTCTATGTCTTCTAATAAAACAATCAATGGTCGATCTGGTTCAATCTTTCTGAATGTCGCAATAAAATCCATGAAGTAATCAATATCTTCTTGATCTTTAATGTTAATGATAATACCATCATTTTCAATTAATTGTTTTGAGATTAACTGAATAATACCTGACTTACCACAACCTGGTTCACCATACATTAAAATACCTCTTTTGTGAACAAAACTATATTCTTTATACTTGTCTTTACGATCCCAAAAATTTTGAATGTCTTTAAGGATATCTATAATTTCATAAGAAGGTAACTGATACAACTCATCTGTCTTGAATGGTTGTTTTTTTAATGTGTGTTGATTTAATTGTCTGTTCCAAACAATTTCATAAATACCGGATGGTACTTTAGGAACTGATTTAAATGCTGGTACAAACTCTTCATCTTGTAATGTTCCCCAACATGTTGGTGAATTAGTTACAATCTTGTCATCATCATAACTAGTTGTTTCAATATAATCGTTTGGTATTCTAATATTTTCCATTTCTTCAATCATCTTTAACTCTTGGATGTAGTCTTGAATTTGGTCCTCTCTCATCTTACTAAAATTGGGTGTATAATTATTAATATTTCTTCTGTTTTATCTTTTACTTTCACAACTCTATCTTTATGGAGTTTCAGAGTTTCTTTTGGGTTTTTTGTTTTTAAGTGTTCAAATTGAGCTTTCATTTCTGTTCTCGCGTCTGATTCTTTTTTGAAGTACCCAAAGTAGTCGTCACAACCACCCACTCCTCTTGTTCTGTCGTAGACCCCGTAGATCAGGTCGTTTTCTTTTGTCATTATAGTTTGTTAGCGAGTGTCTTAATTGTTTCTTCATCTTCATTTGAAAGCCTGTGTCTGTTGTTCATCAGATTCAATAGTGTCTTCTTCCACTCTTCATCTAAAAAACTCATACTTTCATTTTTACTTGTGTTAGTTGAGATAACCAAACCTTCTTCAACAAATAAATCAACCAACTTCAGAACTTCACGATCTGATAAATTTTCGTAGATCTCATCAACCGATAAATCTACTTCTGCTTGTGTCCAAAATATTGCCATAATTTTTTTTTTAAATAATAATAAAAAAAGGTGACTCCATCAATGGGAGTCACCAACATTATTCTTCTCTCCGTAGATGAGGTAATCAGGATTGATTACCTTCGCTACTTTGTGACGATCACCACTCAAGCATTTTACAACAATACCTTCGTGCGGAACTTTAGTTCCTTCTATAAAGTTATTGAATACAAAACTATCTTGAGTTTCTTTCTCCCAAGGACCTGTATATAGCACATCAACCTTCGGTAAATCTAACTCTTCGAATATACCTCTCTCAGTAAAGAACGGTAAGTATTCACCATTAACCTCAACGTCAAATCCCGCAAAACGAATATCAGTTAAACCATAATCGTAGTTCTTTTGGATTCCGTGTCCGTAGATCTCACCATAGATAACAATACCACTTCCTAACATTTTAGGCGTGTAATGTTTTTTTACGTAGTTCCACAACTTTTCTTGGATGTTGTAGTCCCCATCGGCGGTTCTCCAAACATCAGTAGAGTAGAACCCTTGAGAAGTAGATCCTTTTTCAACATTATGAGATCCATAAACATAATCAAACTCAACCCATTTGTTTCCAAAGAATTTTTTGATACGATCCAAGATAGAAAGTTTTTTCTTTCTAACTATACCGTAACGAGCATTGGTTCCGTGAAGTTTACGAGTGATAGATACTCTATCCTCCTCGGTAAATAACTCAGGCACATTCTTCAAGTTAGGGAACTTGTGGTAAACATGGAAGTTAGGGTTTTGGTGGTATTTGAATTTTCTACCTCCAACACTCATCTCAACCATCTTAACTGGTGGTTCGTATTTGGTAACACCCAAGATACCCATCATATCGTGACCTTCACTTACATTGTTCTCCAAAGATTTTGGCGCTAAGTATTTGAATGGTATTAACAAGCACTCAGAGTAAACTCCACGTAATTTCACAGTTCTAACTCTTTGACCTTTTCTCAAGTATCCAGTCACACCCATCAAGTCAGATAACTCAACAGGGATTACCGCATCGGTAGTTGCAACAACAACCTTATCACCTACACTGTATTCGCCTTTTTTGGTAATGGCATGCCATCCACCAACCATTGCAAGTTCTATGTTATCTGCCCCTTCTATTGGTCGAATCTCACCGATCACACCAACATAACATACACTATTTAAATTTTCCATTTCTTATACGTTTTCAAATTCTTCTTTTACTAACTCTATTTCACTATTCAACCTGTCAAGTTCTTTAGATATCATTTCTTTAATGGCGTCTTTACTATAAACACTAACCTCATCTTTTCTTGAGAGAAATACCTTTGACGGTTTAAATTCAATCGTCACATTTAAAGAACAAGATTCTAAAGCGGATTCCAATTTACGCTTCTGTCTTTCCAATCTATCAAGGTTTTCTTTAACTTTTTTTGCTTGTTCAAATTTTTCTAATTCCATAACTATTTTTTTATATTGTGTGTTCCCAAAATACTCTGTTACAATTTTGTGGTAATTTGTTGATGTGTCGATAATTGTTAATATATCCCATCATATTACCCGCACCAATAGCATTGTGTGAATGTACTACAACATCAACAAGTGGTTTACCATCCATCCACTGATTAACCAACCACTTGGCACAATCCATACCAGTCTTTTCGGTGATGTTATCATAGTTGATTTCATAGTTTCTAACAACACCATGTAACCATTCTTTCATTGCACTATCACCCAAATCGTGGTCCAAAGAAATTAGTTCAATATTTTCTAAACCAATCTCTTTTACCTTACTTACAAACTCGTCATAAGAACGAACTACTGTCCAACTTGGATCAACAGGTGTTCTTACATCATCTAAATAAATTCTTGCTTTTTCCATTTTTACAAATATAATAATTTTTCTGTATTCAATTCTTTTCCTGTTATCACAAAATACGCATTTTGTAATTCGTGAACATATTTCATCGGTTTAATACCACTTAATCCTTCGATGCCGTATAAACCTTTATGTATGTGTGTAAGTGATATATCATCTGTTTCCCACCAATCAAACTCACCAATACCAAGTGCCGTGTCTTTCATCTTAACAAAATGAAGTAACTCCAAAACCTCATCAGTTATTTTAACGGGGTTAAAGTCGTCAATATGTAGTGGTAAACCATCTTTGGTTCCAATATAAAGTCCGTTAAATGCAATCGCCTTAACATTAGTTGGAGTTTCAAAAAGTGGGTGGGTCACAATACTACCTACCCTTAACTCATTCAACATCATACATACCATCTTTTTCATCGTCTTTCATCATCTGAATCAACAAAGCTTTTCTACTATACTTTCGTATTAGTTTGAAAGTCTCAGTAATATCCGTAAAATCAGATGGTGGACTATCGATCCTACCCGGTAAGAATATCAAAGTAAAACCGTGATTACCATATAACCTCTCATTCACTTTAATACCACAGATTTCATCAATATAAACCCAAGGGAAATTACCCTTAAGTTTAATTTCAATTCCAAGTTTTTTTAATCTTTCTACAAAGACCTTGATTTTATCACCAGTCAATTTTGTAGGGTCATCTTCTCTTTCCATATAGGTTCCAAATTTTGTCTCTATTTTTTTCATCTCAATACATATGAATGAATTACTATTACTAATTTACCATTGTATAACGCTCGGTCTGATCGGATGTCAATATCCATCATTCCCAAATCTTCTTTGAGTCGTTTTGCCTGTACAGATACCTCGTGTTCAGCATCTTCTTTGGTTTTGAAGAATCCGAAGTAGGAATCACAAGATCCTGTCTTATCACACACTCCGTAAATTATCTCTCTTTGATCCATAACATTCTAATTTTCCATCTTTAACATTCCACAAATCTTTAACTCCTTCGGTCATATGACAATTATGTTTTTTACCAGTTCTACGACCAAAGTCAACAATCATATCATTATGACGATTACGAATCACATGTGGACATTCTTTACAAGGTTTTTTCATTTTAACTTTGAGTCAATAAATTCTTTTGAATCCTTTAACTTGTCAAAATCATATTTAACACCATCAATGGTTACTTCGTAGGAATGCCACTTGGTGAACTTACTATCACCATTTTGAAATGTCCTTGGGTCTTTTTTTCTAAAATAATCCTTCATCTTGGATCCTTCATACTTGATGATCTCAAAACCACGATATTCTCTTTTAGTTTCTTTAGTTGTCCACATAGAACAAAGATAAGAAAACTTTCCTAATAAAACAAAATTATTTTTTAATTGGTAGTGATCCAACAATTTCAATAGATACAGGAACGATACCTCGTTTAATAAAATTCAATTCTTTTGCGGTACCATATGATAAATCTATTATGTGTTTGGATGATTTTGGTAATCTGTCGTTTATTTTTACAAACCTAACAGAATCATTAATCAGATTAATAACTTTAACTAAAGTTCCGAACTTCAAGGTTTTATGTGCTGCGAATAAACTATCTTTATGGAACTTTTCACCCGATGCTGTTAATCTTCCTGTATAGTTCTGACCATAGTATGATGCGGTACCTTTATATACTTCACCAGGAATTGTTAACGATAAAGTTAAAAATAATATTGGTATGAATAATTTTCTCATATTATTAAAATATGAAAAAAATATCAATAAATAAAGATTTTGGGGTTATCTCTTAAACTTGTATTCGGTTTCTATTTTTCTTGTACCGTATTTTTTTTCCATGATTTGTTGGTGAAGATCCCAATTTAGAATTGATTCACTAACTTGTTCGTCGTCTTTTGCCATAGAATATAGTTTTGATATTTTCTTTAACATTTTGTTTGCAATGTATTGAAAGTTCTCGATTTCATCTTCAAAGAATTTAGTTGGGTTCTTTTCATATTTCGTCACATAAGATAAAAACTTCCGTCTAATCTCATCTGTTTTTTCTAATTTTTTTACCTCATCATCTAAATTTGGCGGTAACATCCCAAGTTGTCCCCCAAATTTTATCATATCATCCATATGATGTTGTGTCATTATAACAAAAATCTCCATTCTATTATTAACTAAATCAATGTAAGCAACTTCCAATACTCTATTAATTTTCTCATCTAAAGTCATTTCAGATGGATCTTCACCTATATGTTCAATAAGAGCATCTAACCTATCTTCATTTTCTTTTAACTCATTAATAAAATCCTCAAATGTGAATTTTTTAATTTCCACCAACTCTCTGAATACTCTATTGTTTTGTAAGAAATCCAAAAATTGTGATTTTGTAACGTTTTTACTTCTCATTGAAGATGCAACCTCAACGGGTCTAACGAGGTTTTCAATACCGTGGATATAATACATATACCTAAAGAAAACTCTATCTAATACTGGTATTCCAAAATTACCCCTTCTTTGTGTTGCTTGATATGTAGCATCAGGACCGATTAAACCAAACTTTTTTGATTGTTTGTCGTATTTGTGTTTAATTTCATGAGCCAAAGATGCAACATATTCATCTCTTTCTTCCTCCATTTTTTTAATTAGTTGTTCAGGTTCCCAATTTTCGCCAACCGCAAATGTTATTGTTAATTCCAAAGTTGTCGATGGTTGAGTTTCTTTCATATAAACATCTCTGTTAAATCCAAACCCACCAGACATACCCATTGAGATGATGTCTATCACTCCATCTCCGTGACCTTCTACTTTTTCTATTTCTACTTTTAATTCATAAGAATCAATTTTGATTTTTTTCTTATCACCTAACTCAAATTCAATCTCACCATCGAATTCATATTCATCTTCAACACTATCTATTGATTTGATGTCTTTTTCAACAACATCATATAACATCTCAGCCGCATCTAAAATATAATCAGGAACGCCTAAAGCTTCTGTAATTAATTTTAATTGACTTTCGGTAATAACAATATTTCTCATAACAATAAATATGTTGGAGTTGTAGTTTATCCTACAACCCCAACTAAATCGTCTAAATGGTGATCATCGTCCATCTGAGATGCAATTTCTCGTTTGTCCATCATGTGAACAATCTCAGTAATACTATACGGTTGTAAGTTGTTTCCATCAACACCAACATCCAATCGTTTACCTTTACCCCACTTTTTATTCATAGGTAAATGAACGTGTCCGTGAAGGTGAATAACACCTTTGTTAAGACCATTCCAACTTTCAAATGGGTAGTGAGTCATTACAAAGTCAACCCCAAAAATATTAACCTGTAAGTAATCACTAACAGATATAAACATATCTTTGATGTTATCTCTGTTGTTTCTAATGTGGTGATCGTGATTCCCAAGAACCAAGTGAATGTTTTTACATACCAATCTGTTTAAGAAAATTCCAATATTTTCAAATCCGCCAAAAGCCACATCACCCAAAATAATTAAAGTATCATCCTGACCAACTTTTGCATTGATATTTTCTACTAATGTTGAGTTCATTAGTTCTAATGTTGGGAAATCCCTTGTTGACAAATCAGGTACAAGTCCATCTTTTGTTCGCCAATTGGTGACTCCCCTACAAATATTTTTGTGGTTATAGTGTGGATCCGATGTAACCCACACTTTACCTGTTGTTAATATTTTATCAAACTTCATTATAATTTTATTTCAAATCTTTCTTTCATTAACTCAATCTTTTCTTCAGGAACATCATGTTGATTTTTACCACCATGTCTATTTTCAACAACAACACAAAATACTTTATACCCATATTTTTTAGCCAATTCAAAATACGGTTCCATTTCCCATTCCTGTGTAAATGTGTTGGATACCGCAATTTCACGATAATACTGGTCATTAATTAGACTATCCCTCATGTAAGTTTCAACTAAATTTTGACACCATTTATGAGCGTCTCTTATTTTTGAAATATCGAATTCATATTTACCATTTTCTTCATTGATAAAATATTTATCGGCTTCGCAAACCAAAAAATCTTCACCAACCAATCTTTTTGCCAATGTGGATTTTCCACTACCCGGTATTCCTCTAACGATATATAATACTTTTTCCATAATACAAAGATATGAAAAAAAATTGCATAAAAAAAGGGAGTTTAACTCCCTTTATTATTTTTATAGGATACTAAACTTAAACTTCCATAACCGGAATTCCTAAGTATCTCTCAATTGCAGATTTTGTATTCTTTCCACAAATTCCGTCTTCAGCTAAACCAGCTTTAAAGCATTTATTTAATGCTTTTTGAACTGTCATCACCTCTTCTCTTGTATTCGATGCTTCAGTAATTAATGCGGATTCAACAATATTATTTTTTAATTTGTTGTATTGACTTTCTGTTAATTTAATCTTGCTCATAGTTATTTGTTTTTTTTTATTTAGACCAATTTGAAAAATCGTCAGATGAAACTACAGGATCAACTTTTTGATCTGCTTGAGGTACTCTCCAATCATCGGCAAAACCATCTTCTTTTTTACCTTCTTCACCACCACCTCCGGTAGGACATCCTTTTTTATTCAATGCGTTTAACGCATCTTGGTAATTGAAATAATATCTTTTTCTTCTTGGGTTTGGATTAGGATTTGGGTTAGGGTTTGGATTAGGGTTTGGATTAGGGTTAGGAATAGGATTTGGTGTTGGTTTTCCTCCTTTAGGACATTGCCATCCTGAATTTCTATAACCATTAATGTCAGTTCCCCAACCGCATTTTTTAGCGTTTTCTTTTAACTTATCTTCGCTAACTTTTTTTGTATTTTTTGCCAATTCAGAAATTGGTAACCAAACATAATCTCTCCATTCATTATCTTGATCTATATCACCGTCCAAAGCATCGAATAAAGTTTCAGTAAATCTTTCATTATAAATTTTACTTAAAGCACAAAAATCAGGAATTGTTTTTAATTTTCTTAAATTTTTTGCAATTAAAACTTCATCAGTACCTAAACCAGTAACTGCAGATCTTATAAAGTCTGCAATGTCTTGGAGTTTTTCAGGTGAGTTTACAGGTTTACCCATATATTTTCTATTATCACGACAAAATTTGAATGCTTTAGCAACTCTTTCATAATATCCACCTCCTGTTGTTGCCCAACCTGTTAATGCCCCAACACCAGCACCAATAATTGCACCAACAACTGTTCCAACACCTGGTGCAATGATTGTACCTACACCAGCACCTACTCCAGCGCCAGCAGCTAATGATCCTCCAATTCTAGTTGCTGACTGACCTTGATCTGAATATTCTTCTATATTTTCTCTTTCTTCTTGGATTTTTTGTTTGTGTAAAGAAAGAATTCTTTTAGATTCTTCCTCTGTTAAAATAAATTTATTTTTCATATCAAATTTTTTATTATATAAATATATGAAAAATAAAAAAAGGTGAGAAAGCCTCACCTTTTATTTTAGGACCGACATTGAATGTCAGTTTCTCCACCACCTTATTTTTATAGAACAAGGAAACTATAATCTATACATCCATATTTTTGTCTCACCGTATATACCAAGTATATCATTGAATGTCTTACTCTCTATTGTACCTGATACAATATTAAAGTTAATTAAATTTCCACTAATGTTACCCCAAGGCGTATCATATAACGTTAAATTATATGTGGTTGATGTTGTTGTTAATTTATATTTAGATGGATAACCGTTAAAAGTGTAGTCATCAACATCAATAAAAATTAAAGTGTCAGATCTTAAGTCGTCATCAAAATCAGTGTTTAAAACTTTTTTGATAACCCAAGTTTGTCCCGCCAATGATAATGTAGTATCAACTAAAGTTGAGTCAGTAATTATCGGTTGAGGACTCAATGGTTGTTGAGGTTTAATATCTTCTTTATAACAAGAAGTTAATAAAATGTTACTTAATAAAAAAACTACAAATGACTTCATCATACTAAACTTTCAATTTTGTTTCTAACTTGTTCTACCAAACTAATCTCAGTTGTGTTTGTTAAAATAACAGATTCTTTTAGGATCTTATTTGGTATGTGAACCAAGAAGGTATTACCATCAAAGTAAGATAAATCCTCACCTAAATTTAATGCTCCATCTACCATCTTTAAGAAGATCTTAAATTGGATTGGGTCTACGAATGATTCAGAAAGCAAAGTTCCGAATTTTTCGTTCATGATTTTAATGTTATGGTTTAAGGTCGTCTTTATCATCTCTAATTATTTCTACAAATATAATAAAAATTTTTGTTCCAAACTACTATTTAAAAACTTTTTTTAAAATTTTGTAAAGTTGTTCACTCCCTTTCTGTTCAGGAATATCTTCAGATTTAAAATATTTACAAGACGTGTGTTCGTGTCCATGTGAAGCTTCAGATAAGTCAGGTTCTTTTTTTTCTTCAATGTTTTGTAAAAAAACAAACATCATTCCTCTTTTGGTACCGTCGTCATTGAAGTTATCAATTATACCGACAAGGTCCAAGTCTGTTCCAATTTCAATATTTGTCTCTTCATGGAATTCTCTTATTGCCGCTTGACCTGGCGTTTCACCATTTTCGATACCTCCTCCGGGTATGGACCAAATATTTGGTAATGTTTCTTTTGGTGATCTTTTACAAAGTAAAACTTCATCACCATGTTTTAAAATAACACCAGAACTTCTTCTAAACTTTTTCATAGATATTTATAAATATGAAGGCAAAAATAAATAATAATCTTTTTAACCTAAAAACTGTTTTTACTGATAAAGACACTCAACAAGGTATGATGAATAAAAAATTCGATGATACATTTGACGGTATGTTGTTTCTAATGAAAAATGAACCACATTCTTTTTGGATGAAAAACTGTATTATACCTTTAGATATTGTTTTTATAAATGGTAATAAAATAACAAAAATACATCACAATTGTAAACCTTGTCATTCTGATGATTGCGAACACTATTCTGGTGAAGGAGATATGATCTTAGAATTACCTTCTAATACTTGTAAAAAATACAATATTAAAGAAGAAGATTTAATTGAATTAATTTAAAGAATCAAAAAAAATCTTTAAAGGATCACTACTATCTATAGGTTTTTTTGTGATATCATCAAAAAAACCACTACTTACATTTTCATCATTAGTTTCCTCATCTTTAGGATCGTTTTCTTCGTCCTCAACTTGTTCAAGAATTCTCTTAAGTTGTTTTTCGTTGATTAAATAATTTTTCATATGATATAAATATCACTCACTTTCAATTTTTACTTTTGTTTTTTCATCAACAAAAGATTGAACTCTCCCTCTTGCAACGTCACAATAGTTTGGTGATAATTCAATTCCTAACCATCTTCTATCCAATATCTCAGCGGCCACTAAACTAGTTCCTGAACCCGCAAATGGATCTAAAACTACATCGTTTTTGTAGGATAATATTTTAATCGCTTTAGTTGGTATGTCCATCGAGAAAGTTGCCTTGGTGAGTGATTTAGTATCTGCAAAGTAATTCCACTGACCAAACACAAGTTCCATAAATTCTTTTTTATCATTCTCGTCATAGACCATTTTGTTCCTTTTTGAACCATCTTCATTTTCAATTTCAGTTAATTCTCCAGTCCATTGTGGTTGACCTTTGATTTTTTTAATGTGTTTATTTTTGTATGCCAAAATGACACATTCTTTTGGGTTATAAATGTACGGTGAACTTGGACTCATCCAAGATCCCCAAGCAGTGGTTTTACTTCTGTGTGGTGATTGTTCTTCAAGATCAACAATACCAAAGAAACCATAACCAATTTCTTTCATGATTTGCCACATCTCCGACACAAAGAAAATACGTCCACCTTTTTTCTGTCTATTAATTTCGTAAGGAATGTTAAGAGCAATTCTTCCATCATCTTTTAATAGTCGATAGGCCTCAGATAACCAAGACTTTGCAAACTCCACATACTCGTTAAACTCAACGTCATCTTCGTGAACATCGTAAGCAATCCCAACTCCGTAGGGTGGAGACGTTACGATTAAATCCACAGATCCTTCAGGTAATGTCTTCATCACCTCAATACAATCTCCATTAATTATTTTTCCTGTTTCTATCATTATTTAAATTCCTGCGGTTAAATGGTAGTAGTATCCTTTACTGGATGTATCACCAAATGATTTATATATAGTGTATTCTTTTTCTTCGTATAGTATACCACTTACTACCTCAACTCTACATCCAATGTCATCGACTTTGAATCTTAACTTATCGATCTCGAAGTCCTCTTCTAATGGAATATCATAAACAAGATGTTCTCCCTTGCAATAGTCTTCGATGATTAGGTAAGCAACCTCACCACAATATTGTTCTTCGTAATCACTTTTTTCGTTATCAAGTTCCTCACTTTGATAAACAACATTCCCTTCCTCGTCCTCAACTCTCACAAAGAATGCGTCGGGATATGGTCCCATAATAGATTCGTTTGGTGAATCAAAAAAAGTATCAACCCCCAAAATTTCAGAGATCTGATCGTGATCCAATTCATCATGTTCAACTCCACCATCTCTTAGTGCTTCATATTGTTTTGTGTTTAATTGAAATGGGTAAACTTCAGCTCCTTTACCTCCGATTGTAATTTTGTAATATTTCATATTATTATAGATTAAAAAATGTAACTAATTAATTTGAATGAAACAAGTCCAGTCCCAACTAACCACGATAATGTAATTAGAATTGCAAAAATTCTATAGTTTCTTTCCATTTGATCTTTTGATCTTCCTTGAAAGTCATTTGGGTTCCAATCTTTTTCCATTTTTAAATAAAATTTGAGATCATCTGAGCCAATTTATATCCTGTGAATGCCCCTGCTGCTGCAGATCCAGGAAGAATAATGAACTTACCTAACATAGTTTCATATTTTTTTCTATTCACAATGTAAGAAATCAGTATGTAATAAGTAATATAATTTATAAGGACCAAAAAGTCCAGTTCTTTTGATGCAAACACAACAATAGAGTTACCTAAAAACCCCCACATAAAGTTAATTAGGGTTTCTCTCAATAATTCATTTGGGGTTGTAAGAGCATCCCAAACACTGATCTCTTTATCAAAACCTGTGTTACTTTTCGAGTGTTTCGATGTGGTGTTGGAGGTACCAGAGTGCTTTTCTGAGGTCCTCAAGTTCTTTATCTTTTCCTTTTTTTCCTGCACGGCTTATATATTTTACTGTATTTCCTAAACTAAATCCTAAATCCCAAGCGTCAATAACTTTAATTGCTTCGTAAGGATTATTTTTACCTCCGTAATGCTGTGGATGATTTACTTGTTCTACTTTTGGTGAGGTACACTGACAAGGTCCTGTACCATTACATAAACATACTTTTAAATTATCCATCATATTTTCCTCCTCACTATATTCTTTTAATAATTCATCATTAGAGATTGTTCCGTATTTTCCACTTAAACCATCCATATCCACAAAAGAAGTCATCATGTCTTTCATTTCATTTTATTTATTATATTTATTATTTCTTCTTCGGTAAAACCTTCACTATACATCCTATAAACTTTGCGTGAGAAATCGTCGGTACAAATTATCGCATCGGCGTCCAAATAGGTCATAAGGTTTGGGAGGTTTTTTAAAATGTTTTCTTTCTTTAAAATTCTCTTATTAAATCCCATAACTTATTCTGTTTCTTGTTTTTCTTCTTGGTTTTTTGTTTGTGATATGAGTCCCGCAATTCTTCTTTTGAAGAGGGGTAATAATGTTTCATTAACAGGAAAAATTCCGTTTGATGACATTTGAAATACTGGCCCCATTCTCTTGTCTTTTGGTTCGTATGTTGAAAATGTAGATATTATATTTGGGATGGTCAACTCTCCGATCTCATCGAAATAAATTAAATTTATATTCGCCATTCTTTGTGGGTTACTTTTTGTTTCTTTCTTTATAATGTACTCCCACACATAAGTTTTTTTACTTTCTGTTTCAGTATAAAAGAAATACCCTTTTGGGTGTAAGATATTTTTTTTGTTTCTTTTGATTTTCATATCCAAAGAATCAAATACTATCGTCCAAACAGACTTGGCTACATTAAAGTATTCCATGATTCTTGGTGCTGAATAAGATAAAATTTTTCTAAACTCTTCATTTTCTTCAATAGACATGGTCGGAGCGTCTTTTACTTTCAGATCCTTCACCATAATTTCATCGTCTACGGTATTTAATTTTTTATCCGTGTAGACAATTTTCTTATCCCTCATAAGAGCTTGGATATTCATTAAGTGTAATGATAATTCAATAAAACCAGGGTATAACTCTAACTTATCGAGTTTATCTCCCATTTTTTGAAAATAAGAAAGTAGTTTGTATTCTTTGTATTCTCTATCAATAGGTTTTTCAAACATCCAATCGGTGTTCATCAAAAATTCTATTTTTTTTCTTCGTGCCATTCATAATAAAAATATGATATATTGTTCAACAAATAAAGACCTAACCAGCTCTCATTACAAAATACCAATCGTCATTTACCTTTGTTTCAAACATTTCTCCATCATGTGAGTTTAATAAATTACCATACCCATCACTATTAACTACAATGTCAGTTACTTCATTTAAATCAACAAAATCCATTATAAAACTACTTTCATAACCGTAATGTTTGATAAACTCATCAATATCATCAACATATTCATTAACTCTATCATTGATTTCATTCTGTATAGAACTTTCATCATAACCACCTTGTGGATCTTCTTTGATGTCTTCTATTGTCTCTTCTAAACCTTCAATTTTTCTTTCGATGTTTTCGAATTCTTCGTCAGACAATTCCTCTTTTTCTAATCTATTATTTAGATTTTCTATAGTTTTTGTTAATTGATTAACTTGATGTTGTTGATTTTTAGATAATTCAAGTCCTATATCATAATGTTCAGGATCAACTCTAACTATATCTTCAAAAAAATCATCTAACCAACTTTGCCACTCTCCTTTATTAATCGCTTGATCCCAAACCCAACTTGAGAATGCATCATAACCCATGTCATCAACCGATCTTTCAACATATCTTTTAGCCGCAACATCTAACTCGTCTTGAGTATAAACATCATATGTGTCAGGTTGTAAAGTTCCACCACCTAACCATTCGTATTGTTTTCCAATACCGTGATTTCCAGTACCATTTGGATAAATAAAATATTTATCTTCTTCTATTTCATCACCATTGTCGTCTTCATATAAGGTAGGAATACCTTCTTCAACTAAGAATTCATATAACGCTTCAGTTCTTTCAGATTCATCATCATTATTTTCAATATTCCATTCATCATCTTCTCTATAATCGGCTAATTCTGAAAGTTTTTTATTTCTTTCTTGTTTTAATTTATTTGTATGCATTGTTGAACCCCAACTACTAACATACCCATCTACCTTAGTTCCATCAAGATTTGAAATATTCGTATTAGATATGTCTAATCGTCCCATAACTCTAACAACGCCAGTTAAAGGACCAATGTTTTTAAATTTTCTAAGATCTAAACCACCATTAATAACAATACCCTTACCACGATAAGGTTTGAGATTTGCAACTCTTGCTGCAATACCTCCAACATCCTCTAATGTTTCTGTATATTGATCAGGAGTTAGTGTGACAAGATTCTCATCTTGTTCTAATAAGAAATTTTTAATGAAGTCTCTCATACTTTATAAATATAACAAAATAAAAATAATTGATTTTTATTTATTCTGAATTAAACTTGTTTTAGATACTATTTATAGATAAATAAACCAATAAAAACATTTAGTTATGGGCTGCGGATGTAAAAACAAGCAACAGGCACAACAACCTCAAACACAAACACAAACTCAAACACAACAAGGTGCTAATACCACTCAAAATAATACTAACGTTCAAGAGTCGGTAAAAAAAATCATTAACAAATATTACAGAAGATAATATTTGCGTATCATCGAATAATAAGGTGTTTCATTTTGGGACACCTTTTTTTATTTCTTGATATTTATAAATTAAAAGGAAAATGAGTACATACTACTGCGAATCTTGCCTAACAGGCGAAAACAAATATATTGATGGAGGGGATTTATCGATTCCATTACCAGGTATTCCAAATGTTGGTTTTGATATTGGGTCTGGGGTTAACAATCAAATTAATAGTGTAAAGTTACAATCAGACGGGAAGATATTAGTTGGGGGTTATTTTACTTCTTATAGTGGTGTTGCCAAAAATTATATTGTTAGATTAAATACTGATGGTTCTGTTGATGATAGTTTTGTTAATGGAAGTGGTTTTACATCGTATGTAAGTGATATTGAAGTACAAACAGATGGGAAAATATTAGTTGTTGGTGGTTTTACATCGTATAGTGGTGTTGCCAGAAATTATATCATTAGATTAAACACAGACGGGTCTATTGACAACAGTTTTAGTATTGGGTCCGGTTTGAATTTACCCCCTTATGATCTTGAGTTACAATCGGACGGAAAGATATTGGTTGGTGGTTATTTTACTTCTTATAGTGGGGTATCAGTAGGTGCGAGTTTAATAAGATTAAATACTAATGGATCGATAGATAATACATTTAATACCGGTTCAGGATTTTATAATACTTATGGTGAAGGGGGTGATGGATCTGTTTTCGCAATTCAATACCAACCAGACGGAAAAATAATTGTTGGTGGTGGATTTACTCAATATAATGGAGCTTATATTGGTTCTGGTATAGTAAGATTAAATTCAGATGGAACAAGAGACGTATCATGGAATAGTGGTACCGGTATAGATGAAGCTACCGTCTTTTCAATTGCATTACAATCAGACGGGAAGGTATTAATTGGTGGTAATTTTATAACATTTGGTGGATCAATTGATAATTATATTGTTAGATTAAACTCTAATGGTGGCAAAGATGGAAGTTTTGTTATTGGAACTGGATTTGACAATAATGTTAGGGATATTGAAGTTCAGTCGGATGGAAAAATATTAGTTGGTGGTGATTTCACAACGTATAGTGGGGTATCTAAAAATAGAATTATTAAATTAAACTCTGATGGATCAATAGATTCTAGTTTTGTAACTGGCTTCGGGTTTGACGGTAGTGTTATTTCGTTTGTGACAAATTCAAACGGAAAAATAATTGTTGGTGGTAGTTCCTTCACAAAATTTAATGGATATTTTTGCAATCGTATTTGTCAATTAGATTCTTTAGATAATAACCCAATATTATACACGACAGATTTTAGATGTTACGAGGCATTGAATGAATCGTTCAACAATATAAACCCTCTTTTTGATATTGGAACTGGATTTAATGGTTCCGTATGGGCTATTCAAACACAAACAGATGGAAAAATATTAGTTGGTGGTGATTTTACATCATATAGTGGGGTATCCATAAATAGGATTATTAGATTAAACACCGACTATACAGTAGACACTAGTTTTGTTATTGGTACCGGATTTAATAACCGAGTTACCGTAATTACACCACAATCAGACGGAAAGTTATTAGTTGGTGGTCTATTTACATCATATAGTAGTGTGACTAAAAATAGAATCGTTAGATTAAATACCGATGGATCTATCGATAATAGTTTTTCTATTGGTACAGGATTTACTAGTAATGTAAATAGTATTGAAATACAAACAGATGGGAAAATATTAGTTGGGGGTTATTTTTCTTCTTATAGTGGTGTAAGTAGAAATTGTATAGTTAGATTAAATACCGATGGATCAATAGATTCTAGTTTTGTTATTGGTACTGGATTTACGGCCAATTCGGTATTTAAAATTAACATACAATCAGACGGGAAGATATTAGTTGGTGGTAATTTTACATCATATAGTGGTGTATCTATTAATAGGATTATTAGATTAAACACAGGCGGGTCAATAGATTCTAGTTTTGTTGTTGGTACCGGATTTAACAGTATTGTTTGGGATATTGAAGTTCAGTCGGATGGAAAAATATTAGTTGTGGGTACTTTCACAACTTATAGTGGGTCATCCAGAAATAGAATTATTAGATTAAACTCTGATGGATCAATAGATTCTAGTTTTTCTATTGGTAGTGGATTTGCTGGTAATGTTTATGCATCAGCATTACAATCAGATGGAAAAATCTTAGCTGGTGGTCCTTTTAATTCATACAATGGTTTATCTGAAGGTGAAATAGTAAGATTAAACTCAGATGGATCTATAGATACAAATTTTAACGTTGGTAGTGGATTTAACCAAGGCTCAGAAATTTATTCAATAAAATTACAATCAAATGGTAATATATTGGTTGGTGGTAATTTTACTGAAATCGCCAATTTAAACGCATATAAATTTACCGGTCTTTTGAGTGTTCCTCTTGAATCAGAATATACCGCATTAGAACTCTTCTCAGAATGTGAAATATGTAATGGTTATGTTATACCTATCAGTGCAAACACCGAATATATTGACTGTCTTATTTGTGATGGAAGTGCTTCATTGGTGAGTGTTCCACATCCGGTTTGGATAGGTCTTAATGGTGGTTCTGTAACTCAAATGAACGCTGTACTTTTGGGTGGAAATGGGTTAAATAGTTAGTAACTAAATAAAAATAAAAAAACAAAATTATGACAATTAATGAATATTTAAACGGAAGAACAATTACCGCAGTTGAGGTAATCCAAGATTTAATCTTTAACATCTTTATTGGTGAAGAAGTTATGGGGTTGGATGTTGACACATCAAACATTCCTTCAGGATCAGTATTACAATATAGAACTGATTTTCAAGTTAACGGTGATTTATTAACTGTTGATAATATCACTATTAATTTAAATGAAACTAACGTATTATATCAAGAACCTGAGAATCAAAACAACTAAAAATGAGTTTAGATAGAGCAAGACAATTAGTTAATTCATTTAATGATGGCGATTTTGATGACGACATTGAGCCGTATTTTAATGATTTAATTACATTTTTTAAGTTTGTTAAAAAATACGGTCTTTTAGATGAATTAGATTTAGGTCAAGTAGGTTACCGTCAGTGGGATGATGAGATCATAGAATATCTGAATGAAAATGGTGTTTTAGGTAATCTTAGTTATGATGATGCACCTGATGAATTAAAAAATGTTCTTCTACTTCGTAAATTAGATGAAGACTATGAAGGTACAATTCTTTTTATTATTAATAATTTATTAACCGATGTTGAAATTAGAAATGGTGGTTTTTATTTATTTCTAAAAAATAGAGAAGAGTTGGCAAACTTTTATTGTGGGAGTAGTGGGAGAAGAGAAGGAGTAAGACATATTGCAGAACAAATATTCAGTGAGGAAGGTTTGGATTATGGTTATTACGATAGTGGTGCTTTACCATATGAGACAGTAACTGAATTAGACGACACAAACTTAACCAAACTAAAAGATGTTGTTTACAAAGAAATTGGTAATACTGAATTATCTTTAGATGACTATGATTCTGACTTTTTTGAGTCCTTATCTGAAGAACAAGGAACTCCTGGTTATTTTAGAATAAGACCTGAAGATCTAAACGATTTGTTAAAAGATACCGACGCAACTAATGAGCTGTTCAGTAATGATTTAGAAGAGATTGGTCAAGAATTAAGAAGTCTTTATTATAACTCTGAAAATTCAGCATACGAACAAGAAATTTATGATGCCATTTACGGTGGTTTAGATGAGTTGTTTGAAGGTAAAATTGATGATGTTCCGATATCAGGAAAAGACGGAAAAACTCGTTACATTCAATACATTAAAATTAGATATTTTGTAAAAGAAATTAGAGGGTTTTTAGAAAATAACAAGGGTTCAACTTATAGTGATTCGTTTTTAGAATATTACGGTACTTATAGTGAATTCTTGGTAGGCTTAATAAATAATGATATAATTGAATGTATTGACGCTAGAATTCCAGACTACCCTGATTACTCTTTAACACAGAAAAACATCAACGAAATGTTTCCTGAATATATCTAACTATTTATAGTTTCATTTAATTCTCATATTCATTATAAAAACCAAGAATATGAGAAAATTAGAAAAAAACACAAAACGGTATTTTGTGAATCTATTCGCAGACTACATCCTGTCAAAATTCAACAAATCAGAAAATACAATAATTCAAGTAACAGATTGTGAAAACTTTGTGGTTGTAAACGGTCAAACCATAAGTAGTAATGTTTTAAATCTTAATGAACTTAAAATAGAATTCATAGAATCAAACAAAGAATTATTTAAATCACTTAATAAAGAAAGTCTTAACATTATTGACATCATTAAGTATGAACAAGAAATCACAGATTTTCCAAGAGCATGGATCACAGTTAATAAATTTTTGTATGTTAACGAATTAGACCCCATTTCAGAAATAAACACTTCATCAGAGTTTCCTTATGGTCATAGTTTAGGATGTGGTAGAGGAATATTATATTACTCACATTACATATTCAATCAAATGTATTCTTTGTTAGGTGTTGATAAGGTATACTTTCATTACTCAAGTGATCTAAATGAAGATGAGGATTATAGAATTAAAGTGATCTGTGATTCTCAAGTTCCAAAGAAAACCATTGAAAGTCTTGTTTTAGATTGTTTTGATATGGATCTTACTGAGTTTAAAGAAAGGATGTCTAACTACGACTTTACAAAAGATGTCACTGATCAGACATTAGACAAACCATACTTGATTCAAGATAGACTAAAAGACATAATATTAATATAAAAGAAAACCCCTCAATTGAGGGGTTTTTTTATCTTTCGTAAAATTCTTTGATTATTTGCAATCCTTCATCTATATCTTCAAAATCTCGATCAGGAGCGTATAGATTTGATGTTGGTGATTCACTTTCAGGATTTTCAATTAACATGAATGCCGGTACAAAGTCATTTCCTGTGACTTCAACAAACATATCATATTCTTCTTCATATTCATCAATATCTCTATCAATAAATTCAATGTCAGCTTCTTCTAACATTTTTTTAAATGTGTGACAATGAGGACAACTCTTCATTGTAAACACAACTGCAATTTTATCCATTGATTAATTCACTTACCATTTCTTTTATCTGCCCTTCATTCATTATACCCACCTTTGTTTCAACTACTTCACCTGAATTAAACATCTTTACGGTTGGGATACTTCTGATACCAAGACTTAAAGCGACTTCTCTGTTATTATCAATATTAAGAGTATACATTTGAACTTCAGTTTCATTTGACGATGCAACTCTTTCAAAAATTGGTTTCATCATTTTACATGGTCCACACCACTCAGCCCAAAACTCGACCACAAGTTTTTCACCAGCATTTATTTTTTGTTGTAAGTCAACGCTACTAATTTCCATCTTTTTTTAATTTTTTTAAGTTTAATATAAAGAACTCAACGTCTTTTTTTCTATTTATAGGATAATATATCTTACAAGAAAATGAAGAGACTAATGGGTCAGTTTTAGATAAATATATGTAAATATTGTTATCATAAATAAATATTCCATCAGAATATGAAACCCCGTCAGTATATTGCATACCGTCCAATAAATAATTCTCAAATCTTGGTTTTTCAAGTAAACTTTCAGGTGTTAGTTCAATAAAACCCGTTAGTTGGGTTGTTGAATACAGTATTTTATTTTCCTCTACAAGAAAATCTAAAAGTCTTTTTTCGTGTTTGAATTTTTCCATAATATAAAAAGGGGGCTTTTCACCCCCGTAGTTTTAAATCAACATCAATTCTGCCGCTTCCCAAAGTTTAGTGTTTAAACGATTCGTAGCTTGGATGCTCTTGATTCCACGAAGTGTTGTTTGTCTTCCTCTCGGACTTTTGTAGGTGAATCCACCTCGAGTCATTTTCTCTTGGATCACATTAAACACAGTCCAAAGATCACTTCCTTCATCCTCAGGTCGAAACGGTGTTAGAAGGTCTGTAATGTCGATAGACTCAGGTCCATTTCCAACCGCCCAACGAATCTTAACAGCTTCTTTGATTAAACGGAGTTTTTCTTTTTCAGTTAACTCTTTTTCCATCATTCGGGTAACTGATTCTTCGATTCGTGGGAGTTTCTTAGAGAAGTCCTCAGCTAAACCTCGAACATCGTCGAATGAAAAGTGATTGTGTCGAATTGAGAATTTCTCTGCAACTGACGTAGGAACTGTAAGTCCGTTTGAACATACCAATCGGAATAGCCCTGCTCCCATAGAGAATGTTGCGGTTCCATCGTGAGAGTTTCTAACAATCGCTTCTACAACTGTGTCACCAACTTTTGGTAATTCACTGTTTCGGTATTTCAATTCGTGCATTGAGTGGATTCCTCTACCTGTTTGTTTAACAGATGATAGTTTCCAACCTTCTCGGTCGAAGATCTCCATTACTTCGTTGGTTGGTACGAACTCATACTTGTTCGTCATTTTAGAAGATGGTGATGTAGCAAACACTGCCGGTGCAATTGATTTGATTAGTTCTGGTGTGTATATCATAGTTTATTATTTTCTTTGTTTTTGTGTTTGACTTTACGAGTATATGATTTCTTACTTTTTTGCACGATAGGTCTGGTTGCTTGCCAAATCTCCTGTATCGTTATTTCAATAGTTTTCATTTTGTTTCTCGTTTATCTCTCTACAAAGATAATAATTTTTCAATAAATACCAACTTTAATTTAAAATAATTTTTCCCCACTTTGTTTTTTGGACATATCCTTCAACAACAGCCTTAGGGTTAGGTTTTTCAAATAGTTCAGGAATTTTCAATTCCAAGACAATGTCAATCATTTGTTGTCTAGATAAAACATGATCCAATCCTTCATCAACATTATTTTCCGATTTTTCTCTTAGTTTCAAATAAAAGTCTTTTTTTTGAACGTTCCCTATAAGTTGCATTAAGTCACCAGGATTATTTTCAAAAAAAGAAATTAGTTGTTTAATGTATATCTCACAATCAATATTTTTCATACCTAACATTTTTAATAATTATAGGAAAAAAATTCCATATAAAAAAGAAATGGGACTTATTAAAGTCCCAAATCACTTAGATCGATATCGCCGTAATCTTCATCATCATCTCCCATGGCATCTTTATAATCTTGGTCTTTCAAATCTTTAACGATATCATCAACCATTCTTTGGATTATTTGTTGTCCTTTTGGATCACCACTTAGGATTTTTTTAGCCAAACTAATAAATTCTTCAGCGTTTAAAGCTGAAAAACGCATGAATAGGTAATGTTGGATATGTTTCATATCGTCATCAAACAATTCAATTGGGTATGTCGCTACAAACTTTTCCCAAAATATAGGTCCCAAACGAGAGTCCCAAATCTCAGCAGGAAGTGTGTCTTCAGCCTTTAAAATCATTTCTTGTTGTCTTGGGTCGTCAGGTAATCCATGTGTACCAAAGATCTCATATACACCTTTAACTAATTCATGTACAAGCAATGGGAATGTAACCGCCTTAGCTTTAACTGTTGGTGGATCAGTTTCCTCATCAACTTCTGATTGTCCCATTTGACCACCACCGCCACCGGCCATACCTTCCATATCAGGGAAGATCCAATAGGCATGTTCCATTAAAGATTGTGTAACTGCGTAAAGGTTCATTAATTGTGGGTTGATGTCATTAATCTCATTTCTTACAAGATTATACATGTGACCACCTTTGAAAGCTGCTCCTTGAATTAACGAGTTGATAAATCTTCTTTTAGCCCTTTCTAAGTTGAAGTTTTCAATGTCCCCCATTAATTCCTCAACTTCTTCCTCACTTGGCATTTCAGGCTTACTTTGCATTCCTTCAGCGGCACCCATAGGTTGCATCACAAGCTCAGCTTTGAATTGCATTGCTCCTTCAGGGATTCCCATTTCTTTTTTTACAAGTTCAACTGCTAAATCTTCAAGTTGTTTTTTGTTTTGTGACTGAATCATAACAAGTCTCTGCATTGCCTGTCCAACAGACATCATCAATTGCATAAGAGCGTTTTGACCTTGGATAACTCTTGTGTCTCCCATAGCCATTCTAACTTTTTCAACTGAGTCTTTAAATCTTTTAGATGAGATTAATTCAATAAAGTCTCTATCCATATTAGGGATTGCGGGAAATTCATTATATGGGGTTTTCCTACTGATAATTTTTCCCTCAACATCCGAAGCCATTCTTTCAGGTCCTTCATAGTCAATTGGGGCTTCCATAAGTCTAATAAAGTCTTTTTTTGGAATACCTCCCGTGTATAATTTTTTATTTATATTTTTCATATTATTCAAAATCAATTCCAAGTTCATCAAAACTTAACCAATCAGGCATATCACCTTTTTTAGCTTTAGGGTTTTTCTTTGGTCCTGGTTTAGGACTATATGGTGTGCCAGGTTTTTTTGGTTTTGTTGGTGTATCAACATCAGGTCTTACAGGTATTTGAATTTCTCTGTTTTCGTCCATTTCAGTATCAAACGTATCAAAATCAAATTCCTCGTCTTCAACTTCATCACCCTCCAATTCTTCATCTTCAAATTGTTCAGATAAAACAACACCAGGTTTGTAGTGAAACAAAAATTTCATTCCTTGGATCTCCTCGTTAATATTATTTTTCATAGTTTTTTTATTATAAATATTACATTAGTTAGATTTATCCACCATGTAGTAATTATATCCTAAAGAATAATATAGGAATACTCCTTTAGCCTTTAATATAGGGTTAATCTCAGCGTTTTTATCTGCCTTGACACCAACAATTTGTTTATCCTTTGGTATTTTTCTACCAGGATGAGAATTTAATACATCCTCAACAGGATCCAAATAGTATTTGAGTTTTTTAATTAGAGATTTTTTGTCACCAACGGGACTAATCCCGTATTGTTTACATAGTGATTTTATTTCGGGTAATTCAAGTTTGTTTAAGTCTTCCATATCACAAAGATACGAAAATTATTTAAATTCACCAAGTTTCATATTTGAGAAGTAACACTTGTATTGACGATCAAAGTAATTCCAAGTGGGTCTACGACTCATTTCTTTGTCATGATAACCTTTTTGATATGCCTCATTGACAATTCGTTTTTCATCTTCTCTAACTTGATTTTTAATCATAGTCAAAACCATTACAGTTTCAGCACAAAGTCCTTCTGTTTTTAATAATTCTAAAATTTTTTTTTCGATTGGTCCCATAGTGATAATAAATATATTGTTAAAATTCTTTTAGATCAACATCCACATCAATTGGAATTCCATATTTTTCTAATTTTTCATAAAAAAGACTATAAACTTCTCCTCTTAAAAATCCAAGAAGATCACTACTTTCATAATTCAAAGTAGCCTCATGGTATGCGGCATCTATTGTATCGTTAACTTCAATTTCATTATCAGTTCCTTCTTCGTACATACGGTAATCCATAGTTCCGTATGGATCTAGATTTACAAATATATCTACTCCAAAATCTTCACCTAATCTACCAAACTGATTTACATTAATAACTTCTACTCTTGTATCAACGTTACCCCAATCAGTTTCTAAATCAAATATTTTACCATCAATTTCATTTTTAAGTTTTTCAAATAAATTGTTAAACCCACCGTTATATCTATACCAAATGGGTCTAATGATTTGATAGTCTTCGTTTGAGTTTTTTCTAATATCTGTAATGTCGTATATTATATCATCAATATAAGGTTCTTCACCTCTCTTTTTTTGTTGGTTCCATACTGTATAACAAAGTTTCTGAAGTTTATCCTCAGTTAGTTTATTATATTGTTTTTCTGTAATTATTATTTTCATTCTTCAGATATTGTAAAATATGGTACTATTACTTCATTTCCAGTAACAGGTAAAATTATTTCATCCATAGAGTCTTGGACAACGTCTCTAATTTCTTCTTGGATTTCCCAACCTAAATCTTCATCTTTTATCGCTTCATTTAAAGATAAGTGTCTACCACTAATAAGAGTAACAATTCCTCCCGGTAATGTTTTTCCATATAAATAAAAATCATAATCTATATATTCCATATCAGTGATTACCCACTCAAAATCATATCCACCAACAATTTTTTCATCGAAGTCTTTTGTTGAAAATGTTTTACCAATTAATTTTTTAATAAATTTTTTAGTAAATTCTTCATCTCCAACTAATTCTCGAAATGCCTGTTGAGCGTAATACTTTTCCTGTCTGGTTGTAATACCCCAAAATTCTAAATCTTCTTTATTAAATCTAATTTGTTCACCTTTTTTTTGTTGGTTTCTCCAATACTTTTTAAGACCTTCAATGTTTTTAATGGCGACTGATTCTTTTAAAAGACTATATTGGTTATCAGATATTATTATTTTCATCAAAAATTAAAGTCTTTTCTTTTATTAATTATATCTCTTACGGATATAATAATTACTTTAGCCCCAATTACATTTCTTGCCTCTTCTTGTAATTCATAAATAAAATTGTCTAAATTATTATATTTACGTATTGAATCAATATAAAAATCAATAGTAATGTTTATTGATTCCATTTTATTTTTTTCAAAATAATTCATAGATGTTGACTTTGAGACATCGACAACTTTAATTTCTTCAATCATATCTATTGGATCGCATATATAATCTTGGTGTGCCATTACGTAATAACCACCTTCGCAATTTTCTTTTACCTCCTCAAAAGCCATGTCAATAAGATTTTGCATTCGGTCTAATTTTGACTCAGATAACATTCTATATTGTTGTTCAGATATTATTATTTTCATAACTAACCAATATTAGCTCCATTTACCTCTTTTATTTCAACATCAGGGAAGAGTCCTTTGAAGAAATCATAAACCGCATTTTTTAAGTGTCTTGATATTATATGGGAAGGTATATAATCTTCCATATCCCTATCTATTGAGTAGTCGTAGTATAGGGTTTTATATGGTCTTCTATAAACAAACAGAGGATTTCCTTTTTCATCCGTTAAATATATTGAGTTGTGTGCTTCACCCCAACTTCCAACATCTTTAGAAATGGTCTTTAAAAACAACTTCTTATACTGAGGATATTCATCTGCATACTCAGCATCGAAACGATCCCTTCTATATTCTTCTTGAATTAGATTATATTGTTCTTCGGTTATGATGATTTTCATATAAGATAAATACTTTGTAAAATAAAAAACCCCCGATCAAAAGAAGGGGGGGTTTGAAATAGTGTTATTTATTTATTATCCAATTTGTTGTTTTAATTGGTTAATTGCTTGTAGATAAGCAGAATTATCTTGTGGACTCATTTTACTTTTTAATTTGTTATATTTATTAACCATTTGATTGTATTGTCTTGTCGCTTTGTTTTTATCTCTTTTACCTTGTCTAAATTCTTGTCTGATTTGTGATGCTGTTTTTAAGTCTGCTAAAACATCAGGGTTTTTTGACGTAGTTGTTGGTGTTGTTGAAGCTGCGGGTGTTGTTGAAGCGGTAGGTGTTGCTGCCGATGTTGTGACTGATGCGGTATTTGCAGATGTTGTAGGTGCGGTTTGTGGTTCGCCAAACGCCTCATCACTTCCGTCAACATCACCTGGCCCTTGGAATGCGGTTAAATTGGCTAAGAATGGTAATTTTGCGATAGCATCTTTTGCATCCCCTGTCGCTGCTGTCCAATCTGCAAATTTCCCTTGTTTTTTATATGCCTGAGCCTTAGGACTGGCAGGGGTTTCCTTCAATTTGAAGAAGTAATTGTCTCCTTCTTTTTTGTAGTCGTAATCTTTGTCATTGTTGTAAACACCGTCTACTTGATCATTATCGGCTTCAAATAAAAAACCTAATTCTTTAGATCTTCTACTTTCATGAAGATTTAAAATTCTTCTTTTTTCTTCTTCATTAATTATTAATCTTCTATTCATTTTTAAGAGTGTGTAAATAAGTTGAAGTCTTCGTCTGTTTCAGCTCTTCTGAATACAGATTCAGGTAGAACTTTCTTAGGATCGGATCCTCCAAGGTTTAGTACCATAAGGTTTTGCATATCCCCAACACATTCGGGTAATCTTTGAAGGTCTGGGTTATTAACTAAAGATAAATATTGTAAATTTTGTAATTGACAAATTGCTTCAGGTATAGTTGCAACACACCCAACAAAGTTGATTGCGTTTAACTGTTTGAATCTTCCAATGTCGTTTGGAATATTTAATGATATTTTGTCTCTTGATGTGTTTTTGAATGTAAGTCTTTTCAATGACTGAGGAAGAGTGGCAAAGAATTCGTCAAAACCATAAAGTGCAATGAATTTTGATGCCGAATCACCTGGATAATCAATCACGACTTTTTCACCTTTATCTCCAGCTAATGACTTCATAAACTCAGGTTTGAAGAATTGTTTTAGCCCTTCTTCATTTGTATTTAAGAATTCAATCAAATTGATTTGTCTGTCATCCGCATCCATGAATTGGTTATCAGGGAAGTGGAATTGGTATCTGTTTGCTGGTAATCCTGAAACTTCACCCGTTTCTTTTCCGTAAGATTTAAACGATGATGGTTTATTTGGGATCACAACATATAACGGTCCTTTACCGATATAACGATCAAACCAAGAAAGTCCAGGTGATGATGTACACCAGTTAGTTTCACCTCGTCTTGCCTCATTATGAGATCCACCATAGAAACATGCCGCTTCTTTACCTAATGGACCTTTGTCTGATATTTTGGCAACTGTCCAATCTTGACCTCTATAGACGATATCAGCACCAGGGTGAGCGAATGTCTGAGATGCTTCTTTTTTCTCAGCAGCTGTTGCTTTAGTTTTTTCTAAACTAAAATCTTTAACTTGATCATAAAGAGTCTCAGGAGTTAGTTTGTTAATATCTCTATATTCTTGAGATAATCTATTTTTAAATCTTTCGTATTTTTGGAGGTTTGTTGTTACCTTATATAAGTCTTCCATGAAAAGATCTTGGAATTGCGTTAAAGCTGATTTATATTGACTTGATTGTGGGTCTAATACCATCAAAGGATGGTTTGGTTCCAATCTAGGTGTGGTAAAGTTTTTTAATAACCACTGAGCATATTTTCCAATTTTAACCTTCTCCATCTGTTCAGGTTTAACATTATCAATGTCCATACCTTCAGGGACCTTTGTAGTTGGATCTGCGGCGATTAGTGCGAATAAAGTTTCAAAAGGCATAATACCTCTTTGACCTCTTTCTTTTGGTTTTACGAACTTATCGAATAATACTTGAAATCTTGAACTTTCAACAATAAGATCTCTTAATAGATTGGTGAACCTAAGTGACATAATATTTTTTATTTAATAAATATTTGTAAACTGTAAAAAATTAATAATTCATTATCAATAATTCTTCCCCCATATTTTGTTTCTCCCCTTTCTTAGCCGAAGCCGCTTTGGCGAACTCTTTTCTAACCCAAGTGTATTGGTCTTCGGGGAACCATTCGTGAAGTAATTCAAAGTCATAGTAAGATAAAGAAAATTTACCTTGAACTCCATGTAGTACATTAGCCAAACGTTCATGATCTTGACGATCAAAGTCGTGGTTGGAGTAGTAATTCTCTGTTTTCCAGTATGGTGGGTCTAAATATATGTAAGTAGACGGTGAGTCGTATTTCTCAATTACATCCGCAAAGTCCATGTTCTCTACTTCTGTAATTTTAAGGAAATGATCAATCCAATCAGGTTTTGATAACTTATCTCTAAAGGTAAGATATTTTGATTTATACTTTCCTTTAAGATCAATAAAGTTTGATGTTTCAGGTTTTGACCCACTAAAGACTTGTGTTAGAATGTACACATATTTAGCGGCAACTTCATAATTGCCAGGTTCTACGCTGAAATTTTCACCAAATAATTCAGCCTGAAAGCTTACAAATTGTTCTTTATATATTGGTGGGGTTGGTTCCTCACCCAACTTTTGACAATCAATTGCGTTTATCGCTTTCAATAGTTCAGTTGGGTTTTGAACGCATTTGAAGAGGTTGTAGTTCAGCGGGTTAAAGTCATTATAAACGACTTTTTTAAGGTTTGGGAACTGTTTCAGGTCCATATTAAAAAAACACCAAAACATTCCGCCAAAAGTTTCTACATAAACCTCCATATCTTTATCGTAGAATGGAACAATCCATTTACCAATTTTACTTTTTCCACCAATATAACTTAACATGTAATAAAGATAGTAAAAACAAGACGACTAATCAATTGTATTTTCATTTTACAACTATTTATTCTAATATGAAAATGTTTCAAATTTTAAGATCAATTATAGTTGAGCAAGCCGATATGGAGGATTTATTATTTATCAGTCCTGAAGGTGATTCATTTTATGCTTCAACTCATCAAACAATTGATAGAATGGGTAACAGAAATTTTAATTTCATACGAAGTGCGATTTTAGACTCAATTGATTCTGACACTTTAACACACGAAAGAGTTGCTGTCCCAAACAACATTTTATCACAAGTTATAGAGTTAAAATATAGAAAAATCTTAAATTCTTTTGAAGGGTATCCACAAGGTGATCGTTTGAAGTTTGTCTTCAGAGATGAAGATAATTTCGACGAAGAGGTATTTGATTATATAGAATTTATACTTGAGAAATCCACTCGTAGAGATAATCTTTACGTAGTTCCGACTAGTACTTATTCATTAGATGGTAATTATCTTAGATTCTTCAACAAAAACAAACCCCAACAGAAGAAAGTAATGTTGGAAAACTATTTTCATATTAAAACCATTGTATTATAATTTATTATATGGAAAAGGAAAAAGCAACAGAAGTAAAATGTAAAACTTGTGAAGAAAGTAAACAAGTACAGAACACCCAAAGATTCGTTTTAATTGGTGGTGGGATATTTTTCTTTTTTGGTATCTACGGTATTGTATCGTTTATTAAAGACATCGTATCTTTATTCTAATCCCTATCAAATCTTACGTATTGGTTGATCATCAAATCACCAACAGTATCCAATCTAAATCCTTTTGATTTTACTCTTAATGGTAATGATGTGTCCACTTTCTTTGGCATTTTAACATTCAACATACCATCAGGATGTGGTACATTAAAACTTCCTTGTTTAAGTTCATCAAGATTCATATAAACATTATAAACCAAGTGGTTACCTATTTTATCAAATCCATCTTGTGGTTTCAAATCAATTCTAACAACTAAATCACCATAGTTTCCGTTTTTGAAATCTCCCATTCCTTGTAATCTTAAAAACTGACCATTATCTATCCCATGGGGTAAAGATATATCCAAGTTTTTTATTTCAGGTTTTGACCCACTTCCACTACACATAAAACATGGGTTAATGGTTATACTTCCAGTTCCACCACATCCATCACAAGCCATCTGTACTACTTGTACGAAAAATCCTGACCCAACTTGTCTAACTACAACACCTGATCCATTACAAGTCACACAAGTTTTTTTATCACCTCCAGTACCTGAACATGGTTCGCACATTGTTTGTCTTCTATACGATAGAGAATGTTTACTTGCTCTGTATGAATCTAAAACACCAACATTTACTGTGATATTTGTGGTATGAACAGTTTGTCTTGTTTTTCTAGCACCAAACATGTTAGAGAACATATCTTCATAGTTATCATGATTACCAAATGGATTTCTTCTCTTAGCATCGTATTCTCTTCTTTTGGATTCATCGCTCAAAACATCGTAAGCAACCGAAATCTTTTTAAACTTGTCTTCATCACCTCCTGCATCTGGGTGATTCTTTTTCGCCAAATTACGGTATGACTTCTTTATTTCATCTTGAGTCGCATTTTCTTGGACTCCTAGAACTTGGTAAAAATTTTCATTATTCATTTATAAAAAGAAAATATTATTATTAATTTATGAACTACTTAGTTGTTATCTTTAAAAATAAAGAAAGAAAAAAAATAATCAACAAATTTAAAACTAAAGAAAGGGCCAATCTTTTCTTTGATAGACTAATTGATGAAAATAGATCTGTCATTTTTGAAACTAAAGTTGAGAATGCAAAACCTTGTGATTATGAATTATCTATCCTTGAAAAGAAAAATAATATTTTTGATAAGATGTTTGTTAGGGATGAGATGGGTAGACAGGTTTTGGTGGACTTAGATGATCCTGATTATAAAATTGTTAAAGTCGTAAAATACAAAATACCTGAAAAAATCTACGATGTTGATAAAAAGACAAAAATAACTATGGAGGTTTTTATCGAAAACTACTTACCAAAAAATTCAATAAAGTTAATTTCAAGATTAAATAATAAGGTTGTTTTACAAAATGATAATGACGTTAAGTTGTTTTCTTTAAAGGATGAAAACGAATCCAAAAGATTTTTGGATAGTCTTAATGAATTTTTAATTTCTCAAGAAAGAATTGATTGTATAATAGTTTCTGAATCCTCTAAAGCTCAAAAGAAATACTTGTATGATATTTTATCTGAAAAAGGTATTAGTAAACAATCTCTATATAGAAGATCAACTACCTTTAAAACTAGATAGTATTTTTCTGATCAAACTTTGTTTTTTTGGTTCTTCTATTTTGACTTCTTTTTTATTTTCAGATCTTTCAAAATTTTCATGAATAAATACGTGTTCAATTCCTGAAATATCAATTGAAAATCTTTTGTGTGTGTGATCTATTTTACGAAAATTTTCTTGTACTTGTGTGAAGTCATCATCATTTAATTCATAAACACAAATGATTTTACCGTCAGGAAAAATATTTTGTAGTCCATCAGTAACTAATGCCAATTTTTCTATTACCCCAATAACACTTTCTTTATTTTCTTCCATAAACTAAGTTTTTCTTGTTTTGGTAAAACTTCTTCTTTTTTAATTGATTTCAATGAATTTATTAAATCTTTTTTTTCTTTATCTAATTCGATCTTGTCTTTTTCAATTTCATTGTTCAACCAATCCACCATTTGTTCCTCTCGTGTCAACGATTTCTTCTCCATCATCTAATTTTTCTTCTAAAATATCAAATTTTAATGACTGTAAATTGTCTAAGTTTTCTTTCTCAAAAATTCGTTTTAACTCATCTATTTTTTGTTTCAACAGTTTTTCTTTCATTTCGATTTCTTTATTATAAGAAATTATTTTCTTTATGTTAGAAACTGTTTGATTCATTTCTACTTCGTTAAATTCAGTAACAAACGAGAAAAATCTAAAATTTTCATTTAATTTTTCATTCTCAACAATCTTATCTTCTATTACATATTTTTTAGGTATTTTCCAATTAACCGGAAATTCAATATCTATTGTCAAGTATGTTTTCAATTTTCTAACTGACACTAAAAATTGAAATATGTCTTTTAATTCGTTATACATTTTTTAAAAAAATTTGATTAAAATATAAGTTATTAAGTAGGATGCAAAGAAGTAATTGGATATTTTTTCAAATCCTCTATAAACTATCTTCTGAGGATTTTCACTTAATATTTCCGCAGAAATCTTAAATATTTGATTGACTACAAATATTATTGATAAAACAAAAACAAAAAGAAACAAAATATCCAATTCCCTCATATTACTTTTTTTTCTCCTCTAAAATTTCACCTCTTAATTGTTGTAAAAGTGCTTTTAAATCTTGTGAGGTTTTTCTAGCTCTTGTACCAGCACTTTTGTTTCCGCCAAAGAATTTGTTAACGTCAACACTAAGTTGCTCAGTAAGCTCTTTAATTTTTTCTAAAGTTTCCATTTAAAATTAAAAAATTATTGTTTATTACACATAAATTAGGTTCTAAATAAACTATTGTAAAGTTTAAACCTTAAGATTTTTATCAAGTGTTTTGTATATATTGAAGATTAAATCAAGATCAACTTGCGTGAATGCCTTTTCTCTATTGAATAAATCGTTGAAGAATACATCTATTGAATTTTTTATCACTTCCTTACTTTGTCTATAATATATCTCATTGAACAGGGTAAAAAAGTACTCATAATGATCTCCTTCAATGTCGAAAGAAATGCTCTCCCTTTCAAAATTATCAATGACTCTTTTCCAACACCAATTGAAATGTTTTTCATTATCGGTATCATTCATCTTTACAGTTGTTTCTCCAACCTCAGATTCATCTCCAAGATATGTGGTTTTAATTAATAAGAATAGACTATAAGACAAGTCATAATACAATTCCATTTTTTCAGGAATTATATTATTGACCCTGAACCAGATGTCCACCTCTTCAGGGTCAAGATTTTTTGTAATGTAATTAAGAAAATTATCCATAGTAAAAAACTATGAAAAAATTATAGGATAATACTTAGTAATGTAAATTATTGAGTCTTTTGGTTATAACCCATTAGATTTTGAATTCTTTCAAATTCTTCTGTTAATTTTTGTTTTTCTTTTTGATTAACAGATTCCTCAACTTTATTCAAAACACTTTGTGATGTCTTTTTACCTCTTTTTGATTTTAAAGAACCTCTTTCAGTTTCTTCACCAGCTTGATCAACAGGTTGTGGTTGTCTTTTATAAGAAGCATTTTGTTGTTCTTGACCGTATAAATTGTCTTTATAATTTTTAAAGAACTTATCTCCAACATTACTTGGTACAACATTACCTAAAGCTTTTCCGTCTTTATCAACTTGTGCATTTCCTGTAGTACTGTCACCTTTTAAATATTTTTCAATTCTTTCATCATTTGGTTTAATCTCATCATAAACTAAATTAGTTTGACCAGGGTAAGAAAATGCATCGATATAATCATCAACAGCCTCAGATGGTGTGTATTTTTTTCTTTTACCACCATTTTCAGTTGGGAATTTTTGAGTCTCTTTCATTTCATATTTAGACTCTTTGTCAGATGCTCCTTTCAAATAATCAGTCATTTTTTTAGCGACCATTTTTAAATAAGCATCATTTTCTTTCTTATCAGCTTTATGAGCCTTTTCATATTCTCTATAACCTTTAGGTTCATCTATTTTAAATTTCTTTTCTTCGTTGACCATTTTTTCAATCATACTGATCAACTCATTTTCGGTAAAAATCAAAGACTCAGTAACTTTTCTTTTCATTTTTTTACTTTTAGCCGCAGACTTCATAGATTCTTTTTTATTACCGTCATTGTCTAAATCCAAAAAGTCAGGTTTACTACCTTCATTGTATTCACGCTTTTCAAATTCTACTTCATAAAGAGTTTCTTCTTCATCCTGTTGTTTTCTCAAAATTTTGAAGTCCTCTTTGTCTATTCTGCCATTTTTGTTCTTGTCAAGTTTTGTTTGGTTTCCGTATAATTTTTCATCAAGTTCAATTTCATACATATCACCACATTCAGTACACTCATCTTCTTCTAATTGATCCCAATCAGTTTCAGTATCTAAATCAACTTCTTCCCACTCATCGTCATCGTCATCACCATATTCAATAAAATCTTCTTCCTCATCATCTTCCATATTTCCCATATCTTTCATGATTTTTTCGATTTCTTTTCTTGATAATTTAGAAAAATTCATTTTTCCATATTTTGGGTGTCCGTCATCCATACCACCAAGTTCCATAATTTCTTCATTTTTGTAACCACATTCTGAACATTCACCTTCAGTCATTTCTGTTCCACATTGTTCACAAGTTTCTTTCATGCCTTCCTGTACATAGTCAAACGCTTCACCGGCAGGGTTGAATGGTGCTTCCTCATCGTAATTCAATCTTTGTAAGATAGCGTCGGCCTTCTCATTAATATTTTCTGATATAATTTTTTCAAATCTTGAGTTGATATACTGTCTTGTGTTCATAATTATTTTTCTTTATAAATATCTTCACTTTTGTCTTTGTCTGATTTCCTGAAAGACAATTTCTGAAATATAGTTTTTATCAATCCCGTAGCTACTCGAGACACTTTCTATTGCATTCTGCACTGATTCGTTTTCAAATATTTTCAATGCTTTTATATCACCCTGATTACAATAAGGGAATTTTTTACACTTTTTCTTAACTTGAACAAACTTTCCACCAGGAATTTGTGATTTGGAGTAACCTCTAAAATCTTTTTTCTTCATGGATTTTGCCCAAATTGAAGGTTGGTTATATTGTCCGCTTGACGATGAACTTGTCGCTTCTTTTGTTTCAGCTTTTGTTACTTCTCCATCACCATCCTCAAAACTTAAGTCGTATTCGGCTTGTTCTCTAACAGTCTTAACACCTTTAACAATATCACCTTTAGTTGTTGAGAACAATGGCATTGAGTATCCACCAGCCGAAGCCGCACCCATGGCTTCTTTAGATTCTTCTTTATGTTTTGTTTTGTTAGAGTCTAAAATGGATTGGAGGAAAATTCTAAGTTCCTCAGGGTCTTTCAAATATTCTTTTATTTTTTTTCTTATTTGATTATTTGATAGTTTTTTGTTTTTTACTAACAAATAAACTTTCATTAAATCTTCTTTATCTTTTAGAAAGTCAGTAAAATGTTTTTCTTCTGATAGTTCTGATGAGGCTTTATTTAATGCCTTCAAAGTATCGTATTTTGCATCAGCATTATCTGCCAATCCATAACTAACTTTTTCTTTTATTTTGTTAAAAATATCTTCCATTATATGCTTCTAAATTTTGACTCCCAATAATATCTTTGTTGATACATCGTCTGAAAGTATTCTTGGAATGATTTTATGACGATTTCTTTAACGTCTTTTTTAAGACCTCCCTTTTGCATTTCTTTGGAGATTTTATCAATCAACTTATCCTCAAATTGTTTTGCGGTGTTAGAATTAAAGAAATCTTTGATCTCTTTTCTAATCATTACTTCAATTTCTTTTTTATCTGAGGATGTAAGAGCCATTATTTAAAAACTGCAATATATGTTAATGGAGCAACAATTGCTCCTGCTATAATATTAAATAGTGTATTTTTCGTTTTGAGTCTTTTTAATTCCTTGTTTAAATTTTCATTTTCTTCTTTGTAAATTTTTACTTTCTCCTCTGTTTGTAAAATTATCTGTCCACTTAAAGAATCTTTAACTTCCCAAGCGTTATTTGTTTTTTCTAGTAAACCTATTTTATTATTAAGTTCAGTGATTTCTTTCTTATCCAGTTTTGATAATTCTTTTAATCTGTCGTAATCATTAAGTTCTAATAACATTTTTTGTGCGACATCGTAAGGAATACACATTTGGGTTGTATCAACAGGTTTTTTTATTTGAGCTTCAGATATGAAACTAACAAATACAAATGAAATTAAAAATATTAGCTTTTTCATGTTAAAAATTATATCTACTTCTTAACAGACTATCGATTTGTTTCTTGTCTGCGTTTTTTATCTCTTCTCTTTTTTGAGTGTAAAAGTTATTCACTTCTTTTTTTTCAACTTTTATGTGTGAGATTTTATCATCGATCTCGTCAATTTTATTTTGATAAACCTGAATCGAGTCACTTAGACTTTTTTGAATGGTTTTCATCTCGTTGATATGTTTATCAATTTGTTCTAACTTATATTTGTTAAGTTCGGACATGTCAGGTGTTGGTGTAAAAACTCTGACTAATAGATATATAAATATTATTCCTAATATACCAAGAATAATATTTTTCCAATTTTTAATTAAAAACTCTTTCATTTTTCAACATCTTCTTGTCTTGTTGCGACAATTTTACTCCATTTATTTTTAAATTTCTCATAATAAGCCTGTAACTTATTAATCGTTTCCAAATAATCTTGATCAATTTTAATCATTTGACCATTAATATATATACCATTCGGTTCGTTGATCGTGTAGAAAAACTCGATGTCATTTTCTAATATTTTTCCTGACCACTCAACATTATTCGGGAAAACATTAAGTCTACCAAATTCAACTAATTCTGCAACATCAGTTCTAAACTCATCAACACTTGAGGTAAATGCGTTTTTTTCATCTGTGGTTAATTGTAGATCTGCCTTTGTTTTACCATGAAGAACGATGATGTTAGCTAATATTCTAAAAGCCTTTTGTTTGTCTCTTTGGGTTCCAATTTCATCAGAATCTTTTTTCTCCTTTTGGAACATTTGATTTTCATCTTTAACAACCTCTTCTTCTTTTTCAACTGTTTGTTCTGTTAATAACCCATATTGTTTTTTAATAAGTTGGGTATCTTCATTTAAATTTGTATTAAAAGCATTTCTTGAAGCTTTAATCAAATTTTTTATTTCATCGTAATTACTCATCATTCAATAATTTATTAAATTTTTCAAAATCAAATGCTGGACTTAAGTCCGTCGCAAATTCATCGAAGTTTGATCTCGTAATAATTCCAATAAAAGACTCAACACCTTTTACCTTGGTGTTATGTCCAATAAAGTTTTTTTCAATTTTATGTTTTTTTGTTAACTCTAAACACAACTCTGCGGTTTTTTCAACTTGTATGTCAGTGTATGGGTGCCAAAAAAAATAATCTCTCCACTTACGATCAAAAACTTTCTCTTTATAAATATTACCAATCCAATTAATGTGATGATGTTTTAATGGTTCTTTTTCTAACCATCCCAAGTTTTCCAAACAAACTACAATTGATTTGGAATTTATTCTATCGTTATTGGTAAAATACCCATTTAGTTTTTCATCTAATAACTGTAAAATCCTACCGTCTCTACTAATAATGTAGTGTGGTAATCTAATCGGTTTCCCTCCAAATCTAAACTTTATAGATACCATGTAATCAAAAAGAGTTCTTGACGTGTGACAAAGAACTATTTGATTTTTTTTATCTTCTTTTTTAAAATTTGTTTGGATTAAATTTTCAATTATTTCCATATATTATTTTTGATATTTTAAAACCCTCTTTTCAATCTCCTCTAACTTTTTATTAAATAACCTTTCCTCTACTTCATTTCCCTGATCATCAAATATTTGACCATTATCGTTTACATAATATTTGAATGGGATTTCAACAGGAACCTCAATTTCTTTTATCACTTCAACAGGAACCTCCCTTACAACCTCAACCAATCTATCAACAGGAACCTCCCTTATAACTTCAACAGGAAACTCCCTTATAACTTCAACAGGAACCTCAACAATTTTTTCAACTTCCTTAATAACTTCAACAGGAACCTCAACAATTCTTTCAATAATTTCAGGTTCGACTTGGGGGGTGACTTGGGGGGTAGAATTACCAAAATAACTTTCAGGAATTTCCACCTCACCATAAAAAGGATATTCATCTTCAACCTTGTCTTCGTCCTCTTCTTTTCTTCCATAAATTTTAAAAGCTTGGTTTGTAGAAATAACCAAAGCAATTGCCAAAGGGTCAAATACAAATATTAAAGTTAAAATAAAGAAGTTTGCTGTTTTTTTAACATCCCATCCTGTAATCTCACTTAAATATTTAATAGCCCCTAACTCACCTGATTCAATTTCAGATGATGCAAGATCTAATATTTCTAAATCTAATCTAGTAATACTATCGTTAAGTGACTCAATTTTCTTGGAGATCCCGTCTCTATTCTCTTGTGCTACTTTTAATTGGGATTCAAATGCCTTTCTATTACCCCCATTTGCTCTTGTAACGACTTGTCCTGTCGTTCTATCTATTGATTGGGTAGTTGTGTTGGTTGATAGTGCGTTTCTAAGATTGGTGATGTCTTTGTCTAATACACCTTTTTCTTTTTGATAGTCAGTTTTAATTTCTTCGAACCTATCTTTTTTAACTTCAATATTTTCAATCACTTTATTGTTTATCTCAAGACCTGCAATATTTTTTTGAAATCCCGTTGAAAGTAACCCGTATATTCCTATGGAAGTAAGTACTGACAGGACCACAAGTGCGGTTGTTAGATATATTTTCAATATCCCGTAAGTTTCTTTCCATTTATCGTGAAGGTAGGTTGCAATTGCTAATTTAGAGATTTCCAAAAATGTTCCCATTATGATGACAGGAATTGCCACCGCCGAAAAAATTATTGATAAACCTATTACACTATAATACGCTGCGGTCCCTGACAATCCTAATGCGCAAAACAGTAAAAACCAGGGTAAAAATTTTTTATTCATTTAATTTGTTTTGTTTGATAAATATCAAAATAATCAAATGATTGATAATTATAAACCCTATAAAACAATAAAACCCCCACCGGCGCCGATGGGGGAGTGTAATTTCATTCTACCGTATAGATAGAATTGAGGAGTTTCACCTTGGTGACTTCAGGCACCTTCTGCCGAGTTGTATGGGTAATCTCGGTTCAACCCATTTTATAAATAATCAAATAACTCTGAAGAATCATTTCTAAGTCTACGAAGAGCCTTTTCTTTAATCTGACGAACACGTTCTTTAGTTAAACCAAAATCAGATCCAATATCTTCCAACGTTCTTGGTGTTCCTGTTAACCCAAAATAATCCCCAACAATGACTTTTTCTCTTTCATCCAAAACATCTAAAAGTCTCATCAACTTATCTTTTAATATGTCTTTTGTGTAAAAACTAGCGTCAGGTGCAACAGCATCTTTATTCTCAATCATATCTATTAGAGTATCACCGTCTTCATTGATATTCATATCCAAATCTATAATAGATGGTAAAGTTTGGAATTTATCATCAAGTTTTTTGCCCGTTTGTTCCAATTCTTTTTTGGCTTTTTGTAAATCCTGAACAACATTCACCGGTAGTCGGATTGTTCTTGAATTATCGTTCAAAGATTGGATAATCGATTGTTTGACCCACCAAACAGCATAAGAAATAAATCGTAAATCTTTATTCCAATCAAAGTTCTTAATCGCTTTCATCAAACCAAAATTACCTTCAGCGATAAGATCCGATAAATCTAAACCTTGATTTTGGTATTGTTTTGCCACGGTTATCACAAAACGTAGATTTCCTGTTAACAACTCTTGTTCGATTTGTTGTTTTTCAATCAACGTTAGATCATTAGATTTCATTCGTGTTGCCAAATGACGTTCGCGTTCTGCGGTCATTACCTTAATTTTTCTAATGTCTTTAAGGTAGTGGTAAATTTCGTCCTGATTGATAGGGGCACTTGTGTTTTTGTCCTTCATATATGTTTGTTAAAATGATTTTGAATATTCGTCTAATTTTTGTCTTTCTAAGTCTGACAATGACTCGATACCTTCGTTACCGATCTTATCCAATAACTCATCTAACGTTAGGTTACAAACCTCTTTTCTTTTTAAATTTAAAAAAAGTTTTGATAGATCCAAAAATGGTTCTCCATCTTTAATATCGTTTGTTCTTAACTTTGGTGCTGCAGGTTTATGTTTCTTCGGTGTGGTGTTCTTTAACGACATTAAGTGCCCAAGGTTGTCTTCATCAAAGTTTGAACTGTAATCTCTACCCTTTTTTGTTAAAAGGTATTCAAATCCCGGTATTTCTTCGGAAATAAAAAATACCACATCAGATACGTCTTGGAAATCACTTTTACACCCAAAATGAAAGATTGCGTGTTGATCACCATACATAAATTTAACCTGACCACTAGTCATGTGTTCTGCAAGTTGTGTTCCGATTTCTTGTGTTTTTTCTTCTGAGTTTTCTACCTCAGAATTATAATAAACAAAAAGTAAGTAGTTCATTTGTGTGTTTTAATTGTTCTACAAATATACTGATAAAATTCTAATTAGTTTTAAAAATCCTATAAAACTTTTGACAAATTGTTTTCCTTCTTAATTTTTACAACATGATCACCCCAAGTTGACACTATTGAGTTGTGACTTATTACAAAAATCTTTTCAAAATAATCTTTAATTTTTGTGAAGAATTCATAAACCATCTCTAAGTTGTCATTGGCAATTTTTCCAAACACCTCATCAAGAACAACAAGATTTGGTTTAGGTAAACTTGCAATTTTAGTAAGGACCGATCTCAAAGCCAAAGAAGAAATTGTTTTTTCAAAACCTGATCCTGAAGTCATTAATTTTTCAACACCAGTTGCATTGTCAGTCATGATAAATTCAACCTCATTCTTGTCATTAATACGAATTTCCAATTTGAAATAACATGAATCTTCCATCAATCTTTGTAATTCAGAATTGATTAGTGGCATCATTGTTTTCATAATCATTTTTGATATTCCATTCTTACCGTAAAGTTCCAAGTAGATCTTATATATCTTTTCCTTCTCTTCTTCCTCTTTAATTGTAACAATTTTCTTTTGGTTGGTATCAATCTTTTCTTCGATAGATTTGATTGATCCCTCGTTTGTTGTGATTGAATTATTAATTGTTCTTCTTTGATTTTCCAACTCATCTAATCTCACATCGGCCTTTATTAACTGAGATTCAATTTTTTGATTTTCTTGGATTTTATCTTGGATTTCCTCCCACCTTTTGATCTTGTCATTTAACGAACCAATCTTAAGGTCACAACTTTCAACCGAAATCTCATACTTTTCTTTAACCAACTTGTTTTTCTCATATTCATCAAACTCTTTTTTGAGTTGTACAAAACTTTGTTCTTTGATGGTTAATTCCTGCATTAACCCATCTTTTTGAGTTTTCTGTTGGGTATATCCGTCAAGTTCTGCAATTTTTGCATTAGTAATTGCCGCGTTCATCAACTCAATTCCACAGTGTTCACATTTGATCCCACCTTCAACTGAAGACTTTAGTTTATTGATTGACGCAATTTCTGTATCAACTTGTACGATATCTTTGTAAAGTAATCCGATCTCCTCTTTAACCTTGTCGTGGATGTCTTCTTCATAGAATTTAGAAGGTTCAACAACTTTGATTTCGGATATTTTTGTAAGATATCCCGATTTCTCACGTTCAATTTCTTTAATTTCATCTTTGGTTTTTTCAGGGTTTAACAAACTCAATTCTTGATCAATGTTTGTGTGTTTTTTCTTTAACATATCATCACGATATGTTTTACCTTTTGTTATTGCATCATCAACCTCAACTAATTTTTCTTTACTTTCCTTAATTTGATTTTGTAATTCAGAAATTGAGTTTTGATGTGTTTCAATATCACTTTTTAATTGTTCTGATGAATAAATGTTGGAAATCTTTTGTTTTGAAAACTCCGAATAGATTTCTTTTGCAACTTCTTCTTTTCTTTTCAAAAACTCAAGTCCCATAAAACGAGACAAGACCTGACCTCGTGCCGTTGGTTTTGACTCTAACAGCTCTTCAAGATTTGATCCTGTTGTTAGAATTGTCATTAAGAAGTCCTCTTTAGTTCCAATTGAATTCTTAATGAAGGCTTCCGTTTCTCTTCTTTGTTCTCCAGTAAAATTTAATAAGGTACCGTCCGATAATTTTTTGAAGAAGTCCAATTCTGTTTTAACGTTCCAATCACCTTTTTTAGATAACTTTCTTTCAATGTTTCTTATAATAACGTAATCCTCACCATCGATAGTAATTTCACCCTTAACGTGAACTTTATCTTTGTTTGAAAATCGATTAAATATCTCCTCGGCTTTGGTTGTCTTTGTTGTTTCATTAAAGAATAAAAACATTAGGAGGTCAACGGTAAGAACCGTTTTCCCCCCAAAGTTTGGTGGATCAGACTCAACCACCACAATTCCATTTAACTTATCAAAGTCCAATCTTTGATTTTCACCATATGATAAAAAGTTTGAGAACTCAATGTTTCGAATATACCACTTTTTAAATTGTGCTTGGTTTTCTTCATCACCAGACATTCTATTTTCAACCATTTTATTAATAGCCAATACATCTTCACTCTTATCTTCATGTCCTTTTGACTTTAGATAATTGGTAATTAGTTCAAGTTGGTATTGAGCATCGTTAATATTTACCGACACATCAATACTTTGTGTTATTTCAGTTTCAACGTTTTTTGCCTTTGTTAAGACATTAACGTTGGTTGTGTTATACTTTTTTGAGAAGTAATGTTTTACACTTTTAAGTTTATCTTGTGTAAAGTTTTCTGGTAAATCTTCCCATACAACTTGTATAATTGGGTTTTCAAACATAGAAAAGTCCAAATCTTTTATCATAATTTCGTAATTGTATAATTTTGGTGGATTAAAAAGATCCATTATTATTTTTCATCTTCTGTCGTTACTTCTTCAAATTCTTTGTTGATTTTTGCGGACTCTTCTTCGTTTGGTGTAAATCTAAATCCGTGGTCAACTATTTTATCTTCAACAATTTCCATTTTAACTTCTTGATCTCCAACCGTTGCGGTCATTTCATCATTTTTTAATTTTTCCAATTGTTCTTGTAATAATAAATCAAAAGCTTTTTGCATACCAGCCTTTTCTTGTTTAATTTTTACATTTCGTTTTGCAACTTTCTTTCTGTGTTCTTTTGCCGCTTTTCCCATTTTACTTTTTGTTAATTATTATTATTTGGTCTATTTTCTTCGAACCATTCGATTACACTATTAATTGCCCATACAGCACCTGCAGACAACATTCCATCAAAAAATATAGAAATATATTTGTTAAGTCCAATTATTTCGTGCCAAGGTGCAAACAATGTTAAGGATAAGAAGAATCCCACCCATGTTGATGTACATAAAACACATTTTATTAAACTTGAAATGAATTCAAATACTGGTCTAAAAAACCAACTCACGTTTGGTTGTGCGTTGTTATGGATCCAATTTCTTAATCCGTTAAAGATTGATCCGTAAACCAAAATATTGGTCATACCGTAAGCTGCGATCATCCACATTAAAACTATCATACTCGTCTATTTAAGTTTGATCCCCTCAAAAGGTAAGCTTGATTTTGACTACCATTAAGAAGTTCTCGGTTTATTTTTTCCAATTCTCTTATTTGTTCGTTCTTTTGTTGTAACTCACTTCTCAAGTTTTGGAGTGTTTCTTGTAACATTTTTGCCTTATCATTTGTTACGAGAATGTCTAAATTATGTCTAAGTTCGTCTAATTCTTCATCCTTTTTAGACATTCTATTTTGGAAAATATTTTCCATTTCTTCAGTTTTAGTAGAAAATTCTTGTCTAATTCTGTCAATTTCGGAAGTCTTAATCGAAATTTCCCCGTTTAACTGTTCTATTTTTAACAACAGTTTATTTACTTGGGTATCGTCAGAGGTATAGATTATTTTCTCAACCTCCTTGATAACTTCAACAGGAACTTCCACCCGTATTTCTTTTATTACCTCAATTTCCACCCATTTTTCTTGAGTTCCACCCGTTTTTAAGTGTTTTTCACCTTCATTAAGTGTTTTTCCCAAAAGACCGTACTTCCTAATATCAAAACCTTGCTTGAAACATAGGTATATGAAGTTATCGATATCCTTTATTTCTTTGGATTCACAGAATGCAGACACCGTCTGCATCATTTCCTTACTAAATATTTTGGAGTTTTTCGGTTCCATTTTCAATATCTTCAAATGACTTTATGGAGAACTTTAAAAATGGTTTTGGGTTTGGTAGATCAACATACGAATATTCTTTTGTATCAACATCATATATTCCATACCCATGTCTTCCAATACTTTCTCCTATGTTTTGTTGTATCGGACTTCCAATCATATAACCTTTACCTGTTTTGAATTTGAACTCTTGTCTTTTATGAATGTCCCCACACAAAACAGTTTCGAGTCCATCAAACTTTTCAACATCATAAGCCTCTTCACCAAAGTCAAAACCAAGATCCGTTTTCATTCCCTGAATTGGTCCGTGAAATAAACCAATTCTTTTACCTTTTGATTCGGTAATGTCAGGCGGAATATTTCCTTGATATTGTGAATACACACACCAACTTATGTTCTCATCCTCATACACACCCCTGTCTTTATAATAGTCAATGTTTTTACTATTAAGTGAACTTATAATCGGTGTTAGAGCATCCAATCTTTCTGTGTTGTTTACCAAAAAGTCGTGATTACCAGGAATTATGATAGTTTTCGCAATAAACGAACATTCTGTTAATAACCATCTAACCATCTCAATAAGCTCAGGTGTCATTTGGTTTTTGGAATGAACTAAGTCTCCAGTGAATACAATACGATCAGGTTCTAACTCTATCCATTGTTTAATGGCAGTTTCCAAAATTGATTTATACAAATCGTGGTCTTTAAAAAGACGGATATGCAAATCTGAAAAGTGTATTAGTTTCTTAATCATTTAATTGTGTTTTGTCTCCGCAATATACTTCGTATGGTGGACTGTAAGGATCATCTTTTACAGGAAATGGATTTACAGGAATTGGAATTCTATATGGTTCCGCAATACCAATCTTATAATCTTCTTTAACCTCTTTCATTTTTTCTTGGATGGTTTCAATATCCACTTGTTTGATAACAACCCAATCTCTGTTGGTCATAAAACCGTCTAACCAAATATAAAATTCTTTGTGTGTCATATTTTAGTCAATAAATAATTCAAAGTCATCATTAACGTTACCACACTCATTACACATATAAGTTGGGAATGGCACAATAGTGTCCTCATGACTTCCTGTTAATAATTTAGGTACTTTCTTCAACATTGTTACTTCTTTGAAGAATTTTGACTCACATTTTTCGCATTTGATTGTCTGTTGTTGTCTAAGATCAATCTTTGGTTTGATAATATCGTCCATTTTTATTTTATAATATAGTTTATTTTTATTTTAATAGGTAATAATTGGTCCCAACTAGTTGTTGTTACCCAAGTGGGTGTAATTGTTAATGTCATATCCAATAATAGTTTATTTCTTAAGTTTAGTCAAATATTGTTTTATATCCATATCTAAGATTGTGTTCATAGTTTTTTTAGATACTCGATATTCGTGGTACTCTCTATCATCAGTAATTAAAACTATAATACACCCTAATAGTTGTATGTTTTCATATTTAGTACCCTCTAACATTTTTAGAAGTAATTTACCATAAAAAGGTAATTGAGTGTTGTAGTGACCTAAAGCATTATCAGGTAAATCTTCAAATGGTTTTTTCATTTTTTTAGTATAACGGGTAACCGCAAAGTTCTTTGGTTTGTTTGATTTCCAATCCGTTATTAAAATACCAATGTTACCATTTGTTCCAATTACTAACCATACCTTATCTGGTTGTCCAGTGTATTCTAATTCAGGATGACCTAAAACCATCTCAGTATCAATCAGTTCACATCCTCTCTCTTTAAGTAGTTCAATGTAATACTTACCAGCCATAATCATTGTATCACTTTTAATAATCTGCTCGGCATCACAATCAAATAATGGTTGGCGAACTACTTTATCAATACCAAATTCTTTGAGTGTATGTTCCTCTAAGAAGAAGTGACAACGAGATCCTAAGTTTGTTGATTTTCTACCGGCTTCGGCCCACTCTTCCATTAATCTTTCGGCTTCATCAGGATCGCCCCCCGCTTTGTTATATGCAGCTTGTTCTGTTGGGAAGTCGTCGTAAAATATTTTCATGACTTTGGATACCGAAGGGAAGTCTGATCGTAAGTTACCTTCTTTATCCAACATTGTGTATTTGTGACTTTCTTCCTCAAAGGTTAATTGAAAGTCTTTTTGTTTTTGGGATATGATTTCTCTAATCTCTTCCGCTATTTTTTTTAAATCCATTAGTCTTTAATTATTACATAATAAGGATCAATCTGACCCTTGAGATCACAAACATCCTGATCCATAGGAAGTTTGAGTATTTTTATTTTTTGATATAACTCACCACCATTTAATTCGTGATAAAGTTTAACCGCGTTTTGCCAAGCGTCACCATCCAAACAAATAATTACATTAGCCTTAGCGTTTTTATAAATTGTTTCAAACAAAAGTTCAGACATATGTTTTCCAAGCATTGGTATTGGGTTATCTAAAAATAATCCGTCAAAAGCTCCTTCAACTAAATAAATGTCTTTTTTCCAATCAATTAAATTTTCCCAAAATATAATTTTGTCTTTTTCAGCCTCAGGGTTTTTATACTTAGCTCGTGACATCGGGTTCCAACTTCTTGCAATATAATAATTCAACTCACCCTTTTTATCGTAAGACGGAATAACAATTCTACCAGCATGATCCCCTTTATCACAAAATCCAATCCCAAACTTTTCTATCATCTCGTCTGTAATCCCACGACTTTTAAGATAATTCATTGCTTGTCGTCTAACTGGATAAACCGTACTTGAGTCTTTGAATAGGGTAAAACTTTCAGGAAGTTTAAGAGTTTTTTTCTTTTTTTCTCTTTTTACAACTGTTTCGGGTTTGAAGACGTTATATAGTTTTTTCTGTTTTCTATTCCCATACTTGTCGAATATTCTACCCAAAGGTCCGTGTGTATTTTCACTATCCCCACATGCCCAACATTTATAAACATTATCTATGTAGTTAACTTCCAAATTATGTTTATTTCTCCCATCATCACAAACAGGACAATTAAAAGAAATTTGACCACGATTAGGATAGTGAAGTCCGTGATCACCAAGAACTTCTTCCAATAACTCAACTAACGCTTCATTTTCTTCCATCCCCTATAATATAATAATAAACTTTCAATACATCAACTACACAAACTTTCATGTTCTTTTATATTTATTGTTGATATGCCAACACAAATAACAATTACAGGTTTAAGCGGTTCTTCACCTTTTGATATTTACACTTGTGATACAGGTTACACAACTTGTATTTACATAGCCACAATATCATCCGGTCAAATCCCATATGTTTTCAATCTTCCATATGTTTTGGAGGGTATGGGTTCAGTAGGTGTTAAATCTGTTGATAGTAATAATTGTTTGGTTGAGAAAAATTTGATAATATAATATGGCTTGTAGTAATTTAGGTTTATTTGCCTCTGCTTCGGATCCTTATATTTCGTGTGGTGGTTCTTTGAGTACCACACTTTATGGTAGCGGATTAACAATAGGTTATGTAGTTTATTTAAACTCAGGATGTACTGGAACACCAGCATTAACATCTTATTATTCTAATGGTATTAATGTATATAATGTTGTTTCAGGAACTATTACCGGTATTTCAGGTTGTACATGTCCTCAGTTTTTTTGTGTTGAGAATGACACAAATTATGATGACACATACCAATTAGCAGGAGGAAGATATCTGGGTCAATCTTATTTTACGGGACAAACCACAGGATATTTTATGTTTTACTCAACAGGTGAAACAAGATGGTGTTTGTCTCAAACATTAGGTGGCCCATGTGATCAGTTTGGTCCATTTGGAAGTACGTCAGATTGTCCTGATTTTGACGACACTGTCGCATATACAGGAATTTGTGTTACAACTACCACAACTGTTAATCCGTGTGCAACATTTGATTTCACCGCAATTTTTGATTGTTTAGTCACCCCTTCCCCTTCAATATCGGCAACACCAACTCAAACACCTACACCAACTCCAACACCTTCATCAACAAATATATGTGGTGGATCTTTTATAAGTGCGTCAGCGATTACGGTATCATATTCTCCGACACCAACAATGACACCAACCCCAACACCTACACCACAAATAACAAGACCTTGTAATTTTAGTGGTGAAGTTATATTTAACACATTTAATGAAATATTACAATGTGCTAATAGTAAGAAATTTAAAGATTGCTTTACTGGTTTTGATTATTTCTCTTCAGATTTAATATTAGTTTCAGGAAACACAAGTCCAAAAGAAGGTTACGTATATAACGCAATTATTAATGGTCAAGGTTGTTGTGTTGTTTATGAAGGTTTATTTGAAAACATAAGTGGTGTGGATGACATTACGTTAACTTTTGAAGTTGGTTCAAGAATAGATGGTGCGTGTTTAGATTGTCTTCCTAATTTAACACAAACACCAACTCCTTCACCAACACAAACACCAACACCAACTCCAACATCAAGTCCTTGTATCCTTACAAAATGGTATGTTGAAAACAATAGTGTTAGTCAAATTAAATATAATTACTATGAGTGTGATGGAACGATATCTTTAGGTGGGTTAGGTGGTTACACATCCGATTACATTTGTTCTATCACAATTCCAACATCTTCTTCTCCAAACTTTACAGCAACAGATTCAGGTGTAATTTGTTAATAAAAAAAAATATCGTCTAAAAAGACGATATTTTCAATTATCGGTTATATAAACGATATTATTTCCAAATTTCTTTTGATCTCATAAATCCTAAAACACAAGTGTACGCATCTGTTTGATCAAAATTCTCTTTCTTTAATGTATTGTTTTTTGTATAATGCCAAGTAATCTGTGGTTCTCTTTTTGCAACCTTTTCCCAAATTATCAACTTTTTATCAACGTCTTTTGGTAATCCACCAAATAACACAAATTTCTTTTTATCGTTTTCTTGGACTAACTCAGGAAAGGCAAATTTTCTTGAGTTATATGTCGATATAAATTCAGGAACTATTCCCATTATATTATAGATTTCTTTAAATACAAAACTATTAAATCTTAATAGTGTTTGTATGGTATAAATGTTATTAGAATTTAAAAGTGGTTCCTCTATAATAATTCTAACAATCCCTAAATCTTTATATTGTTTAAGTTTTTCAGCAAATATTTCTGATTTTAATAATAACTCTTTTAGTTTATCATTCTCATCTTTCTCCATTTTTGGTCTTGGTGAGATATGAGTTAATTCAAGTAGTTCTTGTGTTTTGATATCAAACAATGCCCACCCTATGGTTTTTGTGGAAATATCAAGACCCAAAACTTTGGGGGAGTTTTTTAAATTTTTTGCCATAAAGCTATTATTTTATTTATATTATAAACTATGAAGATAAAAATTGTAGTTTTGTTAGAAATCTAATTTAATAACGTACTGTTGGATTCCTTGTCTTAATATTGGTGATTGCATTTTAGACATAACTAAAACATCTTTATTTTCATCTAAAAGTGCAATTTCGGTAACATAAGATGGGGTTCCTTGGGTCCAAGTTGGGTTTTGAGAAACTAAGAATTCATTATCACTTAAGTTAATTTTATATTTCATCTCATATAATGTGGCTTGGATGTCGGTTTCTAAATTACCGTAGAAATAGTACTCATCACCAAAATTCAATTGTTGTCCTGTCGCACCATTAGGAACCAAACTTATATAGTCGTTTAGATTGTATATTGGTGCACTTCCATAATTTTCCGCAGTTACAACAAAAGTTGTTGCGGTTAAAGATTCTTGGGTTACATAACCATTAATGAAGTATTGTTCAATTTGACTTGTAAAATCAATTAATCTCCATTGAGCCGGATCAGGTCTCACCCCCGATAATGTTTTTTGAGCCAGTACTTGGAACTGTTGTGCATAGAATCCAGCAGGAACAGTACAAACAGGACACTGAGTTGTTGTAGTTGTTGTGTATGGTGGATTAATTGTAGTTGTTGATGTGGTAACAGGATTGAATGTAGTCGTTGTAGTTGTTGGTGAGAAACCTGGTTGTACTAAACAAGGGAAATCTCCACCAAATCTAACTGCAACATTCTTAGGTGTTTCAGGTGAACAGACATTCTCAGTTCCAACAACACTTGTGTAATAATTACTATGTAATGAATTTGTAAATGCGTTTGTGTTTGATAGTCTATAAGTTACCCAAAGTGTCTCTCCTCCTCCTGTTAAAACACCTGTAGTATTTGAAGTCCCACATGTGTTTGGTGTAATTAAAGATACTTGTGGTGCCGGTAAAGTCCAGTTTCTATTTGATTTATATGATAGAGCAGCTACTAATTCTTCATCATCAATAACAATTAGTTTTGAGTCAGGGTAAACTTTACCTACCCTACTTGGTAGACCGTTTGGTTGTGCAAATGTATCCCAAAGATTATAATATCTAAGTCCAGGTTGATTCATTTGTTGTGAAATTTTAGACTTTGTATATTGAACTTGGAATAAATTTTGATTGTCAAATCCTGGAGGATCCACCCAAAAAGTTTGCCCAAAACAACATTCAGGATTTTTATGCCACATTATTGTTGGCATATGTAACTTAAAGTTTCTCGCTTGACCTTGAGTGTTATCAGGGTTTTGTGTGTCGTAAGGTTCTAACGCAAATTTTTCACCATAAAAGAAATCGATAGTTTGATTAGTATAGTGGATAATTGCAATTGCCTTTTGTTCTTCAGGTGCTACTACAATTTTTTCGCCGAATGAATTGTAGTAATATACATCATCAGTAGATGTTTGACCATCAGATGAATTATATCCAAAATATTCTTTTTGTCCTATGTAGTTAATAGAACCAAATTTTGTGTAGTCTTGGAATTGAGCGGATGCCAAACCAGCAGGACTCTCGGTCCAAGGAATATTCATATTCCATATTTTAACATCAAACTGATCAGTATCACAAACTGATTCAAAGTCGATTACACTTTTATTCCAATGTGGTTCAGGTGTAAAACTGTCATATAAAGGAACCATTTGTGGTGGATAAATTAATGTTCTCGCCCAACAATCAATTGATAAATTTGTAAAATCAGGTGTATCTCTGTCTAACGTTAAAACACTACCACAAACTTCAACAATTCTATAAGTTAAAATTGAAAAACAACTTACTACATCTTTTAAACAATCAGGTGGTGGTGGTAATGGACATTGAGCACTTGGTGTTGGTGTTAAACATGGTGTGTGTGTTGGTGAAGGTGTTGGTGTTGGAGAAGCACAAGGTATTGAAAGTGTACTTGTTGGTGTGGGTGTCGGAGTTGGTGTACTGTATAACGAAGGTGTCGGAGTTGGTGTAGGAAAATTACTACAAGAACAATCGGTCTCTGCTCTTCCATCATAATATATTGTTATAAAATCTCCAACATTTGGTGTATTATCATTTTGAACATTACAGTCCATTCTTTGTACACTTATTTGGTTTGTTCCGTTCAAAGTGGACATGTTAACCACATAATTTGGTGTAATGACATATGTGTTATTAACTAACGCTTTCCAATCTACAGTAGAAGCGGTTGTGTTTCCTGTGAAGAACCCTCTCATAGCAGCTCTATTGTAAACAGAATCAATACCTGAATCCATAAAAGGTATACCATAAATATTTGTTTGTCCTTCATCAACTAAATATGGATATTTAATGTACTGTCTATTTGATTCAGGAACACCTGAACTGTTTTGTGCATTGAATTGTGGTTCTAAAACAACGGTATTAGTCTGATTGTAAGTAGATGGTAACTCGTTATATGAAACTTCACTATCCCCTACCGCAAAGTAAAAAATATTAAAGTTGCCTTCGGACATTTTTTGTCTACCCGTATCTGTAACACGAGTGTTAACTAAACCAGATGTATTTTTAATTATGTAAGCCATTTATTGTAAATATTCTTATATTCAATTTATAAAACTGATTGTGGTACAGGTGGAACCGAATTAATTAGGTTTGTCTCACAACATTGACAGTTATTTATTATTGCGTTTGTAATAGATAATTGATAATATCCAACTGCGTTTGAACACTCAAATGCAGGAAAGTTGATGATACTATTTGTAGTACTACCTGTAACAACTTGACCACTAGTTAATGTTAAGGTGTTCAAATAGGTTTTACTAATTTGTGTATTGTTTAGTGGTCCAGGAACACTACAAGGTCCACCTAATGCATAAGTATTAACTGTTGTATTTGTATTTGTCATAAGTCCAACACCACTAATAGTTGTAAAATTATTATATGAAGGTATTGGGCTCAAACTTTGTGGGTAATAGTTAAATATTGACGACATAACAACATCAACAGTTAATGTAGATCCAACAGGTAAAGATGGTGCAGTTAACGTAAAAGTATTATTATTGTAATTTACGTTCATCGTTACGTTATAAATGGTGGTTGGGATGTTATTAACCACCACAGGTCCAAATGAACCTATTGTTGTATTTACGTCTTTAGCAAATACTATATAAGTCCCTGGAAGAACATTACTGAATATTGGTGATGGTTGATATGATAATCCTCCATCTATTGAGTATTGGTACGGTGCATCTCCTCCAGAAGCACTAATAGTAATACTACCATTATTTCCACATAAAGCGTCGTTAACTACCGCAGAAACCACTACAATGTACGAATCAGTACATAATCCTTGAGCAATATCAACACTGTATATATCATATCCACCATAAACTTGCCAATTACTTACTGGTGGATATGATGGGTCATTATTTGTAACTAATGTTGATGGACTAGTAAATCCTGTCATAACCCATTGTGATGGTGTCGATCCACTATCCCAATACACAACATATTGACCTGTTGATGAAGACCAACTAGGTTCTCCATTTATATTAATACTTGGATCAAGTTCTACTTGTGAGGCCATAGTTGGGATTCCAGGTTTTGTTGACCTTGAAACTATTGTTGCACAGAGTGTATAATCTTCTTTAGGTATTACCGGTGGTGAGCAATTGCCAATTGTTGATTCAACAATTAAATATGGTGAGTCTGAAATAACTTGCCAATCACCTGTCGTTCCTGTAGGATATAATCCATCAGGTAATAAAAGTGTGTTATATGGGGATAATTGACAATCTAGCGTTTGACAAAAAAACCATTTTTCTGAACTTGGGTCCCAAAAAACGTAACCCAAAAGATTTACACCATATTGTATTTCAAAGTATGGTTTTGTATTTTTAAACCCTTTTACTTCTGAATTAATATATACTAACTGATCTTCAACTACACCTGTTAATACAAAACACATACCTGAATATGTTACAGTCTCCGCAGTTAAAACACAAGTTGTAAATGCCGAAAAATCACCATAATAATCCGTAACAGATGCTGAATATTCACCAACTCCAAGATTAGTTAGTGCTGGTGCAAAACTTCCAACTTCCCAAAATATAGTGTAAGGTGGCGTTCCTCCTGTTACAACTAATTCAACCGCTCCATCAAAATCTCTTTCTGATGAAGGTTGTTGTGTTATACAAGTAACCCCCATAGGGAATATTGTAATAACATCACATTCGTTTGTTGGTTTTACAGTTGGGATTGTTGGTGGACATTGGTTATCAACACAAATGTCAGTTAATTTAATTGGTATTTGCACTTGAGTGTCAAACTGTGGATAAACTTTACTACAAATATTGTAAGTTAATCCCTCTTGGATAGTATCAACAATAATTTCATCATTACAATTAACATATGTAACATCAGTTGTTTGAGTCACAGATCTTATAAAATAACAATAACATTGACAATTGCATGTTATCCCTGTTGAAATTGTTATTTCGTTTGTTGGTGTACAGTCTATTTCACCTAAACTTAACACATAAAAACAAGTTTCATCTATTGTTACTGAATCTATAGAATTTACAGAAATGTATGACGTTGAATAAGCGCTTAACCCACTAAGGTTTGAAATGATCGGTTTGTAACTTCCGTCACAAGAATATAATATATAACAATTTTCTACCATCTATTAACAATAAATAATCATATGTTGTATTTTTGAATGTAAGATTTCATATTATCGATATATTTTATTGTCGAACTATTTTTATCTATGTAATCAAAATGATTGGGGTTATCTCTCAACTTAACAATTGGGTCTATATTAATGTAATCACCTTTATAAAATTTTGTAGTTTTAAGGTTATCTGTTACACCAGCCATATGAAGTATTGGTTTTTTTTCATAAGTTTCTATGGTGTCTGTCGCCCAAGAAAAATCAAGTTCTTCAGTTACTTTAGTTTTAAATCCATACAACCATAAATTCCATAATAATGACCACATCTCTGCGGTCCAAAATTGTATTTGACCTGAATTTATTGGGAATCTTTTTTGGTAATCCAACATTTTATTATACATATTTGTGGAGTCTCTATAGATTTTATCCCACAATTCACAATTTGTATTTTTAATTAGGTATTGTCCTCCACCTGAATTTTCTTGATTGAGTTTAATTTTTTCAACATCAACACCAATTACATCTGCCATTTCACTTATAAGTTGTCCTTTATCTGAATTGGGGTGTTGTTGTTCATATCTCTCACAACAATCCATAATATAGTTGTATCCGATATAACCTATCGTATCAGATAGATAACTAACCTCATCGTCTAACAACCGATTAAAACTTGGTAGTTCTTTAAAAATAATATCAGCATCGTGAAGAAAAAATAATTTTCCATAATCAGTATTTGATTGGATCCACTTTGAGATGAGGTATGGTTTAATACTTGGTATGTAATGTTTTTTAGATCTTTCATCAACAAAGTAATGAACATTAACACCTAACTCTTTAAGTTGTTCTGATTCTTTAGATGGTGTGTTCACATTATTAACTAACCCTAAAACCACATGTATTTGATTTGGGTTAATTCCTTTTTCGATAAAATTGTGAACATACAATTTTATTTGCCATATAAAGTAGGGAACGTCAGGTTGTGCTGAGACAAATAATATGTTTTCCATATAGGAAAATTAAATGAAAATAAGGTAAAGTGAATTAATTTTAAATTTTAAACTCTATGCAATTTCATAACTTCCGTTCCATACAAATCTATCACTAGTTGTCCAAGTAAATGGTTGAGTTGCATTTACATCATTTGCAGTACCGTTTAAAATATTTACATATTGCATAGGGGCTTTAGTGTTAAATCCTGCTCTTGCTCCGGCCATTGTGGCATTATACCAAGCACTACCATTATCTAATAAAGTTACCGTCATTAATATGGCATCAGCATTTACAGCAGTAACCGGCATCGATACATACCATTCTCCCGTACCAAATGTTGTTGTTGACCCCATCACAATATTTCCTCTAACAAAACATGTTTTACCAATTACTTTATACCAACCTTCTATAGTTCCATTACCAATTACTGGATTAGTACCTGACGATGTCCAAGATACACTATATGATTCCCACGCCGATTCTATTTGTGATCCAGCAAGATTGAACGTAGATGCCAACATTGTTGTACCTGTTACCGCACCACCACTAATAGTACCATTTGTACTAATGCTAGTCCCCGTGATAACACCTCTCGCAGTGATTGACGAAGTTAAAACACCTGAAGACCCAATACCTTCAAACAAATTTGTTGAGATGTCAGGATTACCCGTACCATTTTTAATTGAAAATGCTCCTAATGTTGAGTTAGTTAAAATTTCAGGTTCTGATGAGTTGTTGTATGCTTGTTGTAAGTTTGTTGTTGGTGTACCACCAGCGGCCCCTGTTGATTCACCAAATTTTGAGGCTTGGAAAAATAATGCTTTAGAAGTATCACTTAAATCAGTACATGAGCTTAAAACTGATAAAATACCAATTAAAATACCGTTAGTTTGAAAGTTTGAAAACTCAACATACTGTTCTGTTGAAATACCCGCAACTGCTTGAGTTAGTGTTGAATAAACTGTTTGTCCGTACTGAACTCTAAAAACACCGTTTTGTACCAAATAAATTCTTTGGTTAGTTGCTTTAGTTCCTGGTATAGAAGTTACAGTACCACCAACATCATATTTTGTTGGGTCAATAAATGTTGTGTTTGATGCGGTTCCACCTGTTTGTGTTCTATATTGGAACGTACAAGGAGCGGTTCCTGAAACATATAACGAATCAGGACTTAATATGTCGTTTGCGAAATTTATACCTAAACCATATAGGTATTCCGCACTTGTGTTAAAACTTAAATTTACACCGTTAGGTGATGGGGTTATTCCACCGTTAATTAAATTAATTGGTGTAAACATATCACGAAGTTGTGATAATGGAGATAAAACAAAGTCAGGTTGAGAAAAAGAATTAATAATTGATGTCTTATTAGCGTGACCCAATTTACCTAAAAATATATTTTGTCTTCTTTCTTGTTCCGTTAAAGGAATATTTGATTGACTAATTGTTCCTCCGCTCGTTAAATAAATCCAAGTTTCGGTACTTGTTGTAACATAAGTTGCGGTATTTGTACCACCTGTATACACAACATAATATAATTGTGGTGATAAAGGATTTGTTGTGTCGTCTACTATCCATCCTTTTACAGGAGCAACATTAAATGTTGTTGGGGATGCGGTTGTAATACCTGTAAATTCAAAAACACCCGTTGATGAGTTTACTGTTGAGATATTATACCCCAAAGCAACCCATTCTGTTCCATTACTTGATAATTGTATTGAGTTAGTTTCTCCTAAAATTACGAATAATTTTCCATCGATGGTTTCACTACCAAATGGATCTACGGTAACCGCACCTCCACCATTATTTTTAATAACTAATAATCTACCCTTTCTTCCTACAGCACTTGGTAAGTTTACAGTAAAAGTACCACCTGTAACGTCAACCATATAGTCATTATCAGTAACTGTATACCCACTATTAATTGTTATCTGTGGAAATGTGATTTTAGATGTTGAGGTTATACCACTTGTATATGTAAGACCGCTAATTTCAACAGAACTACCAGACATTCTAACTAGATCTGCATTGTTTACTCTAAAGTTCATGTAACTTGGTGGGAATGAATTGTTAGTTACAAACATATTAATACCGACAGGTACAGTTGAATTGTCTGAAATTCCTAATTGGATTTTTCTGTCGGAGATTAAATCGTCACCACCACTTGATGCAATAAATGGTCCTTCTTTGTTGACACCACCTGTGGATGTAATTAATAATTCTCCGGTTCTTTGATAGATAGACCCGTTGACATCTAAATCATAGAGAGGGGAGTTAATCCCAATTCCCAATCTTTTATTTGTATTATTCCAAGTAAAACCAGTAGTTTGACTTACCGTACTTGCTGAACTTTGAAATAAGACTCCACCTGTAAATCCTGATTGGATCTGTGTTGAGTCAATAATTATTACATCACTTGGTAAGTTTTGATAAGTTGTTGCCGATATTGTTATTGCACTTAAACCCGCATTAAATATTGTATTACCCGTAACCGTACCTCCTGATAATGGTAAAAATAACCCAATCCCACTTTGACCACTTGTCCCTGACGAACCCCTTGATCCGGAAGTACCACTAGTGCCTGTTGTACCTGATATTACTCGAGCCACTTGTTGGATTGTTGCTTTATAAGAAGATCCCGCAGGATTTTGAGATGTGTCACCGGTGATGACTATGTGAATTAAGTCCGTTAAAGAAACTCCAGTTGCTTGTATTTGATCCGTTAATAATGCCATATCGTATAATAAATATTTTAGTTATTGGAAATTAAACTGCGTTCCATCCATAAAGAAGTAATATTGTAAATTTTGAAATTGTTTTGGGGCCCCTTCAGTTGTACAATAAATTATTTCAGATAATGAACATCCGGTTGAATCTATTAAAGTTAACTGTAATGCAGGTGCTGTGTTGAATTGTGCTGGTAAAGTAAAAGTTGTAGGATAAGTGGTTCCACTACCAACATAAGAACAATTATTACCATAAACGTCACATGCAATACCACTGAATGGTGGTGTAACACTTGTTGCACTATAAACGATTACTTGATTCGCCACAATTAACTACAACTTACACAAGATATGTCATAATCAATCAACAAGTTGACTTTTATTTCAGTATCTTGTAATGGATTTATTGTTTGTGGACCACAATTTTTACTAATTTCTTCACAGTTTGTTTTTATTGTGATTCTATTTGAAGGTAGATCTATTGTTACATCAGATATCCCTACAAACTCATTTAATATTGTAGATATTGCTTCAGCCCATAACAAATCATTTGGATAATCAGTAGATCCTGAAGATGTGTAAAATATAGTTTCAGCAGATTGACCACCAACTTCCGCACTTATTGCAAAAGTCGCTGAATTTATAATACAGTTTGTGTCACCACTAGTTAGATCATTAAACCCTTCTAAATACATTGATCGAATTGTTCTTTTAGTTACCAATCCACTATCTGTAAAAGTATCATCACATACATTATAGTACAAATAATTAACATATTTTTTTGTACCCGTTAATGTTGTGTATTTTGTAAGTGTACAACCACTAGCGTCTGTTACAGTTAAACTATATGTACCCGTAGTTAAACCTGTAACTGTAGTTCCCGTTTGAGAACCTACGGTTCCACCACTCCAAGTTAAAGTAAACGGTGGTTCACCACTAGTAATGAATGCAGTGATAGAACCATCATCACCATTTAAAGGTTGGTTTGGATATAAGTTGAAGTTTACGGTCTGACTATTTGGTATAAAAACAGGATAACTTTGGATACAAGGTGGTGATGACGTATCTTGTATTGTTAGAGTGTAATTACCATAAGCTAAATTTGTGAATGTGTTAAATAAACTTGTTACAGTATTTGGACTATAAGTTGGTCCTGTTAATGAATATGTGTATGGAAATGTTCCTCCTGTTGACGCACTTACAACTAAAGATCCATTATTTAATCCACATGTGGTACCATTTACTTGAGTAGTCGCACTATATAAACTAACCGAATTAATAACAGTAGAGGCGGTATAAGTACAACCTGCAGACACAACTGTTACATTATATGTTCCACTACCTAATCCATAGAATGTCTCATTAGAACTACCGAATAATCCTATTTGACTAATACCTGTAGTTCCTGACACAGAGATCTGTAAATTAGTTGCACTACTAAGACCACCATCAACTAAAACATTAATGCTACCATCATTTGCCGAACAAGTTGAATTAGTTGTTGTGACGGCAACGGTACTAAATGAATTTGGTGTTAATAAACTTACTGAATCATAAATTGTACATAAACCAGCATCGGTAACCAAAAACGAATATAAACCTGAAGACAGTCCTGTAAATGTTACAGAAGTATCAAAAGTAATTTCAACTTGACCTGATGATCCGCTGAAAAAATAGGGAGCAGTTCCACCAACCACAATAAATTCTACTTCACCGTCATTCGCAAAACAAGATGGTTGGGCTATAGTTATAAATCCACCTGACGTTAATGGTGGTATAGTGTTAACAGTAAATGATTCACTTGTTGTACATCCAATTGGATTTGTTACTGTTGCAACGTAACTTCCCGAAGTTAATCCTGTTATTGTTGATCCTGTTTGACCTAAAGCGTTAGGACTCCAAGTTATTGTATAAGCAGATAATGGAGGTGTTAATCCTGTTAAGAAAATTTTACCACTACCTGAACCTAAACAACTAGCATCATCAACAACATATGCCCCGTATGTTAATCCAGATGAAGGATTTAATATTACAGATGCTGTTATTCCTGTACAACCACCACCATCGTTTGCAACTATATAATAAGTTCCTGCAGAAAGAGATGTGAATTCATAGTAAGGATTTGATGTTGTTGCAGATGTAATTAAATTATTACTTATATCGTATAAACTAAAAGAAACAAGACCATAAACGCCAGACGTAAAACCTGTTATTGTTCCATTATTTTGACCACAAGTGGTATTAGAAGAATCTATAGTTGCGGTAGTACCTGTTGATATATAAATTGGTTGTACAATTTTTGTGGTACCCGCATCTGCAACTGTAGCATAATAAGTACCACCAGACATTCCCGTAACAGAATAAAATGTGGTGTTAGCTGACAATGGTAGTAATCCTAACCCTGTTGCATCTGTGACACTAAAATTAGGCGTATCTCCGGTTATGTTGAATGAGACCGCACCTACTTTTGTATTACTACAGTCACCAGTGACTCTATAATTATATATTTGTATATAAGGCATTATCCGTTACAATATATTTCGAACTCAAGTCCTATGTTTATTTGGAAGTCATCAAAATTTGGTTGACAATTATTGTTAAACACCGTTATTTGTTCAGTATCCTCATCAATATTATAACTATACCCTGAGGTTAGTAAATTATTTAATGTGTCACTTAAAGCATTCACCCATTCTGTGTTAGTAGGGACGTTAAATGGTCCAATACCTGTATAGAATGGTGATATCACAAGTATAACCCCATTTACTCTTAAATCTACATTCCAAGTAGTTATGACAGAGTTTTGTGAACAGTCATTTGCGTTTAATGAATTTTGACTATAAAAAGTATCTAAAGTATCATTCAATACAGCACCCATAGATGTGATTGTTGGGTTACTATTCCATGGATAAAGACCACAAACCACTTGTTGTACAGGACAATCATATACAAACAATTGTGTTGCCAAAGAACAAGGTTTACAAGGGACAGGAACAATCTTACATCCTTCTTGTCTTCTCCATACAAATTTTTGTCTATGGAATATAGAGTTTTCTAATCTAACACCTGTATTCCATATTGTAGTTGCAGGAACCATTTGTTCAACCATTCTAATCCAATAGTCACCCATACCATTAATATAGTCTATCATTGTTTGGTATGTAAAATTATCGTTTGGTACACCTGCTTGTGTTTGAGACTCTAAGTATCTCCAATATATTGATTGTAATGTAGGGTAACCGCCAGTTTTACCATCAGTAATATATTGACGGTTTCTTGTGTTAACCATGTTTCTCCAAAATGTTTGAGCAAATTCAAAGAAAGTTTTTTGTTTTGGTTTTGGAATAATTGTTGTCCAATCTATTCCTCCATATCTTGGGTATGGATTTGGTACATTACAAGGTGTTGGTGGAGTGTAGAATAAACCTTCTTCAGGTATTGGGTAATTATATTGTCTAGACATTGTCCAAACATCATAAACCAAACCTTGAGCAGGATTCATCATGATGTCAACATTTTTCACATTCAATGTTAAACATTCTTCACCAACTTCATAATAAGCATTAAATCCACCATCAAAACTTACTCTTTGTGTTGGTGACGTATCACTCCAACTTTTTTTGTTATCCTGAACTCTTCTAATCTTATACCCCAAATTCATATAAGGGAAATTTCTGTAAAGTTGCAAATATTCCTCACCGTAATTGAAAGGTAAAAGTTGTGTTTGGAAATTAGGATTATTACCTGTGAATACTTGATTTGTTGGGATTGCAAATTCTGGCATTCTGTGTTGAGGTGTTGATTCAAACCAACCCCCACCAATTTGGAAAAAGTACTCTTCTGTTGGTGTTGGCATTTTTGGGCATCCAAATTCATCAACGGGGTAATCTTCCCTTGTTGTTAATACAGTTGCGTTTGCAAATGTTGTGGTAAAACCAGTATATTGAACTCCTTGTATTGAATATGTGTTGTTAGTTTCTAATACAGGATATTCTTGTAGAAAAGTCCCTCCTGATAATTGTAAATATTGTTGATTGAACTCACTCATGTTTATTCTTTGATCAGCAACATAAATATGTTCGTTAAAATCTATTAAGGCTTCAGGTGCCCCAACCATTCTTAAAAGACATTCAATAGATTTTCTAGTTCCTTTTGATTTAAACAACCAAGCAGAATTCAAAATCAAATTTCTATAAAATTGATAATTGATTTCTTCAGGTGTTGGTCCGATTTGTAAACCAGGAAAAGTATTTGGTTGTGTCGTAAAAACTGCTTGTAACAATTCTTCATTAGATATAGGTGAAAAATTTGTTACCCAACCTAATGTTTGTGCTAAATTTTTTAAAAGTTGTGACGGTATATCATTCTTAACAGTATAATGAACACTATTAATATTACCTAATGCCGAAATGAAAGCCTTAGTTTCGTCAAAACTTCTACCATAAATCTGTAAAAGTTTTTCAAATTTATGATCAGGTGTATCAAACTCTTTTAAAGCACCTGTTGTTAAAAATCTTGAAACTAAGTTAGTATTATATGAATCAAGGTTTATTGCAAAATCATTTATTTGTGTTAGGTAGTTATCAAATGTTTGTGATTCAATATCTAAGTTCCAAAGTCCTGATTTAGGAAACGTTGCAAGTTCAGTCGTGATTTTAAATGTACCGTCATCTTGTTCTCTTGGAACGGTAAAAGTTGCGGTATATGGTGGATTAATGTTTCTATTTAGTAGGAAATTTTCAACGGGATCAAATTTAAGGTTAAAAACTCTGTTAACCTCATAGTTGTTTGGTCTTATAACTATATAATCATATGATATTGCATTACCCCCAAATGGATTTCCATCGACAATTAACTTTAATGTTGTCGAGTCATTTGTGGTTGGGTATAAATAGTTAACAGGATATTCATTACCATTTAGAATTAACGCATATTTTTTATACTCCAACTTCATGTTTCTCAAAGATGAAACTTCCATCTCATTAAACATCATATTTGTCTCAGCATTTACAGTGTAATCAATATCAAATGGATTTCTAATTGATGATATTAATACTTCAAATGTTGTATCATTTTCAACCGCATCGTAAGTAATATTAAATGCGGTTTCTTGAGTTATAAACTTGTTTGTGTTTGGTGAAACCTCTAATCCTGCAGGATAAAAGTTGATTATCTTAGTTATTGAAACTGAAAATCTTTTAACCAAGGAACCATATTGAGTAAAGTTTGTTACTTGTGATAAATCATAATTTGGGTAAACTCTATAGTTGTTAGCTAAGATTTCGGCAGCTTCAACATTATTATCGATGTTTATACTCTCAAGATTTATCGGATCTGAAAACGTACCAATATTAAATGTTCTATTCTGCTTTTCAGAAATATTTGTTGTAAAGTTAAAATTTGCTTGCGTTAAACCTCCTCCAGTAACTAACTGAACTCCAACCAAATTATTTGAGAATTCATTGGCGGCACTACTTTGAGGTGGACAAGTAAACTTCTGTATAGCCATTAAGCAACAATATTATTAAAAGCTTTAGAGAAATCGATATTTTCATTACGATTTTGTCTAACCTCATAAAGAAGAGTATTGAACTGATCTTTAATTTCATACAAGTTGTATTGTTGGTAGATGTTGTTGTCAGCGTCGTAGATTGTGTAAATACCGTCCTCAATAGATTTAGTTTGATTGCCATAAAGTGCTATTGCCAACGTCGAGATGTCTTGGTCAACTATTTCAATTTCTGTTGATATTGGGTTAAAATAAGTATTACTTATGATAATACTTTGATTAGGTTGTCCAATATAAGGTGTTGCACTTGGTTTGTTTGTTGGTGATGAAGATGGTGAAAGTGTACAAAATAAAAGATTTGTTGCCCCTTCCACATATCTATACCTAATAGACTTTTGAATTGTGTTAGTTAAGTTTTGGATAACTGGTTCACAATAGAATGAAGATGTTATTATTCTAAAGAAGTTAGGAATTTTTGTCCCATCAGGATTTAAGTATTCAACTCTAAATCCTACAAGTCCTTGATTAACAAACTTATTTCTATATTGTGATGGGACATTATTTAAATCAATTACTATCCCTTTAACATTTGGTAATGCGGATAAAACACCACAATCAGTAATAGTTGTTCTAATTTGTGCAGGTCTAATCATTAGAGTGTAAATCCCCAAACTTGTAAACTGATCGGCAGGTAGTTTTAAACTATACAACCCACCTAAAACTTCAACAGTATTACCTCCTGTTGCGTTATTATTGAAGTATGGTCTTAAGACATCTTGAGCGTTCAACGTTGTTAAAATAAAGTTTTGTGTGTCATCTCTTGATTGTGTATAAACCATAACGATCTCTACGTCTTCAGGACTGACATCCGCTGGTCTAATAGTTCCGTAATTACCTGTAGCCATTTGTGTTTTCTTTTTTTTTATAAATAGTTATGTTGATACTTTTTCAATGTTGAAATATTTGTATCCGTATTTTTCTAAGTCCCCTACATTATCAACTTCACCAATCCTTTGTATATTTTCTAATGGTGTGTATTTACCTCTCTCAACATAAACATTAGTTATAATTTCAGGTTGATCAATAACATTTAATAATGCTTCGTTTTTTGTTAATGCCGATAATACGATGTCACCAGGAACTAAACCGTAAGAATCTGTAACATAAATCGTATAATCTTCGTAATCTAAATAAGTCATACCATTTATGGTATAAGCTGTATATGAGTTACTTGGATCTGGTCCCCAATATGTTCCAATCGCACCTGTTGTTCCCGTTACTTGGACTCCTAATTTAAATTTACCGTCGTATAAATTTGTTTTGGGTCCAAATTGTGCTAAGTCGTTAACAGAAGATAAGGTTAAACCTGTTATTGGAAATGGAACCGAAGTGTAATTGTAGGAATAATAATCATTTATGTTCGTATTTGAGTCTCCTGTAAAAATATAATCATAACTTATTGGTGTTGCAGACCAATTACCTCCCGCAGGATAAAAAGTTATAGATCCGTTTGGATTTGGTATTGTTGCGTTTGTATAAGGTACAATAACATCTTTTTGTACTTTTGAGATACCCCATGGGGAATTTGCCGTAAGGGTTATTGTGTATGATGTTTGACTAACAGGATATGTATGAGTTATCGGTGAAATACCTAAAACAGCCTGTGGTGCGGATCCATCACCCCAATCCAAAGTATAAGTTACTAATTGTAAGAATTTTATTAGTTCTAAGTCAGAAGTGTTATAAAATGTGAAAGTATATGGATTGATGGTATTTGCGGTTGCAATAAAATTATTTAAAACATCAAGTTGTAAAATTAAACCATCCGTTGGTGAATAATACCCAATATCCACTGTTGATTCTGTAAACATCAGATTGACTGTTAATCCAGTCAGAAATGATGTACCTCCTGTATTCCCCGATAATACATACTCCATTGGTAAGTAAACTCCGGTCGTTCCTGTTGTTGTCGCACTAAATGTTGATGCCGTTAAACAACAAGGATCTATGATTGTTGTTATATCTGTTTCCCCTGTATAAGGAACAAATACCAAATCACTCTTGATGTTTTCAGGAGAAATTATGAAATTATATTGTTGTAATTCCATTATGGATTAACATATTCATACCATTTTATCGGTGATAATCCGTCCCCAACTCTTAAGTTTGTTGAAGTGGAGAATACCTCGTAAGTTTTAGTAGTATAATTTAAACTATATCTATAATAGAAATAGTCTGCATTATTAAAAGTAAATTTGGTTGGTGATATTAGATCTTGTCTTGTGTTAGTCATTTGTTTGAAAACTCCTAATCTAGCATCAAAAAATTTTGCGGTAACATAAAAGGTGTCAACATCTATAAAATCTCTGCTTCTTAACCAATAAATAAAAAATCCTTCTTTATCACCTAAATAATCTAAAACCATTTTTGGTTTTTTAATATCGACAGGTGGAACTAAAGGTGATATCACAACAGTTTGAGTTAACCCTTGTTGTACAGGTAAAATTACCGATAAATAAATTTGTTGATCTCTTTCATCAGCAGTGTCATAAAAATCCAATTTGAAGAAGGATTTAGTGAATGGTTTTGAATAGTAGTAAATTTCTTCAGCTGTAAACCCGTTATTTAAATATGAGATGGTCCAGTTACCAACAGTATTTGCGGTTATTGGTTGCGAATCATCATAAAAATAAAATTCATAATTAATTCCTGTATCTTGGTTTTGGAATACGTTATGTGAAAATCTTGCAATTTCAAAGTCCGCGGCAGGACCAATAACTTGATCAATAACACTTACTTCATATTCATCAATAGCATCGTCTTTTCCCGTAAAATCCCATTGCATGTTAATTGGTATATTAACAAACTGTTCAAGTTCGGTTTTTAATATTTTTATTCTATTCGCATTCATCTGTCGTTGGTTCTGCTATTGTTGTTATGTTCAATGGAACCGAACCTGAAATTGCATAATCGTTTGGTATATTATATAATTCAGGAGTAATTCTAAAAATTGTATTTTTATAAGGGTAATGAGCATTGTTTAAAAATGGATAATCAACACCAATACCATCAGTATCGATGAATCCATAAGGATATTTATCTCTCCATCTGAATAATGCGGCCATAGTAGAGTAGTAAGCGTAATCAGGAATACCAACAACGTTTGACGAACTACCTTCCTCTATATAGTCGGAGAAAGCAGCAATCTGTATTGCACTGTGTGGTTGATAAAAATAACCAGGTTGGTTTGTTGGTATAAATTCATTATAAAGTGTAAACCATGATTGGTTATATTTTATTTTATGTTGATATAAAGATATAACTCTTTCAAATTGTTCATAATTATTCCATTCACAATAATCACCGTCTATTGTATCACCAGATTGTAAAAAATCATTATAAAAAAAAGGTCCCGATCCTAACAATGAAACATAACTATTTTGATTAACGATTACGTTTGAGTTAATATTGTTGTCATCCCACCATGATTGTGGTTTTTTATCTTCTAAGAATGTATTGAAGTACCATCCTTGTTTAAGATCTTTTGTCCACCCAAAATATCCCCTCCAAATTGATGTAAAAAATAATTCACTCAAAGGTCTGCCTTGATTATCTCTCAATGGTTGTATATCAATATCACAGTTAAACGAAAGGGTGTATGATCTGTTTCCTTCTTTTGTTGAAACTCTCGCTTTATTATTTGGTGTTAGGACTTTTGCCTCACATTTTCTTTTGTCACCATAAATATTTCTTTCAAATCCAGCATTTACTAAAACTGAACATTCTTGATTGGTTAATATCTTATGTTTTCTAACGTAATACTCACTTATTGTATCCGCAGAATTAGCGGCATTTATGACTCTTTTGAATGTACCTTGTGAGTTTGTTTGAAATGTAGTTCCTGTATAACCAATGTTTTTAATGTTAAAAATGAATGCGTCGGATCCGTCACCAGGATCACCTAAACTTGAGACTTGGAACATTACTGTTCCGTTGTAATTAGTTGATAATAAAACAAACTCACCTACTTGTAAACCGTGTTCTACAGGACACTTAAATTTTATATTTAGACCGTTTAAATCATTACCCACCATTATATAATATGGTAAACCATCTGACGCAACCCAAGACCAATTAATAGAAGTATTAGGTTCGACGGCAAATAAATTTTTATTATAATCATTTGTAAAAGCATAACTTAAATAATGACTCCAATTATAAGTTGTTGCACTTACATTTTTAAAATTTAAATGATTGTTTGGTGGTTGAGTATAACCAATAACATCATTATCCGTTCTTATAAAATCAAATTCAGAATATTGTGGAAATCCTGTCCATGGAACTGTTTGAACTGTTGATGGATTTGGTCCAAAATTTCCCGCTGGATAATATAGAATAGCATTATTTAATTCATTAGTATAATACAAATTATCTCTGTATGGGACATATTTTGTTGATCCCGTATACGCATTTTCAAATAAAACTGTGAATTTTGTAACAGGTCTGAATATTGTGGATGCTTGTCTTTCTTCATCAAAGACAGTTGCCAAATTCAAATCAACACTTCTATCATACTCAATTAAATCTTTTGAAGTTTGAGCAAATGGTATGTTTATAAATTGATCAACTTTTGGTGCTGATTTATACCTTTGCGTTGATTCTATTATTCTTGTTGATGGATCTACTGTCATCATTCTTCTGTTGTTGCTACATAAAGTTTATAGAATCTATTCAAAGCTGTTTTACCGTTGTTCAAACCAAAATAAAAATGATACGGAGCCCCAACAACGACCGCCTGATTAGCACTACCTGTAGGTTGTCCCTGATTCACAACTGAAGGTGGTATAAGTGGTTCAGGTACACCAGCTAACGTATAGTTTGCAATGTAACCTAAATTAGTTGTACTTGTAACGTATTTTTCACCTAAAGTTGTAAAATTTAAATCTTGATACTTTTTCTTGAAGAACCCTTGTCCTACCACGTTTGTATACCAGTTATTATCTTCAGTACCAAATATATTTTGACTTGGGTTACTTTGTTTCAAACTCCACTTGTAATGTGGTACTTCTTGTGATTTACCGTATGCAAAGTAGTTTTGGATTAGTGGATTAAAGTTATAAGTTTCAATTCCCGGTGATTCAATTTTTCTATATCTCAAATTTTCTTGTGGAGTTTGGAAAAATAATCCCATAACAGGTTTTACGTCGTTTGCGCCTGATGGAGGAGTTGATGGATAATAATTATCACCAAAGAAAATAAAATCATTTGCGTTTGGACCTAAAAGGTTTTCACTTATGAACGGTAAAACCTTCCATTCTGAATTTATTGACAACATTTGTGCCCAATCACCATCAATTCTATAACCACCTCTTGTACTATTAAAGAACTGTTCAATACCTTTACCCTCAGTATTATTTTGACCTTGTCCAATTGGGAGTATTCTTTGTCTTACACCTTCGTTCAATATTCTCGATAAGAATCCAAGTTGGATGATATCGGAATTATCTTGATAAGAGGTTGATTTTTGTTGGTCGGCATAGTAGGATCCAAATCCATTTTCTCCTGCTCCACAACAAACTTCATTAATGAAAGAATCTCTCGGACCTAAGTCAACAAGTGTAGTTGGGAATTGGATTTGTCTGTCATTGTATCCAAAACCAGGGAATGTGGCAAATCTTTGTGGAATCAATGGATTTACCTGTGGTTTATTTTTTCCAATAAACTGTTGAATGTTCTTATTCCAAGGTGATGATCTATAATAGAAACTATTGTTTATATCATCAAATACAATAACATCAGTACAATAATCATAATTTGGTATTAATGGATTAACACCAAAAGTTAATCTCTTATTGAAATTGAACATGTACAGAACTCCGTTAACCCAATTGTTTTGGAACACTTGAGCAAACACCCCCCTACAAGCCGCGAAGTTCATAGTAAATCTAACTTTCCATTCTAAAAATAATCTAACATCTGAACCATATTCTTTAACATATTTCTTATTAAGAAGACAGTAACATCCGTTAATCATTCTATTAGTAGGTATGGAACATTGATTATCAGGTATAACACCAACATTATTTCCCGAACCACTATAACACTCTAAAGGAACCATCCCCTCACATGTTAAAGTTGATGTCAACCCAGATGTAGGACCTCCTTCATCAAAACTATCACCTGATGGTAGGTCAGCACCTGCAGTTATTGATGGTGGTTCTAACTGACCATTAACAGTATAAACCGTAAAATTATTATTTTGATGTAAAGCAAATCCAGTTGCTGCGTTACCACCATTTTCAACAAAGGTAGATGTCGGTAATCTATCACTTCTCATAACAATAAGAAGTGAATTGACAAAATTTATAGGTGAATAAGATTGATTATAGTATGCCGGAGAATATAAAGAACTTACATTACCATTTCCTCCACATGAAGATTGTTGTTGGAAATATCCTGCATTAGTATTATAATATTGTTTCTTTTGATTATCATCTGATATTGCAGTATCAGTCAACATGTTTGATGAAAAAGAATTGTTGCCGATCCATCCTAAAAACGCACCACCCCCAACATATGTTGTTGGGTTTACTTGGTTTCTTGGTAAAGTGTATTGTGAACTTGCATCTACATAAACAAAAGGAGAGCCTTGAGTTTGCGTCGATACGTTTAACCAACCTGGTGCTGATGTATATGATGGTGAGTCATCAGTACTTAAATAAAAATAAGGTAAATTTGAGGTAAAACCACTATAATTGTTTGGGTTAACACTTGGTGGAGTAATTGTAAAATTATAAGATGGGAAATACAATTTAACATTATTGTTATTTGTCGTATTGTGTGTTTGAGGTTTTTGAGGTACAGTGGAACTTTGTATTGGTACATTCAAATAATAATTCCCGCTAATCACAACACTTCCGTTGAAAGATGTATGTCCAAAAATTTTAGAAACATCATATGATATTGTTTGTTGTGATGTATGAGGATCGACACCTCTAACAAAAATACAAATCTCATAATTCTGCCAATTTGGCATGGTGTAAATCACATCTGAAATTGTATATGCACTAAATGATGGACAAGCAGGAACATTATTTCCATTACATATTGGATAATTAAACTGTATGTTATGTTCTAAATAAGCACTTTTGTAATAACCTGATGTACCCAAAGAAGTGTTTATAAAATCATTTACAGTTAGTCCTGTTAATAATTGGTAATATTCTACGTCTGTTGGATATTGTAAATAACTTTGTTCTTGTGTTACACTTCCTGTAACTTGACTAACTTGTGGTTGATTAATAAAAATTATAGATGAAGAGTTTGATGTTCCGTTTGGATTGGTTGGGTTAGCATAGTTAACAGTGTATGTTGTAACACCTGTAGTTGTTAAACCTGTAATTGCATTATTACTAAATTGATTAAGAGTTGCCCCCGTAAGGTTTCTCATTCTAAACTGAGAACCTGAATCCATATAGTTCGGGTCTTGGAATGAACAAAGTCCTCCAGGTGTAATAGAAGCCGCAGTACCTGAGTTCATTAAAACAACAACAACTTGATCAAAAAATGGTGTTGATCCTGAAGTTGGGTTAACAGTGGTTTTAATTTGATTTACACCCGAAAAATATTTATCTCTAGTATTAAATTGATTTAATTGTTGTGGGAATGTAGTTGTTGTTGGGTAAGCAAAGTATCTTTCATCTGCAACACCTAGACCTTGTTTGTTAGCAGACCATAAAAATGGTTGAGGGGCATGTAATAAATACAATTCATTATTGTATAACTTATTTGGGTCTGTTGATGATATTACATCATAACCTGAAATTATTCTTTTAAAGTCTATCGATGCCTTTACCGCAACTGCAGTATCAATATCGTTTTGCCCTAATAATGACTGAAAAGTTTTATATCCTCCTGTATTTCCACATTGAAATGGGTCATCCCCATTTGCATCGTTTTCAAAATTAGGATGATTAATATCGTAAGACCCTGCAGAATTAACGGGCGCAATTATACTGTTTGGTTGTGCCAATGTAACATCATAACCTAAACCACTATCAGGATCCTGTAGACCATTTTGTATGGTTTGTTGTTCTTGAGCTAAAGTATTTGCATCAAAATCATCATCTATACTTGCGGTCCCACAATCACAATCACAACTTGTACAATCAGGATATGCGATCATAGGTAAACCAATTCTTGGGAAATTGTCTATTCTACCATTTTGAGTATTTTCAATTAAAAATTTTGTATAAAAATATGTAAATGCCAAACCAGCAGCAACTTGGACTATAACTTTTAGTCCTTGAGCGATAATTTGTAAAATAGTACCAATTGAGATTACAGGTCCTCCTAATGGTGCAAAATCACCAAGACTGGTAATATAATAAACTAAATCTATCCCCGCAGAAACACCCTGATACACAATATATGGTCCCAAGAATAATAACAAGTATTTTAAGACAGGCCATAATAACGCAATTAAATGGGCAACAAACAACAATACCAAAATTGGGAATGTTAAGATATTAACAAGTACATTGAATACAAAAAAGATTGGGTCAAAGTTTTTTATAATATCATTAACGGGAAAAGTGTTAACGGTTGACTTACAAGTTCTATTATCAATTTCCTTTATACCTAAGTGTTTTGCCCTTCCAATTCCATTTTTATATCTATCCAAGAACATTGCCGTTGTATAGACTTTATTATATTGGAATTCGTAGAAAGTATCCTCACAATCAATAGCATCTTGTTTGTTCACATAGTCATCCCAATCAGTACTAAATGCGTATGATCTATAAAGATCAAATAACGCCTGTGGGTATTGTTTAAATGTTATTACCTGTGGTTGAGATGGGTCAACTGGATTTGCAATAATTTGTATTGATGTTCCTGGCGTTATCTCAATCGCATTTAAAGTTCCCGTATATGGTTGTCCATTTAAATAAATTATATAAGACTGAACATTTGTGGTTGTTGGTTCTGCCAAACCTTGTGCTGTTGCAAAAACAAGTGTAGATCCTGTTACAACACCAACACCTAAATTATAAGTGTACGTTGAGGGTGAAGAAGTTGTTAATGGATCTGTCAAATAACTTGACCATCCATATTCTCTAACGTTTGGAACTAAGAAGTTCGCTCTTTGGAAACTACCTTGTAGTCCTTGTTCGTTTTGCCATTTAAATTTAAATCTATATCTACCTTTTGTTGGGATACCTTTTGATGGATCATCAGATAACACCTGTTGACCAAATTCATTTGTAAAAACATAATCCAAATTCATAGGTACGTTCAATAGATATGTACCATCTTGGTCAATTACTTTTCCTTCTTCTTCTATTTGATATTGTTCAAGAATTGGTAATCCTTGATCATCAGAATTAATTGTGTGTCTAATAGACAAAATTTCACCAGGTCCTGCAACTATTTCACAAAGATTTCCTGTATTATTTTTTGGTTTACAACTTACTTTTAAAGCATCATCATCAGTTGTAGATATAATTGACCCCATAAAAATTGAGGTCGGTTGTATATTAATATTCGCTAACTTTGTTAAATCAAAATCAACTCTTGTTATTGCAACTTGACATAAATCAGGATCACCCCAAAAAGGAGATACATCAACGTCAAAAACTAAATTTTTAATTTGTGGGAGTTCTCTTAAATTTGTTGAGGATTTAAATGTCGACCCATTAACTTGAGATTCAGTCGCCAAACCTTGTTGTATTAAATCTTGTGGTGATAATGAAAAACATCCGATATCTGAAAGGTCAACATCCATAACAATAGTTTGGTTTCCAACAGGAACACCAAAAATCATAAAGTCACCACTCTCGTTAGTTTTAACGGTGAATCTATAATACTTATCATACACTTCAATGTATGAATCGTCCATCAAAACATCTGATACATTTGGAAATGATCCTGTAGATTGATGTCCTCTATATGATGGTAACTTAGGAAGTAAATTATATCTATAACCATCTTCGTTAGTATCGGTAATTGTTTTATATGGATATAATTCTGATATTACAGGGTTTAATTCATCTGCGTCATCAAGAGGAATAAAAACAGAAACCCTAGCATTTGGTAAACCAAAACCATTATTAACAAAAACTCTACCAACCACAACTCCGTAATCGGCACACATTCTTGTATAAACATCATTCGCAAGTATTTTCAGTGAGAGTACTTCTAAAGACTCCCAATCTTGTTCTAAATTTACATTGATGTACTTGTCAACACCAACTTCGGTTCTTATTCTGTATGATTTTGGCATTAAAAAAATCGTTTTTTCATAAATAGTTTATTTCCTATTTTCATAGAAAAATAGTCCCTTTTGAAAAAAAATAAATCCCTATGAGAAATTAACGGATTTCAAGTTCAATACTCTCACATTAATGTCTTTGCTTGGGAATCTAATTTGATAGATTTGTGTTGGAGTTGCGAAAAGAGTATCTGCCGTAGGTTGTATTTGTCTTGTTACAGGATCTGAATAAGGCATAGAAGTTTGTGCCGAAGAATATTGACCTCCCACTTGGTTGAAGAAAGAAACATTAGAGATACTAACTATCCCATTTTCAGCTTGTATTAATCTTCTAAGTTCTGATATATTTACGTTTTGACCTAACTGTATAACCAATGGATTGAAGAAATTACTAATGATTTCGATTGTTTTTGAAATGATTGCACCTTGATTTTGACTATTATCTAATACCACATCAACGGTAACCGATAAATCGATAGTTTCTGCCGCTTCAACAGAAATATAATCATTTATCATTCTAAAGTTAGATAAATAATTTGCAATGTTTTGTTTTAAAGTATTCGATACAACATTAGATAAACTACCATTTGTATCGTATGACAACATTTTAATTCTAATTTTATTATTTTCTTCAGTAATCGCAACTTTTGCAGGTGCTCCGTATTGAGATGGCATTGTTCTTATTAATGAATTGTAGTCATTAACTGTTACGGCTCTGTTCTGAGCGGCAAAGTTAAATGAAACCATGTTTCTAACGTCTTCCGTTGTTGGTAAATTAGCCCCACCAATTGCCGCAGTTACGTTATTACACTGAAGACTATTAATAACACTTCTATTAACAGAATCAGAAGGTCCATTAACTGCGAATGAAACTGTACCAATTTGATTGATCGTATTAAGACCAACATTACTAGCCAAACCACCACCTATTCTATATTGAACGAATAAAGTTGTGTTTGGTGTTAATGCCGCACCCATCGCATAATTGTTAGTATATCTACTTAAATCAAATCCTTTCCCGTCACGAGCAAATTCTCTTAATTGTTCTTCGGCTGAAATGTTACCACCACCAAAAGTCATTTTACAAAAACCTTGTGGTGTGTATTCAGAAATAAATTTATTTGATGTTGTGATGTATCTTCCAACTTTAATCCCAGGTTGATCTGAAACTTTAGTTGGGTCTTCAACAAAAATTCTATCCTGAACTAACGCATCAACTTCATACCATCTTTCAGGCCCTAAACTTAAAAAATCTTGTGGGTTTGGGACTGTAGAGTATTGTGTTCCAGGTTTTAATAAAACGCTAGTTATTCCTAATATATTTTTTTCAGGAAGGAATAATTCTAAATATGGTTTTACATCATTAGCTGTAATTGTTCTTTTAAACACTTTTGTAACACCGTTTACGACAACTTCCCTTTTAACAATAGTATAATTTATTAACTTACCACTTGAATCAAAGTTTGGTATTTTTAATCTGTTTGGTGATCCTTCAGCGTTAATTGGTGATGCAAAATCAATGTCATAAACAGTTTCAAAAGGTTGTCCTGCACCATTAACCAAAGATCCTCTTCTTAAGATACCACAATATCTTATATCTTCTCTATCCCCAAAAGCAGGAACAGTTATTGAAAAATCAACTAAAGCAACTGATGGTCTTTGACCTGGTACTTTAAGACCGTATGTTCTTGCAATGTTATAAACTGAGTTTTTTTGCTGAGCAAATTGTAATACAGTTTCTTGGATACTTCTGTCAATTTGATAATTTAAGTTATCAGTTACCGCAGCGTTAAGATCTAACATAACTGAAAAAATACCAGCATCGTTAAAGTTCTGAACTAAATCAGGATAGTAAGTTCTTGTGAAATTTATTAACTCAGATCTTACTCCTTGAAAATCTCGGACCGTATAGGATATCTTTTTTTCAGCCATATATCATTAAATATTTAATATAACAAAATCTTGTGATTCGAATGCCGAATCAGTGATTTTATAGTCAATTTTGATTCTTGCCGTATGTTCTAAATTGGCAATGTTTGTAACTTTAAATTCTCGTTCACCATATTCATTTACAGTAAAACCTTTATCTTCAAGTCCTGCAGATGCTGGTTCAACAACAATATTTGTTACTTGTAAGTTTGGCATAAATGTTCTAATGGTGTCCCTTATCTCCGCCTCAATATCTGAAAACGTAGGACCATCAAGTGGTTCAAATATGTACTCATATAATCTTGTCCCAAAATCAGGTAAAAAATATCTACTACCCCTTCTTGTTAAAAGTAGGTGTACTAGATTACCTCTAATCTCAGCTTCAGTAGTTTCAGTAACATCTAAATATCTACCTGTAAACGAATCAACGAAGGGAAACCCTATACCGTATGTAATACCATTTGCCATATCATATATAAATATAAGTTATAGAATTTTTAAGTAAAAAAAAAATCACTACCGAAGTAGTGATTCTTAATTTTAGGATGAACATCCAAAACATTCGAAATCAGAATTCTCAGGTCTTGGTGGTAAATTCAAGTTAGAGTAGTCAACTTTTGGTGGTTCAGGAGTCACTTTAGGTTTTTCACGTTTTGACATATCTAACGCTAAATGTTTTGCACCTGTTGAGATTGCTTTTGTTCTTACATAGTAACAAAGAGTTTTTAAACCTTTTTCCCAAGAGTGGAAATGTGATGATGTAATTTTAGATAAAGTTGGGTTCGCCATATAGATATTCATTGATTGTGATTGATCAATAAATGGTGCTCTATCTGCCGCCATATCAATAAGTTCTCTTTGTGAGATCTCCCAAATAGTTTTATATTTAGGAATTAAATGCTCAATTCTTTTAACTTTCTTATTGTAATTTTTATCTTCACTATCCAAATAGTTATTGAAATTAATATTTTGGATTGATCCTTCATTTATAATAATTTCATTTTTCAAATCTTCAGACCAAATTCCAATCTTTTCAAAATCATTAATTAAGTATTTGTTAACAATCATGATTTCCCCACCAACAACTCTTCTGTTAAAAATAGCCGAGTGAGCTGGTTCTGTCATTTCATATGATCCTGTAATCTTAGCTGAAGATGCCACAGGCATTTGTGCTGTAAATAATGAATTACATACACCATATTGTGAAACACTATTTTTAAGTTTGTTCCAATCCCACATTCCTGAAAGTTGAGTTTCGTCTAATCCCCACATATCAAATTGGAATACTCCTTTGGACATTGGTGAGCCGTTGAAGAATGAGTAAGGTTCGTATTTACCGTCTATACACAACTGATTACTTTCATAGATTGATGCATAATAGATTGTTTCAAAAATATCTTTATTTAATTTTTTAGCCTCGTCAGATGTGAAGATATAATCCATTAGATAAAATACGTCAGCCAAACCTTGAGTTCCAATTGCAATTGCTCTTTGTGCTAAACCACCTTTTCTACCTTTTTCAGTTGAGTAGTTATTAATATCAACAACTTTATTAAGTGACCTAACAACCTTTCTAACCTCATTAAATAAAAGTTCAAAATCAAATTTACCCCCTTGAATAAAGTTTTTCAATACCATAGATGATAATGTACATATTGCTGTAGTTTCTTCATCTGTATATTGATAGATCTCGTTACACAAGTTAGATTGTTTAATCACCCCAATATTTTGGTGGTTAGTTTTTCTATTTGCGTTATCTTTAGAACATAAGTAAGGAACACCCGTTTCAATTTGAGATTCAACAACTTTACTCCAAATGTCTTGGGCTTTTACTTTTTTACCTAATCCCATAGAAACCGCTTTATTGTAAACCTCTTCATATTCATCACCAAAACATTCTTGTAGTGGTTTTAAACCGGCTTTAGTGATATCATTAGGACAGAATAAATACCAACTACCATTATTTTTAACCGCCCTCATAAAATTATCAGGAATCCAAAGTGCTGTAAATAAGTCACGAGCTCTTAGTTCTTCGGCACCTGTGTTCTTTTTGATATCTAAAAGATCAAAGATGTCTTTATGCCAAGGCTCAAGATAGATAGCCGCGCTACCAGGTCTACGACCTTGTTGGTTAAAAAATCTTAGTGATTCGTTAACAATTTTTAAGTACTTCAAAAGACCACCAGCATAACCACCTGAACTTGAGATTCTACTTTCTTTACTTCTAATATTAGACATAGATAATCCAATACCAGCAGCATCAGAAGAGAAAGTTGAGATGTCGGTTAATGTGTCTAATAAACCTTTTCTTGAGTCGGAGTTGTTATAGTGAAGCACACATGATGCTAATTGTGGAACTTTTGTCCCTGCATTAATCATGATTGGTGTTGCCTTTGAAATCAGTTGATTTGATAATGATTTGTAGTACTCAAATGCATCTGCCATATTGTTAGTAGCCCAAAGAGAAACTCTCATATACATATGTTGTGGTCTTTCAACTACTTTACCATTTGGTCTTTTCAACAAATACATTTCTTGTAATGATCTCCAAGCGAAGTAATCAAAGTTATAATCATTTTCATGATTAATAGCCGCGTCAATAGTATCTTCACCATATTCTTTAATGGTCTCGATCAATTTTTCGTTGATGATTCCATCTTCATAAAGTTGCATCATTGTTTGTGAAAAACTTTCATTAGTTTCTTTGTGATATGAAGAAATTGCAACACTTGCTGCTAATCTTGAGTAATCATGATGACTACCTGTGTAAGAAGCTGCAATCTCATAAACTAATTTATCAAGTTCTTTTGTTGTTACCTCACCTTCTGTAGGTACAGAAGTAATTACTTTAATGAAAATTTCATCAGAATTAACATTCAAACCTTTTGAGGCTCTCTTAACTCTGTTGTAAATTTTTTGAGGATTAAATGATACATTATCTCCTCCTCGTTTATTTATTTTTAATGACATATTCTAAAAATTAAAAGTCGTCTGTAAATGTTATGGTTTCATTCAATTTTGCCTTCTGATACTCCATAGTTCGTGATTCAAAGAAATTACCTTTAGTTTCAACAGCAATTTGCTCCATAAACTTAAATGGTTGTTCTACATTGAATTCCTTACCACAACCCATCTTAACAAGTAGTCCGTCAACTACAAATTCAAGATATTGTTTCATTAGGTTTGAATTCATTCCGATTAAAGAAACTGGTAGTGATTCTGTTATGAACTCTTTTTCAATTTCTAAAGCCGAAAGTAAAATCTCTTTAATTCTTTTTTCAGAAGGTTTATCCTCTAAATGATTATTTAATAAGTGAATTGCAAAGTCACAATGTAAATTTTCATCTTTAAAAATCAAAGAGTTAGCATTACACAAACCTTGCATAATTCCTCTTGATTTCATCCAAAAAATAGAACAGAATGAACCTGAGAAAAAGATACCTTCAACAGCGGCAAACGCAACTAATCGTTCTGCGAATGATGCCTTTTCAATCCATTCCAAAGCCCATTTAGCTTTTTTCTGAACTGCGGGTAGTCTATCAATTGCATTAAAACATTCATCTTTTTCTTTTGGGTTATTAATGTACGTATCGATCAACAACGAATACATTAATGAGTGAATGTTTTCCATTGCTAATTGGAATCCGTAAAAGAATTTAGCCTCAGGGTATTGTACTTCTCGGTAGAAATTTTCCGCCAAGTTTTCGTTTACAATGCCGTCAGAAGCCGCGAAAAATGACAATACGTTTTTGATAAAGTATTTTTCGTTATCAGTTAAATTTTCCCAATCTCTGATGTCATTAGTTAAATCCACCTCTTCTGCCGTCCAAAAGGCCGCTTGGTGTTGTTTGTAAAATTCCCATATATCATTGTGTTCGATAGGGAAGATGACGAACCGATTAGGGTTTTCTACTAGTATTTTTTCCATTTTTATAAATTTACTTGTTTTGTTAATTTGATTGTGTTTCTCTTTGTTTCCTCTTTTCTAAGAGTTCTTTGACTCTTTGTCTTTGTCTTTCTTCTTTTTGTTCTTCAAGACCTAAGAACGTCATTGAGCTTTCAGTATCTATCTCAATCATAGCGTTATCAAACTTACAGTTTTCAAATACAACACCATCATCACCGATACGTGATTTTGTAATCGCAATTGTTGCCAATTTCATTTCTTTTTGTTGTAGTGTCTTTGCAACTGATATAATAACGTGACCCACTTGAGCCTTTTTAATTGATCCACCCATTTGATCTGTTGTAACAACTTCGGAAGATATCGAAGATCTGTTACCTTGAGTTGCGGTCCAACCTACGATATTCATTTCGTGACACATCGCTTCAAAAGCTCTCATCACTGACCCTTCACTCTTCCATTCATCACCCAAATTTTTATCAGGGACAATACAATCAATATAATCTAAAACAATCATATCGACTTTAATCCCATCAGATACCATCTTTCTAATTTGATTTTTGATTTGTAACATCGTCATAGTATCGGATGGTAACTTTTTCATAATCAATTTGTTTGGCATTGATTCCTCAATTTCTCTAACTTTAGTAACCACTTCTTCTCTTTTTTCTGACAAATCGTCAGGATGGATTTTAGTCCATAAAGTGAAGTGTTTTCTTTGGATTACCTTTGGGTTGTCCTCAAAAAATATCTGAAGAACATTAAACCCTAAGTTAAATGCGTGGTTTGCCATCTTAGTTAAAATGGTTGATTTACCTACACCTGTTGGTGCTAAGATAACACCAATTTCTCCTTTTGCCAAACCTCCCTTCAACAATCTATCGATACCTGGTATTCCCATAGGAATTGGGTGTCTATAATCGTCTTCAAGAACTTGGTCAAGGTTAGAAAACACATCTAACATGGATGTGTCTTTTGCCCCAACCTGAAGAGCGGTTTTAACCATTTCTTCAAGGGTATCGTAGTTCTCAAACTCACCACCATCGATGATCTTTTGAGCCTTACCCATAACCTTTTGTAGTTCTTGTTGTTTACAGAACTTTAAAGCCTTTTCCTGTACAAAACTCACGCCATCGATAGGTGCATCTTTAATTTTCTTAATTGTGTCCATAACAATTTTGGACGCAATTTCTTGTTGTAATTCAGATTTTGTAATTTGTTCTAACGTATCAAACGAAGGTGTGTGGTCATATTTAACATAATACTCTCTAATCATTTGAATGATGATTTTGAAGTATTTGTTTTCAAAATAATTATTCTCTATCACATCAATAATTGAATGTGAAAAGTCTTTATCCACAATGATTTGATTAAGTAATTGTAACTGAAACGTATTACCTAAATACTCAAAATTTTTACCTGTCGCCATATAGTTTTCTCTTCTTTAGTAAAAATAAATAGTATTAGTTTTTGATAAATTCAGGATAAAAATAATTAAAATTTTTACCTGAAAAAATGTCAGTAAGTGATGAGAGGATGTTTTTTAACTTTGGGCGTAGGTCTACGGTGTATCTTACCTTTGGGGGGTATACTTTAGCATCAAACTCACGCTGACAAATTGTCATGTCTCCGAGCTTAATTATTAGATTAAAATTTTCCGGACCGTCCGTAATTGATGTATTTAATACATCTGGATTTTCTGAAATTTCATATTGGTTGTCCAACATATAAGTTAGAGATCTCATTTTAAGATCGTATTTTAACTCATCACAAATACTCTCAATGTGATAATAAAAATCCTCAGATTTGTGAGCATTTTTATTAAAGTTTCTAACATTAAAGAATCTCTGAACCACAATGTTATCGTTACACATTAACAAAAATTCAACTTTGGTAATATCCTGTTCTTTCATTTGTTTTTTTTAATTTTTTTTGTTTCTAAAATTTGTTTTTTCTTTTCTTGTTAACTTTAAAAATGGTTTCAAAAAACTAACCCAATCATCGTCACCCTTAGGTAGGTATTTGAAGAATCCATCTTCCATCATCATTCTAATTAAATTTCTATGTCCTCTTCCGTCGGGATCCATCGACTCAGTGTAATATAATTTAACTAATTCTTTGTCTTCATCACTTAAGAGTGGATCGTCTAAGTCAACTAGTTTTTGGTTGATTACGAAAAATTCATCACCAAAAATACCTTCTTTAGTTTTACCACTTAATAGATTCTGAAGAGCAACATTCCCCTTTTCCTCTTTAAGTAAATTAGTACTTGTACTTAAAATATAGGGTATTTGTATTAATTCTTCAAGTAGCTCAGGAAACAATTTCACCAAAGTCTTCTCACCAAGATAATAAATCCCATCAATATTATCGGAACTATCACCAGTGAGTATCTTTACGGTTTTAACATTAAAGTGGGGAACTTCAATATCATGTAATTTAATTTTATCCCCCAATTTATAATATTGTTTTGTGGATGGTGAATAAATTGATACTTTTTCAGAGATAAGTTGGGTCAAGTCCCTATCACTTGAGAATATGGTTTTTGTCTCATCTAATGACACTTGGCAGTAATAAGCTATCAAGTCATCAGCCTCTGAGTGATCTGTCTCCAATTGTCTTACAAACATCTCCTCGAGGTATTGTCTAACCCTCTGCTTTTGTTCCAAGAAAGCTTCTTCTTTTTGTTCTGATTCGGAAGGTCTCCGATTTAATTTGTACTTTGGGTAAATCAATCTTCTTTGTGAAGATGAGGTTTTAGAATCCCAAAATACTACAACCTTATCATAGTTGTGTTCTTCCAAGAATTTACGAAGAGTATTAAGAAAGTGCCAAACACCTCCAACATGTTTTCCATTGTGATAGAATTCTCTAACACCATGAAATCCAATTTTTAATAAATTATTTCCGTCTACTAATAATGTTTTGGGCACTTTCTCAAATCTTAAATGATTTCTACTCAACCTCTTCCTTTTCTGCTTTCAAATCAAAGTCACCATCAACTCCGATTATGTCTTTCCAATAGTCAGCATATTCTTTTTTGTACTTTTCTATTGATGATTTTTCTTCGGTAGTATCTTTACCTGGCAAGAAACCATGTGGTGTTACAATGATTCTTCCATCTTCAAAACCAAGACCATTAATGTGGTTTTTCATAACCGATACTTTTGTTCTTGAAGCGAACTTTACAGTTCTCTTATCTTTTGTTGCTGTGATCTTTGTTGTACCTGCACCTTTTTGATTACCAAATAAGAATACCAAAGAAGAGTTTAACCAAATTGCTTCACCACCTTTTGCCTTGATTTTAGGTTGACCAAATGGATTATCAGGTAATTCTACCCAAGGCTGATTAACAATGATTAAGGTATTTTCATATTTAGAATCTGCTTTACGAGATCCTGAAATACGTTGGTTGATACCCATACCAATTTTGTCGGCTAAAACACTTGCGTTGTGTTGTTTACCTCCTTTACCCTCGTAAGTCATTTTACAAGGAACTGATCCAACTGAATCCCACATTATACAAAGTGAATAATCTAATTCACCTTTTTCTTGTGCGTCCAATAGATCGTTAATGTAATCTGTAATTTGTTCAATATAACTGAAGTTGTTATTAAACAAAAAGAATCCGTCCCAAGTTAACTCACCTGTTTCTTCATCAACTACTTCCTCACATTCAAACCCCATTAATTTTGCATGATCAAATGACCATTTTTGTTCTGTAATAATGAATACAGGTAGAATTTCTTTCTTTTGAGCATCAACCGCAGTTTTAACAAGTGCCGTTGTTTTTCCTGTGTCAGAGTGACCTAAATACATATTAAGGTGTCCAATTGCGGGTCCAGGTAAACCTACCGCATCTAAGAAATGAGATCCAAGATCAAAAAATCTTTGTGGTTTATATTTTGCATCTGAAGAGAATTTTTTCTTCAATGAACTAAAGTCATTTTTTTTAAGTGCCATATGATAAATTTTTAAGTATTTGTACTATAAAATATAGACAAAAAAACGGGAACAATAAACTGCTCCCGTTACATTTTGTTTAATAAAATTAGAATGGTAATTCTTCATCAATCTCGTCGTTTGCTTGTGGATCAGCAACTTCGTTGATTGATTTTGGTGCTGGTGTTCCACCCATAGATACTTCAGATGTTTCGTCATTAGAATACACATATCCACCCTTTTCAGAGTCCCAACGTGGAGTTTCACCACGAGCGATTGCCTCAAGATACTCAACAGGTTTTTTAGAATATACGTTTTCCCAAGTTAACTCATCAGAAACCCACTCTGACATTTGAGTTTCGTCTTCTGAAATTGTCGATGGGTCATCATACATAACTGTTTGGATTACCGTGTAGAAAGCCCCTTTTGGTGTTTTTGCCTTTGTTAATTCAAGAATAAGGTCACGTCCTTTATCAGGATCAGTAATATCTCCTTTTGCCTTCCAAATTGGAATAATTTTATCAAGGATTCCTTCTTGTTTGTAATTGTGTTTAAATCTCCAAAATTTTACTCCGTCTTGTTCGTTATCACGATCAATAACTTTTACAATATAAAACTTACGTGCTCTGTACTGTGCTGCCAATTGTTTGTCGGCATCTCTACCTGTAGACATAAGCTCCTCATAAACTTCATTTAAAGGTGAACGCTCGTTGTCATTTTTTCCTGGATCATAAAATTTTTGGTATTTACCGTCCACAAGGATTTCGTGGAACCATACTTCTTTGAACGGTGAAGATCCGTCTGTTGTAGGAAGAATACGTACTCGTCTCTGTCCTTGTTTTTCATTGTCTTTCAAAAGAGCCGCGAAATATTTTTTCATTCGGTCTTCAGAAGACATCTTTGATGTAGAATTGTTACTACTTTGAGTTGATTTCTCGTACTGTGCAAGTACTGCGTCTAGTGGGTTTGTCGCCATGTGTAAATAAAAATTAAAGGTTTATATTAAAATTATAAGTGTATAAAAAGTTATAGTCAAATTGTGTCGCCAAAAAAAGTTTAAGGTCGAATTTATCGACCTTAAAACTTATGAATTAAATCTGTTCAATAAAATATCGTCTTCATCCTCCATTGGTTCATTAAAAGATTTTTCTATGTCAGATGGGCTAAAACTTTCAACCTCATCTTGAGTTAGAACATATTCATTTTTCCCTGTCTGTTCCATTTCATCTTTTTTCTCGTCAAAGAAATCAGCTAAATTTTGTTTGAATGGTCCTGAATCTAATGATCTAAGTTGTAATTTTTCTTGTGCTGTTTTTGGTCTGTATTTTTCAACTTTAGCTTCCAAAGAATCTAACTTAGAAACGATCGTATCCATTTCTGCTAACTTTTCTTCCATAGTTTTGATTTGGTCAAAAAGATTTGTAAAGTATTCTTCTTGTTTGTCGGCAATTGTTTTTTGTGAATCAACAAGATCAGTGATGTCTAATTCTTCAGTTTCTCCTTCACCTTCTTCCCCTTCAGCAGGAACTTCTTCAACATCAGGATCTGCAGCAACATCAACAGGTGTCGCTTCCCCTTCTGCGCCAGGAGCCGCTGGAGGTGTTGGTGCCGCAGGATCTACACCTGCCGCTGCAGGATCAGTCGGTGCTGCTGCATCTGCCGGAGGTGGAGGTATTGCCGCCGCATCTGCAGGAGGTGCCGGAATATCTTGTTCCGTAATATATTTGTTGATCGAATTGTATCTTGCGATCTCTTTTAGGATTTTGTCGTCTATGCCCATCTTAACCGTTTAATAATGTTTTATAACCTTGATTAGTTTCCACTTGAATTTTTTTAAATGTTCTCATAGTGTTGTCGACTCTTTCGATAAGTCCGTCTTTAATTCTGACAGTATAACAATCTCCTGTGTCTAAATCACAAACTTGTTTTGTTCCGTCACCCATATCTTTTTCGGATACTCTTGTGTTTTTCCCCAAGTAATTATCCAATAACATTTTAGTACTCATAAGTATTTTTATTTATAAATATCAGCTTATTGTGAAAGTTTGTACTGTTTCGTAAACATTATAAGCAGCAACAAATTCTTGTTGTAATGTTAATTTTTCTTGTTCAGTTAAACTAGTATATACATTTGCGGGTTGTTCAACAGGATAACTTAATACATATTGTTTTGCAGTTGCTGCTGATAATCCTTCTAATGTTGAGAAATCAAAATTATTTTTATCTTGTTCTAACAATGTTTTTAATGTTGATGTTTTATCTACTACAAATTTTATAAAATCTTTAAATGTATTGAACGATGCAACAGGTAAGTTACTGTTAGTTCCTCTTGTAATACAATAATAATTTTTCTTAATGTAGTTTACAAAATTAGGTCCATAGACTTCAGTCAGATTTATAGTGCTGTAGTTATTCTCATAGGCATTAATTCCTGCTCCCTTACCCGAATCAACATATACCATTGTAAATGCCAATCCCGCAATAAGTGGTGTTGTATCTCCCGTTGCCGTATAACCTCTACTTAATAATTCATCTCTTATAACATTAAACAATTCTTTTGTTGTTTGAGATGTTTGTGCCGGCACATCAAGGCCATTATAATTCAGATATCTTGGATTAATATTCGCAACACAATCTTGATTTTTTGTTAGTTTTTCTTCCGCTTTAATATTAGACAACACATTTTCTTTTTGAGCTAAAACGTTTGCAGAACTTTCTCTTTCTTTCTTTTCGTTTTGTTGGATCCTTGATTGTATTGTGTTTAATATTTTAATATTAAGTGTCTGAACAAAGTTATCAATCTTAGGTAATGCATAGAATGGTTGTCTTGTTCCTGTAAATGATGTATTAAAGGTATCTTCAGTAATGTCATGAGTAACCTTTGTAATCATATATGGTCCTGAGAACATAGGAACGTTTCTGATATTAAAATACATTAATGGTTGGATTAATGCACATCCCATCATCTCAACACTACATTCATAACTTCTATTTTTATAAAGGTTATATAAAGAAACGGATTGAGTTGTTGATCTTCTGTTACCACCCAAGTTAGCCATTTGATTTAACATTTCTAAAGATTCAGATGTTGGTTTTCCAGGATTTTGGTTAACACTGAAACTTTTAAAGATTTGTTGGTTTGGTTTTGTTACGTCCACATTGAATCCGACTACTTTGTTTGATTTATCCCAATCTAACTTGTAAGCTTGGTTTTCTTGAAGTGGGTTATCACTAGCTCGTCTAAGATCAAAAGCATCATCTCGATATCTATAATCTATATTGTCATTCATATCCAAGTGTTCGCTTGGTTTGTTAACATAATAACATAAGAATTTTGGTGAACTATTTCTGTAATCAACATTTAAGAATGTTCCAAATAAAGAATTACCAAATTCTAAAGTTCCGTCAGGTCTAGGAGTTGGGTTTTTTTCAACATCTTGGATATTGTAGAAATTAACAAATGCAGGTAACATAAAATATTGGAAGTTATTCTGAACCAATATCGTTGTAATCATATCCAACAATGTATTCTTATAGCTTCCGTCAGTTATCAACTCTTGAATTTCAAAAATGTCCACAATAATTTTATCTCCAACATTTCTACTCGCTCTATCTACCAAAAGAACATCTTCAAATAATGTTTTGTTTTGAAAATCGAATCCTGCAATCCAACTATCATTTAATGCCTTAAATGTTTCCCATAATTCAGTTCTTGTTTGTTCAGTAAAACCTGCCTCCAAATTAGCCCTATTATCCGTTAACTCTTGATTGATTAAAACTGTTGGTAATTCTTTTCTTACTTGAGGTAACATTACATTAATAACATTACCTATGTAATTATCAGATGCAATTATGTAATTATCCATCAAAGAATAAAATGAAGACAAATTCAAGTTATTATTTTTTAATTTTTCACTGGCATATACTTTAATAAGTGGTGCAAAATCCTCAACGTTTTTTTCATTAAATTGGACGTTTAAATCAATGAAGAAGTCTGTTATGTATGATCCGTTATTTTTATATTGTAATTTAGGTATTGAAGATTCTCCAACATAATATAATAGTTTTTTCCACGTTTCAGGACTTTGTTGTTTTGATTGAGCAACAGTAACTTGTGGTGGTAGTGTTCCTTGTTCATATGGTCCATAAATAATTGGGTTCTCTAAGAACCTTGTTGAGAAAGTTAAGTACAATCTTCTATCAAACTGAGTCGGGTTTCCAAATTTAAAGGCCACATCATAGTTCACAAAAGATGACAATACTTGTTGAAACTGTGTGTTTTGACTTGTAATTATTTCACTAAGTTTTGTTTCAGGTGACGTTCCTGTTGGGGTTTGTATTTTCATTAATTCTTTCATTAAGAAATGAAAATTCTTAAATGTTTTTTGAGATAATGACCCAACACTTCCGTCAGGATTTTTAATTTCAACAACGCTACCATCAGGATTTTTAACTTGGGTTGTTGTGGCGTTTAACACTTCAGATTTTGTAGTCTCAGGTAATGTGTCAACATAATCATAAAGAGATCTACTGAAATTTAAAAATTCGGATTCAAACAAATCTAAGGTTTGACTATTAAATGTTGTGAATAATTCTTCAAAACTTGTATAATCATTTATCTCTCCTGAAATCAAAAAGTTTTGTTGTTCTTTTTGTTCATTCAAAATTTCTTTTAAATAAGTTATAGGATTGTTCTTTTTAACTTGATCATTATTAAACCATCCGTATTGAGGTGCGTTCCAAAATAACCTTACACTTCCATTAAACATTGCAGGATTGTTATACAATTCTGTCTTCATACTACCATTTTTAAATGCCTCTTCTTTTGCCTGATTTACATTTGATCCAAAAGATGGTAGAACATAATACCCTGTTTCGTCAGTTGATCTAACAATAACAGAATAAGGTGATATTCTCATAGTTCTAAGTGCACTATTTGGGTCAAATCCTGGTGCCCCATATATAGTTGAGTCTGTTGTATTAAATATTATTAGTTTTTTATTGTCTAATAATGGTTGTATTGCCGAGGAACCTATACCTTGTATATATTGGTTTTGTACAACAAATGGTGATGATGTTGGTTCTGTTTGTCCTGAGGATACTATGTATATACCGTTACCACCTGTTGTTCCTGAAATTTGACTTATAATTGTAACGTTACCATTTAAGTTAGGTCCGTTTATTATTTGTCCAGCACTTAAAACGTTACTATCAATTTGATTTACTTGTAGTGGTGGGTTAAGAACTCTAAAGTCTGAAGCAACCGTAGCCGCTGATGATGTTAACTTATAAACCCCATTTGAGTGTGTTGGTCCCGTAATTTGTTTTTGTATTGTTACTTGAGGACTTATTGAAGATCCTGTTAAAATACTACCTGTACCTAAAGAACTCAAAGTTAAACCGCTAACACTAATGTAGCTACCTAAAACAAAATTAGTTGTTGTTGACGTAAAACTTGGGGTTACACTATATGTACCTGTCCCACCTGATGTATTTGGTCCAATACCAGTAACCACTAAATTAATATTTATATTACCAATTGGTATAGATATTGTATCATTTACTTGGATGAAGTTCTTAGTAATTGAGTTTACAGTTATTGCACTTCCCGCACAAGTACAGGTTCCTGTAACCGTAAACACATTAGAATTTCCTGAAATACTCTGAACTACCGCACTACCTGTTACTTGTGTTTTACCACTGAATAATTTTAACCCTTGTAAGAATACGTTGAAGTCGTCGATTAATTGGGGATAGAATCCTGTTGTCATATCTGTAAATGTCGGTGATCCCGAATTATTTTGTAATACAAGATTTTTTTGATCTCCATCAATTAATAATGAATATGTTTTTGTTGATGAAGAAAAACCTGGATCCCAATTTTCCAAATAGTTAAAGTTTTTCCATACATCATCTAAAAAGTCTTTTCCTGTTTTGTCATAGGTTTTATATCTGTGCCAAATAGATCCGTATTTCAAAATCCAAGCATATGGTAACTTATGAACAGCACCAAATTTTTTCATTGTGGATAAGATATAGTTCAAATCAGTTGTTGCCTGACCATCAAAAGTTTTGTATTTTTCTCTTAAAGTACCTAAAGGTAAACTATTCAAGAACAAATATGCTGCACTTTTATAAGGATAAGGATCATTTTGTTTGTATCTAAAATTAAACACACCTTGTTGTATCGCATTTATGAAGTACGGTGTATTCAACATAGATGTTGTTTGTTCAGAAAAAACATTTCCTGAATAATTTGAGTAGGATATATTACCCTCTGTAACTAATTGATCTTGATATTTTCTATCTTTATAGAAAGTTTTTAGATTTGTAACATCAGGAGTAACATTCAGATTAACAAAATTGAAGTAAGTAAAAGGTCTTCTTTGATTCTCGTTTGTGTTATCCAAAAAGTTAGTTATTGTTAATTGGGTTGGGTTGTAATTAAGAACATCTTTAGTATCAAATGCTTCATTTGCATTATTTAATGACTTACCATTTGCCAAATTTTTTCTATCCCAATCTAAATCTGTTATTGGGTATGTATCCCCAAACTCAAACGTATTTGATGAAGAAGAACCCGCAATATATTTATTTAGATTTGTTAAATTTTTTGGGTTACTTAAAGAAACATTAGGTTGTGATTTAGTAGATACTATTATATCTTCATTATATAAAACATTTGGGTTGTTTACATCATTTTTAATATAGTTAGTGACAAATTCACCTCTAATATAAGATTGCCAACTTTCACCTTGACCTTGATTCGATATATGTCTTAAGAATGGTAAATAATTATTACTATCCAAAAGATATTCTTTAATAGTTTTAGATAAGAAAGGATTATCTTGACCAAGACTTGTTAATATGTTTACCGCTTCGTCATCCGCTTCTGCTTCATAAATAGATAGATTATATCCTGACTGTCTATTAAGTCTACTGTAATATGAATTTAAAAGAAGTCTTTCATATATCTCAAAGAAATATTTAGACTCTTCTTTATTTTGAAATACTTCGTTTGAAACTGGGAAATCAATTCCATTTAAAGAGATTCGAGATGGTTGTAGATCTATTTCATTAAATTCAGCACCTCTCTTATCTGCATCATTTTGTCTTTGTGTATATCCTTTTATGAATTGTTCAACAAATTCAACCTCAGGCCATATTTCAGGATCATAAGCCCTATATGAGTTTGCAACATTTTGAGCACCAGGGTAAATTACTTGGAATTTTTCTTGATTGTCGTCACCGACAGTCTCTTGTATAACTTGTGGCCAAGGATAAATTGGTTCATTGTTTTGTGTTGAGTCTTTAATGTCCACACTTGGTGCTGTTGTTTGATTTCCAAAAATTGCGGCTCTTCTATAAGGATTTTCTCTTTGGTCCCAAGCTTTTTTGTGAACCTCATCTAACAACCTTAGAAAAGCCTCTCCTTGACAATAAAAAATTGCTAATATGTTTCTTATGGATGGAATAAACCCTAAACTATTTTCACCTTGTTCATTAAATTTAGAAGCCAAACTCTCAGTAATTTGTTGTTCAATTTGTGTTCTAAACTTTTGTGCTGATTTACCGGCAGTATCTGTAATACTCATGAAAGTATTTGGTCCGTCAAAAATAAAAAATTGCCCATTTGTTTCTTTAAATTTAGTTTCTAAATTTGTTTTAAATGTTGCAAATGCCAAATCTGTGGCGGTCAACCCTGTTTGTGGTGTATTTGATGGTGACAATGTTCCTTTAGGTGCGTTTGGTGACGCTCTAAAAGTTTTTTCTAAATCTACATTAGTTATTAACTCACCTTTCGCAAATGTTTTCGTTTCTATTGGAACTGGTATTTTAGACTGTACTGTTTTGTTTCCAACAGTATAAGATCCGTTTGTACCAAAAATACTATTTTCGTTTAATTTTGCGTTATTGTCTTTAATAATACCCTCAAGTTCGGTTAAAGCGGTTTCTTGTTTTTGAGCATCTAAGTCAGGTTTGAAATCATAAATATTTTGTCCGTTTTTTAAAACTATAGGAGATTTTACATTCATATAAGTATTAAACCACGAAGATCCATACAAGAAAACTTTTTGTTGGTACAAAGTCAATGCGTTTGTATAATTTGTCATCTCAGTTAAAACACCAAGATTCTCTTTTGCAAACTTACTTAATACGTCGTCAATAAATTTTTGTAATCTGAAATTAAGTTGGTTCAATGTTATTTCTGGAAAATCATCAGGAATGAGTCCTTTAGATTTATAATCAGAATAAATTTCTTTCATCTTTTGATAACCTCTACTTACAATCGTTGGTGCTTGTGCAGATTGATCATTTGTATTAGATCCTTGTGTTTTACTTGCGGTAGTCTGATTAACAACATTGTTATACATATGTGGAACTGCCATCAATGACCCATAATTTACATATGATAATAAAGTATATTTGTATCCGTAGAACTTTAAAGATATTTCAAAATTATGTGTAGATGGATTAAATTTAGAACTAAATGATTGTAACATTATAGGGAACTTAACCGCCTTCCCATAATAACCCTTCATTGTTAATGTAAACTGTGGGTATGGTAATTGAAAGAAAGCAGAATATGGTGAACTGTTTCCACCTTCAAATAAAGCTCTACCTTTAACGTCTTCTAATTCAATATCTATTACCGGTAAGAAGTCAGTTCCTATTGAAAATCGAATACTTTTAATACCTAAGAATCCATTATCGACCGCACCCGGTGTTCCATTAGACCAAAGGTTTTGAGTTATGTAGTAATCATCGGATTTGTTTGGGTTTTTGACTGCAGTCAATTTAGGTTGATTTACACCTTTACCTTCTAAGGTACCCTTACCTGTTAGTTCGTCTGACCAAGCAGTATCCAAAAATGTTTTATGGCCAGGATTTAAAAAATTAATCCTACCAACTGAGATAGTTCTTTGTTGATCGTTCATTGCCGAACCAACAGCCAATTTCGTTCTTGGTAAAACATTACATTCCAAATTCGCATAGAAAATCAGGTCCTCTTGTTTTACAAGACGATCTTTAACATTACCTTGTTCATCAATTAATTTATTTGGGTCAATTAAAGTAATATTATCGTAGTCAAATTCTACTAATATATTTTCGCCGTTATCTGCCATAGTAGAAGAAGTAATTTTCTAATGCGTTTTTATAGTCTTGTAAAGAAGCTACTAACGGATATGGAATTGTCAATACTGCACCATCAGGTATTGAGTATTCATTACCTGAATATTGGGGATTTGCAGCCATTATTAACCAACCAAAGTAGGGTGACGCATAAAATTGTTGTGAAACTTTATCTAATCTTGATTGACCTACAATAAAAATATAATTTTTATCTGAGGTTTTTGCGGGTACTGGCACAAATGGTACAACAGTTTGTTCTCCATTGATTAAAAAATTCGTATATCTATTCCAATATTGAAAAGGCATTTTAATTGAATGTTACTTTACCATTGAAGGTCTTTTTATTGTCGTTCAAGTTAACACTTGAGTACAGGTCTTTTAATTTCTTATTCTTTTGATTTACGTTGTCCGTTGCCGGTGTTACAAAATTACATTTTTTAACTTGTGCGTCAGGTAATTTAAATGTTGTAACTGCAACATAATCTTGTGATTTTTCAATTTCAATAAATGTGTCGGTCCATATTTTTTGAAAGGGTAGGAATAGACTGTCTTTTATATATCCACATTGTTTTTTTACTAATTCAACAATAGTAGAATTAACTTTTATTTCAGGTCCACTTACCAAATCATTTACAAATTCAGTATATGATTGTTCTTTAGTAAATAAAGGTGACATTGCAATATAAAATCTATTCCAAGAACAATCACCATTAGCGCCAAAATAAGGATCATTATTTACAACAAATTTACAACCACTTCCATTTTCAATAGTTGATTTTCTTGGGTTAAAAAATCCGTCTTTTGATATAATTTTATAACTTTCCAAAAGTTTTTCAAACTTAGTTATTGTTTCAGGTACTTTTTTAGTGTATAAATTCGCCAAAGTACCATCAGTAGTTGCTGGACCAAAGAAAGTATCACCACTAAGATCATAAGCGTTTGGTTGATTATTAGATCCAAGATCACCATCTAATTTATCAGATACAACATCTAATTGTCTAAAAATAAAATTCAGATCAGTTGTGACTTTGGTGATGTTTGAGGTGTTATTCACTATAACATCTAACATTGGTTGTTGTCTTTGTGTTGCGTAAGCTTGTAATTTATCTTCTAATTCTCTTTTAATCTTATTTGTCATTTGACTTTCACCCTTCAATGAAGACATAATAGGGTCGTCATTTTGTTCAATATCTTTTTTAACCTCTTTGATTAAGTTCTCAACATATTCTTGATAATTATTACTTTTACCATAAAGGGTTGTTTTAACTTTATCATTTGTATATTCAGAAAGATCACCCTCAGTATATGATTTTTCTTGTAAGGCTATCTGTAACGCACCAAAATTGTAATCGGTATTAATCTTACTAATAGCATCATAATAAGCTTTGAAGTATCCTTGTAGTCCATCTTGTAATGATGTTAATATGGTTGTATAATCCATTTCAGTTTCACTGGCTATCACACCTATAGTACTTCCTCCTTTTTTAGGTTGTACGTTATTAACAATATTCGCGGCCTCTTGTGAACTCACTGTTGGTAATGCAGAAGTTATCTTTTGAACAACGTATTGATCCATCTTACTTGTATCTTCAGTCGCAGTTGCTCTTTCATCATAAATTTCAGTATTAGCATAATAGTTAAACGAAAGTGCGTTTTGTAATTCTTGAACTGGTTCTTTAAGACCCATACCCCCAATTATATTAAATGACAATGAAATGTTCGCTAACATTGGTTGTACGCCAATACCTTCAGGATTTATATCTAAATGAAGTGGATCGTAAGTAATACCAAGATTTGTTGGTACTATTTTGGTATGATAAAAGTCACCAAATCTTAAAATCAAAATTGGCGGTGCACCGAAAGTGGTATTCAATGCATCATTATATTTAGGTCTACCGTCGGCACCTATAACAGGAATTGTTTGACCAGGTCTCATACATTGTTGTAAGAAAGTCAAACGAGCGTTCAAACCTTCAGGTGTCATCGAGTGGAAAGCCGGACTAAAATATTTAATTCTATCTTTTATAGAATCATATACCATAGGATCACTTTCTTTAATGATTTGGAAATAATCACACTCTGTAAAAAGATTTCTTAATATTTTTTTAGAGATACCTTCTTTAATCTTTTGTTCGATAGTTATTTTAGGCTCAGGTTTAATACTTTGAGTCTGACCTGTAAGAATATTCGGTACAGGTGTAGGTACCGGTTTAGGTGGTACGGGACTTGGTTGAGGAGTTTCATTTTTTGGGATCTCGGCTTTAATCCTTTGGATCGCAACTCTACGACAAGCCATCGCAGGTATGCTATACCACTGTGCTTTACTAGATTCTTGGACATCACCTGAAGTTGGGTTTTGAGTTGATACTAAAGTTATATTTTTAGTACAATCAACACTAGCATTTAAAACATTACCACCTTGTGCATTTGTAACACTAATGTCTGTAGTATCACCTGTGGTTGCTGCGGCTTGTTCTTTGGTCTTTGGAATTACAAGTTGTTCACCATTTGGATTTAAAATAACCTTAAAGTTCCCCATTTCTTGATATTCTCTAATTGTTTTACCATCACTTAGTTTTTGATCTAAAAACCATTTTTGAACTGAGAAATTTCTTCGTTCAGATAATAATTTATTATACGATACAGTTTGTGGTGCCGATGCCGAACCAACCAATTCTATTTCAATTTTACCTTTTTGTTTAACTAAGATATCTTCAATTTTTTGTTTAACAAGTTCGTTTTGGATTAAATTAAAGTTACCTTCAATAACTGTTGAGAAGAAGTTTGGAATTCCATCCTTAGTAAATTGATCAGTCCCAACATAAACGTTTTGAGGTGCTTGTTGTAAATAGGTTGGTTGTAACCCAATGTATTGATTATAATAGTAACTAAAGTTGTAAGCCGATTCCCCTTTAGTTTTGTCTTCACCAGGTTTAGTTCCGTTTGGTCCTCCAGGTACGTCATTTTCAAAATAGAAACCATAACCAACATAATTACTTAAATCGGTTTCAACATATTGGATATTTTCTTTTTGTTGGTTTCCAGTTCCAGTTGTTCCTTCAGTCCCGTCGGCACCTGAAGCATCACCATCGTTTGTCGCTTCTTGATTTACAGGTATGCTTTGAAAGACCTCTACTTGTTCTTCTGTTGTTAATCTTGGGTTATTTAATATTTGTTGGTATGTATATAAATCTTTTGTTGGTATAGTATTAAATTTAATACCTAATTCATACATATCATATTTGGTACATCCGGCAAAGAATGAATCAATGATACTTTGAATCCTGTCTTTTGTTGCTCCTTTCAATTGTTTTTCAATGATAGTATTCATCATGGATGGATTATCTACAATAATTGTCCAACTGATCTGTCCACTTCTAGATGTATTTTTATAAGTGTAAATTGGTTCAGGTCTACCGATGAAACTTGTTGCATTGAAATCGGGTTTTGTATCGTCATTGAATTTAACGTTATATGGTGGGAACCACATAATTCTTCCTCCATTTGGTCCTTTTTCACATACAGGTAAATCATCGTAAGTATAACCCGGTCTGTCTGAAGTTCTCCAAGCTAAGTTCTCGATTGAGAACATGTACTTTTTAACTTTTCCATCAACAATGTTTGTCGATCCCGGATTTCTTAAAGGAGCAATGTTCAAGTTATATGTGTTGTCGAATATTGAATAGTCAAATCTTCTACCCGAAGTTGTGATCCCATCAACTTTTTGTAAGTCAGCATATGTGTAATATGGAGTATCTTTTTGGAATACTCTACAATATTCTAATCCTGCTTGAGTTCCGTCCGCTTGATTAACATAAGATAAAACTCTTGAACCTTTGGTTAACTCTTTATATCCATCATTGAATACTTTTGAAACTTGGTTAATTGCAGTTCCAACATGCTTTAGTCTGGCTTGTCCTTGTACTTGATCAGCAGAATCTACCAATCTTTGTGTCTCATAGAGAATAGAACCGGGTCTAAAAGGAACATCTGTTGATTGATATCTTAAATAATCACCTGAAATCTGATTAAACTCATCATCTAAACTTCCTGCACCACCACCTACAGTTGCACGGAAACCAGCGTCTCCTTTATACTTAGGTGAAGTCCAAACCATTTGACCTGACGTTCCACCACCATCAGTATATGATTTACCCTTTAAACCAAAATTAAGTTGGTTTTCGTTACCTTCATATAAAATACCTAATTCTTGAGGTCCATAAACAATAGTTTGTTGTTGTACACCAAATTGATTAACAGGTAATTGATTAGGTGGTCCATCAATTTGTGCGGGTTCAGCGTTTTCACTACCAACATAATATCCTGAGGATTGAGCTTTGTCTTGATCAAATAATCTATTTACAGCTGCCGATGCCCCTGCGATAAGTCCACCAACTATTCCTCTATTGTAAGCCGGTCTATAAAGGTTATAATCTAAAGCCGAAAATAATGCCGATCTTTGACCATTACCTGTGTTTGCAACAAATACTTCCGATGGATTTCTATACTTGTTTAATATAGGTGCTAACAACCCACCTGTTAGATTATTTGCAACTCCTAGTGCTGCAGCATTTTGTGGTCCATTAATGGGATTATCATCATCAAAATAATCACCAGGAATAAATGAAACAGGGAAATAAGTACCTGTTAATCTATTACCTAAAGAGACCGCAGCTAAAGCAGGATTTTCAGGAACTGTAATTTTCCAATTTCTTATGAAAAATGGTTGTTGCCCTGTTGCTAATAAGCTAGCGGAAAATGGATCTGTAATCGTGTCTAAGTTAATAGCACCGATAGTTGCTTGTTCTAATTCTTGAGCAATCCTTTCATTGAATGCGAACTTCAATTGTTCCGCACCAATTTTCGCTAAAAAACTATCGGAAGATAAAGGTCCGTTAGACCCTAATGGGTCATCTGAAAAAACAATCCCGTATGTTGAGTAACTTGAATAACTATAATAACCAGGGTACCAATATGGTTGGTATATAAGTCCTGATTGTTGAACATCAGTTATGATAACCAAATCTTTATATCCTCCTGATGGTCCCCATTTATTCGTTACATATGCCGATTCAATAAAGAATTCATTGACAAGAACTAATCCTTGAGTTTGAGCACCATTAACAGGATAGTATGGTCCTTGGTTAGGTTCTAAAACGGGTGTTAAATTAACACCAATAGGATTTCCGAAACCACCTTCAGGTCCGTACTCATTAAGTGGATATAAATCTGATGCAAATAAATTTGTAGAAACATAATTATTTGGTGAATCCGCTACGTTTGAAACTGTTATGTTTGTTTCGTAATTTACAGGATTACCCGGTGATGTGTATGCACCTGGCACGCCATACGGTTGTAAATTTCTAACCAATAACTGTTTTCTAAATAATTCTGAGTTACCAAACGATAAAAAGCTTTCAGCCATACTTTTATTTTATAAATAGATTATAGTCTATTTTTTTTAGTAGTATATTGTTATTGATTTTTACCTCCTGTTGTTGCTGATGGTGCGTTTTTGTCAACTAAATTATTAGTTACGTTAATTCTAGTATCAGGATTAGATGTGGACGTATTTAACATTCTATCAAATTGATCTTGATTAATTTTACCAGTTATGTTAGGATCACCAGAAATAGTCCAATTAACATTTACTGTTTGTGGTTGAGAAGGGGTTTGTGGGTTATAAGCCTTATTAAATGTTTCCTGAATACTTTTTAATGTATTATCAAATGATGTTTGAATTTTAGCTTTTGATTCTTCCTCTATTTTTGCTGCGTTCGCAACAAATTGGTTAAACGCATCTGAGGCCCCTTTAGCGTCTTCCTTTAACAATGCCGTTATCGCATCTTCAATTGGTTGAGTTAAGTCTGTTAATGGTTCTCTTACAGATTTTGTTGTAACTCCTCTATTCAGACCCACAGCAACATCTTTATTAATACCCATCATAGTCGTGAAAAGTTTTTCAATTGGTTCTGAAGTTGCCTTTCCAAACCCAACAGCGGCTTTTGTCCCTGATATACTACTATTAATTTGTTGTAACTCTGTTAATTGGTCGTAAGCTAACTGTTCAACCGTTTGCGCTTGAGTTGTTTGAGACTCTTTTAATTTTTCAATATCTTCAGGTGTTAATTGATCAACTTGTTTTAATATTACCTCACCTGTTTTTTCATCCTTAACGTTTACTGTGGCAACACCATCTTTCATTTGTGCCATACTAGCAATGAGTTCCTTAGTTTCTTCATTACCTTCAGCAAAACTAGGTAATTTGATTTGTGACATTTTTTTGTCAAACTCCGAAGCTTTAATTGACATACCTGCCAATTCTTCTGCGGTCATACCCATCGCCTCTGCAACTTCTCTTAATCTTCGTTTTGAACCTGGCATAATTTCAAACTTACCTGTTTGTTCATTAAACTTGGTAAATTCTTTAGAAATGTTAAGGATCTCGTTTTGTAATGCTTCAGGATCATTTTGTGCCATGTCCATCGCCCTTAATGGATCTAACAATCCACTACTTGTCACACCTAATCTTTGTAATGATGCTGACATTTCAATTGCCTTTTCAGGTGAGAATAAATCATCGGCAATTTTAAATACTTTACCCATATCAACACCAAGTCTTGATGCCTGTATCGACATTTTTGTTAGTCCGTTAATACCACCTTCAAAATTATATAAGTTTAGTTTTCCTATGTTTTGAGCAACAGCGGAAGATACCGCACCAACTGAAACACCGGCAGCTCTTGCTGAATTTGCAACATCTAACATTGCATCACCAACATCATAAACTGAAACACCAACTTCTCTAAATTTTTCAGTTAAAAGACCAACATCTTGTCCTGTAGCTTTAGAAGCGGCGGATAGTTCAATTATTGCCTCACTTCCTAAACTTGCCGCGGAACCTAAAGCTTCTCCCATTTTACCAATGTTCTTGATTGCATCGGCTTGGTCCACTCCCATTCTAATAAGTGCTGGTGATACATCGGCAATAGATTGACGAAATTCCTCCATCCTACCTTTTCCAACACCAAATTGTGACGAAAGTTCCGTAGCTTGTTCATCTAATAACTTAATGAAAGTATTTTCACCCAAACTTTTATCGGTAAAAGAAGCGGCAACTTCTTCCATAGTTTTTCCAACTTCTGTTTTAATAGTACCAAGACCAACAGTCCAATCTTTTACGTAGTCTTCCTTAAAATCAAGTAAAGGAATTTTTGTTTCTTCACCAGAAACTCCTTGAGCAATTTTCTTTCTTTCGGCAGCAACCGCTTCTTGAATTTGTTTTTGGACTTCTTTTTTTTCTTCTTCAGTCATTATTAGTATTCTATTTACTCATAAATATCAAATTATTTATTTTCAATTTCTTCAACATATTTGTTAATTAAGTATTTTCTTACATACGTGGGCAAAGACATGAACTCAGAGTACTGTGTTCTGAAAATTTTTGAGAAATAATAAAACTCATCTAATATGGTTATCTTATACTGCGAAGAAAGGCCGAAAAAATTCCACCCCAAAAGCAATGTTAACCATTACTTTTTCTCCTGACGGGGCTATTACTTCTTTTCTTAAATCTAATCTTGGTTCGTTATCAACAAGGAATCTTCTAATATATTTAGAATCTCCGATAGGCATAGTTTCAACAAATGTTGAAATTTTAATTCTGTCTCCATCCCCATCTAAAGTAACAATGTGTTTGTTTAATTTAGTGGTAATTGAAGGTGCTGTTCTATCGGAAGGATAGCTTTTAATGATTCTATCGATCTCTAATGTATCCGTTAAAGACAATAGTTTTAAAGATACTTTTCTTTTAGATACAGGTAATGTCACATTGAAAAGTCCGTTTTCATCAGGTTGTACTTCTGTTTTTTTGAAATTAAGTTCATCTAATTGGATTGTTGCCGTAAACTTTTGATCTGTTGAGGGATCTGTAACTGTTAATTTGTATTCAGGTCCAAAAGCCGTGTTTCTTAAAAATAATAAAATTGCCTCTACATCTCCATCTAAGAGTTCTTCAGGTCTAATTTCTCTTTCATATACTTTGTTTCTTAACAATGGTAGAATAATTGACTCAGTAACATTTCTTGTACCGTCGTAATCTGAAAGTATGTTTTCATCAACCGCAGTCAAATAACCCACTTTAACTGTTTTCTTTTTTGATCTGTAAAAAATACCCTGTGTTGGTAGAGTTATAACGTCATGAGGTAAATTTAAATTACCGTGACCTACTGTATATTCATTTTGTTCCATATTATATATAATTTCAACTTAAATAATAAAAAAAAACCGTAAACTGTAAAGTCTACGGTTATACGTTTTAGTGTTATTTAGATTAGTATACTAAGATACATCTATCCATTTGCATTTGACATGTGATACCTGCGATATTATCAGAGTTGTAAGCTAAAGAACCTCCATCATATCCTAAAAGAAATGCTCCTTCTAATATCCATTTTTCAACAACTACCCCTGTTGGATCCAACATCTCAAGGTCGACATTCTTTTTGTACCCCGCAGCGTAACCCATACGTCCTGTTACCGACTCAGCACATAAACGAATCCATTCCATAATAGCTTGTGAAGCTGAAGGTCCGATAGGGTCACGGAACTTAACTGAAATTGCTTCCCATTTAAATCTACCTGCAACAAACGTTGAAGTATTTAAAAATTCGATCTCTTTAGATCCAATAGTAAGTTTTGGTCTTGATGTACTTTCTACATACCACTCGTTAATACCAAGTGATGATGGAAATCTCAAAATCCATCGGTTCTCCCTTTTCGGTTCGTAAGGGATCGGCATTTTCATTAATAAATCAGCCATATCTTATTGTTTAAATTTTGTTTTATTTTTATTATAAATACTATGAAATAAAAATTTTTCTATTTACTTCGATTATTTTTCAAATTATATCTTAACTAGTCCCAGTTATTATTCAAATTTAGTTTTTTTACCTCCTCCTGTATGATAAATATCTAATCCAGATTCATCATCAAAATGTTTCTTCATTGCTTGAACGTTTCTTAAATCATCATCTGAAAAACCAATATAAGGTATAAAGTAATTACTTATTTTATTTTTCATAAAGGCTTTTTCTTGTAATTTTCTTGATAAGTCTTGAACATATGTCATAAACTCTCTCATTGCTTTCACTTTAAGTTCCTCAGGATTCGCAGCTGAACCTTCACCAAAACTTACAGGATGATACTTATTCATATCTAAATAAGCTCTAACCAATTCATCATCAGACAAATCTTCTTCATCTGCTAAATCTCTATATTTTTTAAGATTTTTAACAAGTTCTTTTTCACTTAATCCGTGTTTGTTCTTCTTAATTAAGTTGTAAACAGCATTTTTAAGTACCGAAGGGGTGTGTCCTCTTGCTGTGATGATCGAAAATATAGACCCATTATTAACCGCCTCAACAAAGTCACTCCAAGCTGGTCCTGTTTCTGCTTTCATAGCGTCACTAATAAAAGCCTTATCTCCCGGTACTCTAAAGTCTCTAAAGGCATCTTTATCAAAATTTACAATAGTATGCCCCTCGTATTCAAATGGTTCTTTACCTATCTCAGTTCTATACTCTGCAAAATCTTCCGTAGACATACCAACAGTTTTTCCTTTATCATCTAAAAGATAAATTTTTGTCGGCATATACATAAGATTATCATCCCAATCAAAAGCATAATACTTCATTGTGGGTTTCATCTGATCGTGAATGATCTCTGAAATAATCTGTTTAACAATTTTTTTGTAATTCATATAAATAAATACTTATTTTTTTAATTTAATTATTTAATCCATTCGGGCCACCTAAAACGATAGCATCTAATATTGTAACTGCGGTTCCATAATTGTTTGTCCATACCGGGTGAGGTGGGTTTACAGTGAAGGTATCACCATTACAAACTTCACACATCAAGTATTCGTCTCCAGAGTTAATTGTGAAGTTAAAACATTCCGTACAAGAAGAGAATTCAAGAAAACTAGATAATTCAATTGGGGTTGTTCCTTCCGTATAAAGTTCCGCAATATAATATCTGGAGATAAAGTCAAATGTGGTAAAGTAACCACCAACTAATATCTTTCCGTCCGGTTGTACCGAAATATCCTGAACAGTATCGTTAAATCCACTACCAATAACAAAACTATCATCAACAGACGCATCTGTGTTTAACCTAATTATCCTATTACTAGATACCCCACTATACGATGTAAAACCACCAACAACTAATATCTTTCCGTCTGATTGTAAATCCATTACAGAGACAAAATTATCAAATCCAGTACCAATAACAAAACTAGTGTCAACAGAACCATCGGTATTTAATCTAATTATATAATTTCTAGATACACCACTATATGATGTAAATATACCACCAACTAGTATCTTTCCGTCCGCTTGTAACACAAGATCAAGAGGTTGGGAATCGAATCCTAACCCAATACTAAAACTGTTGTCAATAGACCCGTCTGTGTTTAATCTAATAATTCTATTACTAGATACTCCACTATATGATGTAAAGTCGCCACCAACTAATATCTTTCCGTCTGATTGTAATGTTATGGTATTTACCCGACTATTAAATCCAGTTCCAATAACAAAACTATTATCAAAATTACCATTTTCAGTTAGTAACGATATTTTATTACATTGATCGGCATCTATTGATCCGTTTGTTCTTAATCTTATTAAACGGGGTGAATAATATCCACTATAAGAACTGAATGCACCACCAACTAACATTTTTCCGTCAGGTTGTAATGTAATTATACTTACCTGACCATTAAATCCAGTGCCAATAACAAAACTAACATCTATTGATCCATCGCTATTTAATCTAATAATACTATTTCTAGATACACCACTATATGATGAAAACCATCCAACAACTAATATCTTTCCGTCTGATTGTAATGCGATTGATGTGACAATACTATTAAATCCAGTACCAATAACAAAACTAGTGTCAATAGACCCGTCTGTGTTTAATCTAATAATTCTATTACTAGATACTCCACTATATGATGTAAAGTCGCCACCCGCTAATATCTTCCCATCTGATTGGGTTGCGATTGAGTAAACAACATTATTAAACCCCGCACCAATAACAAAACTAGTGTCAATAGATCCGTCAGTATTTAATCTAATAATAAAATTTCTAGATACACCACTATAAGATGTAAATGCTCCACCCGCTAATATCTTCCCGTCTGATTGTAGTTCAATGTCAAATACAGTACTATTAAATCCAGTACCAATAACAAAACTATTATCTATTGATCCATCAGTGTTTAATCTAATAATTCTATTTCTAGATACACCACTATAAGATGTGAAGAAACCACCAACTAATATCTTTCCGTCTGATTGTAATTCAATTGAAAAAATAAAATTATCAAATCCGGTTCCAATAACAAAACTAGTATCAACAGATCCATCAGTATTTAATCTAATAATTCTATTTCTAGATACACCACTATATGATGTAAATATACCACCAACTAATATCTTTCCGTCTGATTGTAATTCAATTGACAAAACAGTACTATTAAATCCAGTACCAATAACAAAACTATTATCTATTGATCCATCAGTGTTTAATCTTATAATATTATTTATAGATACACCACTATAAGTTGTAAAGTTACCTCCAACTAATATCTTTCCGTCCGGTTGTATTTGTATTGTAATAACACTATTATTAAATCCATTACCAATACTAAAAAGTACATCAAATGTGGTAAAGTCACCTCCGCATAATATTCTACCGTCAGGTAATACCTCAATATCTCTTAATATATTATTAAAACCAGTTCCAATACCAAAAGTTTCATCAAATGAACCATCTGAATTTAATCTTGCAATATAGTTTGACGAATATCCATTATAAGAAGTAAATTCACCACCAACTAGTATTTTTCCATTATCAAGTATTTTTATTTTATATACTATACCGTTAAAACCTGAACCAACATTAAATGTTGGGTCAATGGATCCATCCGGAAATAATCTAATAATGTAATTTGTAAAAGCTCCACCAACAAGTGCTTTACCATCTGGTTGTATTTGTATTGTGTTTACATAACTATTTAATATTTGATTATTAAAAGCATCAAAAACCAAATTTCCATTGTACGTAAATCCACTTATCGGATAAACACAAAGTTGATTTGTGGTTCTATAAGACGATAAACTTAAATTAATGTCTAACATTATTATGTAATTTGAGTTAGTTACGTTAAACTGATTAAATTCACCGCCAACTAAAATATTACCATTATTTGTTTCGGATATACTATAAGGTGAATTATTAAAACCAGTCCCAACATATAGATTAAATAAAGACCCGTCGTTATTTAATAAAACAATTCCCGGACTTGTCGTACCATCATATTCTCCAAAATATCCTCCGACAGCTATTTTTCCATCTGATAATATTTTTAATGAATTTACGCTACGATTAAATCCACTACCAATAACAAAACTAGAATCTATTGTTCCATTAGAGTTTAATCTTATAATTTTATCATAAGTTAAACCACTATACTCACCAAAATCACCACCAACCACTATTTTACCATCTGATTGTATTTGTATTGAATAAACAATGTTATTAAATCCACTACCAATAACAAAACTATTATCAACAGATCCATCGGTATTTAATCTAACAATGTAATTATTAGATATTCCACTGTATAATGTAAAATTACCACCAACTAATATTTTTCCATCCGATTGTAATTCAATTGTAAGAACAACCTGATTAAATCCGGTACCAATAACAAAACTAGAATCTATTGATCCATCAGAGTTTAATCTAATTATATAATTAGAAGAAACTCCACTATATTCATTATATTCACCACCAACTAATATTTTTCCATCCGATTGTAATTCAATTGTATAAACATCACCATTAAATCCAGTTCCAATAACAAAACTATTGTCAATAGAACCATCAGTATTTAACCTAATAATTCCACCATAAGAAACTCCGCTATATTCTGTAAACCCCCCAACAACTAGTATTTTTCCATCCGACTGAACTTCAATATCCCTAACACTACCGTCAAACCCTAAGCCAGTTACAAAACTAGAATCTATTGATCCATCAGAGTTTAATTTAATAATTCTATTTTTAGATACCCCACTATATGATGTAAAACCACCACCAACTAATATCTTTCCGTCTGATTGAATTACTGTTGATAGAATAATATCATCAAACCCATCACCTACGATGAATGAATCATTTGGTGTTAGACTAGGATAATTAAATGGTAAATCACCGATATTAACCCAGCTTTCTTGGGTACCGTTACATGTTGAGCAATAAACTGAAGACATTTTATATTTTATTAGATAAATATCTTGTTAAACAAAAAAAAGGGGAAACTTCCGTCCCCCCTTTTCGTATGAATAATAAACCAACTTATATATTCTCAAACGATGCTCCTGTTGGAGTGATGTAGAATGTGATGTCGATAAATTCAAGTGATCTTGTTGGTTTGATATAAATCTTACCTGTCATTTGGTTTCTATCTAAATCCTCAGGATCTGAAGAAACTGTAACTCGGAAGTCATATAAACCACGATCTCTTCTGATCGCATCTAAGATTGGGTTAACAGCATTTAAGAAGTCTTGTCTTACTTGTGAATCGTTTTGTTCAAACAATAATCTTACAGATACCGCTGAAATCAATTTACGAGCTTGTAACAACAATCTTCTAACGTTGATTCTGTCAAGAGCCGATTCTCTTACTTGTAGAGTTTTGTTACCCCAAATTACTGTACCTACGTCAGAGAAGGTTGCGATTGGGTTAATTCTACCTACGTAAAGGATGTCTCTATCTTCTTGTGTCAACTTCTTACGTGCTTTAATACAGTTAACAATACCACGAGTGTAACCCGCCGCTGCGAACCAAGGGAACGCGATGTTGTCTGTCAACGCTAAGTTTCTTGTCACCTCAGCTGTTGGTGGGATGTAGATTTGTGTATTGTTTACACTATCTCTTGTCAATACCCAAGGATAATAAGTGGCCGTGTAGTTAGAGTCAATTCCTGTATTTTCTAAGTTGTCAACCGCTTCAGTCGGGTAAATAAAATAGTCACCACCTGTTGTTGTTGGAACGAATAAGTCAATATCGGGTGTTGTACAAACATACAATGAGTCAGCTCTGTTAAATTCAATTATGTTAACTGCGTCTTCAACAAGGTTACTGTTATTCACATAATCAATACCCGGTGTTACAAACACGTTAATGTTAACCGCTTCAGGGTTTGCAAATGTTTGTTGACCTAACAAATATGCGTAATAGTCAGTGTTTGCGAAGTTTTGAGTTCCGTCACCTAAAGAAATTTCTTTAAATGCTCCCCAACCTGTTGCTTGTGGGTATCTTGTAGATGGACAAGCTCCGAATAGGAATCCTGATCTACCGATTTGGAATCTGTCTTCGTTAGTTCTCCATTCTCTATAGATATCCCATCCGTCAAATCCACCTTGTACTAAGAATGTAAATTTACGTGCGAACAATCTATAGTATGCGTTTGTTGGAAGTTCTGGTTCTGCAATGAATGATGAGTTACCACAGATAAATCTTGGGTCACCACTTGTTGAGAACTCAGGTCCGATTGTTAAACCACTTGCGTTTACATCCATGTGGAAACCTGCCGATCTGTAATTGAATGGTAATCCATCAATATCACAAGTGTTATTAGGATTTCTCTTACCAACATATTCGAAGTAAGCGGCATCCCATCCTAAACTATTAGATATACCTAAGTATGTTCTTCTAACATTATCTCCCGGGCTTACTAATGCATCATCATTACCTGAAGATAAACCAAATGGTGGGTTATAGATCACTTCACCAGGGAAGTCATATTTACCTTTAATAATTGGGAATGGTGATTGAGCTCCCGCATAATTTCTAAAGTTGAATCCGTTGAACCCACAAGGAAGTGCGTCGATTGGTGCATCCTCATTCATTTCAACCATTACGTATTTAGAATTCAATGCGTATTCTCCATCTAATGTACCAACTTTATTTGCGATAAAGTTGTTTTGTCCTGGATCCATCGTACAGTTTGTAAATTTCTCAAGAACTACAGGGTTTGCATCTGTATCAAAATAATCACGAATTAATACATCAAACGTTAAGTTGTTATAAGTTTGATTTATAATTGAAACTTTAATCAATGTATTTGCCCCATCACCATCAGAAATTGTGTAGAATCTGAATAGGTCGTAAACTTTATTACCCCTTAATTCTGATACAACCCAAGGTGAATTAGGTGTTTGATATCTATCCAAATACCAACCAATTGAGTTAGGATCACCACTTTGAGCGGAGTCTAATTCTATGAAGTTTGGATTTAAACCTCTAACATATCCTTTTTTCCAAGAATAGTTTAACCAAGATTGGAATACTTCCTCATTAAATAAAGGAACTTCAATTCTTGGTTTTTGGAAGTTTGCAATTCCAAATACTTTACTAATATACTCAGGATCATTTTGAGTTAATGAAGTTTCGAATGTAAAGTTTTGACCAAACTTATCAGTACAGTTAACTGCGAATGTTAAGTATGGGTTTTTAAGAACTCCTGCGTATTTACCTGTCATATCTAAACTAGCATCTGTCGTTGCAGTTACTGAGTATGCTGGATTAGTTGAGTTTGTATAAGTTGCAATACCTCTTGATCTTAAAGTCGCAACAACAACATTATCGTAATCAACATATGATGTTCCTGTGTAGTAATAAATTTTACCAACAATAGTTCCTGAATAACAATCAATGTTAACAGGTGTAGGTGTAGGTGTTGGTGACACAAAAGGTGACGGTGTAATACAAGGATTTGCTGCCGATGGTGTGGGCGTTGGTGTTGATGATGATTGAGGTGTAGGTGTTGGATTTGGATAATAAGCTGTTAAACCTGATACCAAAGTTGAGAATGAATATCCTGTGTAATTTGTATTACCTGTATTACTAAATAAAGCGTAATACCAAGAGTCATTTAAAGGTGATAATAAATCAGTAGCATCCAAAGAAACTGATGGAACATTAAATACGTTTGTTTCCGCAGTCCATCCTGCACCATTTAATGTGTTATAATCATTAGTTGCAATAGAACCAAAGTAAGCAATTTGTTCATCTTCCGCAAGATAAGGGTTATTATTTGTTATTACATTAAAAATTAAATTATTAATTTGAGTTTCTAATGTAGAAGTATTACCGTTAAACTCTTCGTATTGCTCTGTGATTATATCTTGAATGATTGATGGGAAATTTGCTTGGAATCCTATTGTTGTTGTTGAATTTGTACAAGCAGTAAATGGAACTGTAAATGTAAGTTCTTTAGGTGTTACACATGTTGTAACACAAGTTGTTGGGTCAGTTACGGAACTTAAACACCAAACATCAATAGTTGATGGATTTACGTTAGCGACTGTGGTTATTGACCAAGATGGTCCTGCATCGTAACCCGATAATCCTAAGATTCTTGTTACAAATAATTGATTAGATTGTTGTAGATATGCTTTTGCAATGTAAGCCGCTTCATACTTTGGGATTTGTGTATTAACAAATTTTTCTGGTGAAGTACCTCCAAATACTGTTTGGAACTCATCAAAATTTGTAATAAAAATCGGTTCAAAAGCTGGTCCTATCAAAGTTTCACCTACGATACCTAATGTTGTTACCCCGACGCTCTGAGCAACAAAGCTCAAATCTACTTCAGAAGTATAAACACCAGGTGAAACGAAAACTTTACTGTTTGTTGCCATGTTTAAAATGTCTTTACTTATTTATTTTACCTATAAATATTCGAGTTTTTAGTAAAAACTTTACATT